AACAACTTGTCAAAATAGACGCTTTCTTTCCGTCCTCTCAAACTTGTAGCTGTTGTGGATTCAAAAATCCAGAAGTCAAAAATCTTGAAGTCAGAAATTGGACTTGTCCTAATTGTCAAACAAAACATGATAGAGATATCAATGCAGCAACGAATATATTGAACGAAGGCTTGAGAATAGCTTTTGCCTAAAAAAAAATAACAAATACCGCTGCACAAGTGGAAATTAACGCCTCTGGAGACCTAGTAAGACTTGACTTGTCAAGCAAGGTCGTTGAAAGAGGAACAGGTTAAGAAAATAAATATATTTAATATTTATTTTCAAATCTGACGTGATTGATATTGATCTAAGACATTGTATGACCTCCTAAATTTGATGAGCTTTGATTTTTGTTGCAACAATAATAACGAGTCTCAAATAAACATAAAAATGACGAGCCTAAAAGACTCGTCATCATTTGTGTTTATTTAACTCGAATTCTTACTCCATTTCCATCGTCGTTAACTGAATCTACTGCGAGATCAGCAAAGAACCAAGGAACTTCAATAACATTTCCGTTAAATCCGCCATAAGGAATATCGTATTTAAAGACAGATTCCTTATCCATCTGAATACGAACATTGTCTTTGAACGACAACTTCTTCAAAATATCTTTGACGTATTTACCAGATAATGAATTTTCAGTTGAACATCTGATTACTCTTTTCAAAGCTTATCCTTCTTTCTATCAACAAGTAATAAAATAATACAGATAGGAGATATTACGAGTGAGATAACAACTATGAAAACAAATAATGCTATGTATACAATCAAAGTGAATATTAAGTACAATATTCCTAGCAATCCTTTAACGATGTAATCAATCATCCGCATTCTCCATCAACGATTTTACATAAAACAGGCGATAATAGTTACTATCGTCTATATTACACTACCTATAAACATTAGAAGCATAACTTTATACAACATCTTGATAAATGTTATCAAACGCTTCGCTAAAGTCAAATCCAACAAGTTCCATACCATCAACAGCTCCCTGAAGATAAATCTGAGGATCTACAGAATGATATGCTTTTGCAAGTATTCGCTTTTCTGCTACAGCAAGCTTTCTATAGACATCATCCGGGATATTTCTAAGAATTTCGAGAGTAGCGTCATATCTTGAACTGCATACAATTCTCTTCATTTAATTCTCTCCAGTTATTTATTTTATAATAGTTAAGGTTCTGGTGTTGAAATTACAAGTATATTCTCTTAGGAACACGCAAAACATATTCATAGTTTGTACCAAAATGACTTTTGTTTTCTTTCGTCTCTACTACGTATTTTTCAAATCCTGGGTCTACAATTTTGCATACCATTACATATTCATTTGCATTAGGTACGTTTCTCATGACTAATTTAAGCCAATCGCATTGACTCATGGATTTAGCAGATGCATCAAATCCTTCAAAATTGTAATCTTCAAAACATCTGCCCGTGCTTGGATCTGAGTAGGGAGGACAGATAAATACCGAACATGTATTTGAGAACTTAAAATCTACCGCATTTCCTAACGAGATATTAGTTCTTCCGCAGTCAATATGCCACTTGACAAGTTCTGGATTTAGATCGCATCCTATATATGTTTTACCAAGCTTCTTAGCTGCGTCTGATCTAGCTCCCCAACCTGCAAACGGATCAACAATTATATTAGAAGTACAGTAAGTAGATATTATATGCTCTGCAAACGATTGACTGAACCAAGATGGCTGCTTACAAGTTCTTGAAACATTCAGTGCAGTTAGTATTTGATTTGAATCAATAAATCCGCCCATATACTGTATTCGATTTACAATCATGTTCCATCTTATATTTTCATTGAAGAATGCGTCATGTGCAGATGCTTTACCATCAACCCGAACATCATAGAAACATTTAGGTCTATCTTTGCGATAGGGAAACTCTGGATTCCTGAATAGATCAATATCTACACCAATTAGTCGATTTTCACGCTTGCTAGGATATTTTAGCCCATTAGATTTCTCAAACATATCCTTACACATGCTGTCAGTTATCAATATCACGTCATGAGTTCTGTATACATCTAATTTAGCAGAAATTGGGACACCGCTGTAATCAAAACACCCTTGCAGTAAATGTGCTCCTTTGACCTCAAAATACAGACCGTTGATCTTAAAATCAACATAGGTAACATGCGTAGCTTCATTGTATGTGTATTGAATTGGAACTTGATACTCAAAGTCTATGTTGTTTCGTTTTAGATACTCGTATACATAAAGTTCATAGTGACTATCTAACTTAGTTCCATCTGACGCATATACAGCAGTCATTCCATTTATCTGCTTAGTGTATAGCTCATGATTTTGCATAGCATAATCTACGCCGTATCGAGCATTCATAGTTTGCTTGGTCTGTGCAACGCATTCGTCTGATCTAATTCTATCGGATATTTTCTGCCGTACACTTGGAGCCATTGATGCATTCTTAACTCCATATCGAATCAAACAGGTATTCTGTCGAACATCTTCAGACTGCTTAGAAGCTTCTCTAAGTTTTTGTCTTACTTCAGGTGATTTAGAAGCTACGTCTACTCCATATTTATCTAAACATGTTTGTTTTCTGAGTTTACTAGAACATTCTATAGAACAAGCTCTCGGCGGATCATATTCCAGTCCTTTAGGAATTGCAAACTCCTTTCCGCATATAACACATTTAGTATAATGAGTATTATTACAGTATTGCTGAGTATTCGAATTTGAGGTAAAAACCTTTCCGCATAGCTTGCAAACTCTCTTGGTTTTTCGTATAGTTTGCTTTCTCAACTCCGCTTTACATTTTGCAGAACAGCATCTGTTATGTATTCTAGGGTCACACTCAAATTGTTTCCCGCAAACTTCACATATAGCATAATGAGGACCAGAACAATAGGAAGCAGTTCCAGTACCTTCAAACAACTTCCCACACGCTTTACATGTTTTTATGGCCATAAAATTAACCCTCCTACAATTATATTAACGATTGATGTAATATAACTTTAGAAGGGTTGCTCTTATTTGGTAAATTGCCGATTACTTTCCTTGATTGAATTCAGAAGGTCTAAGATAAATTGCTTTAGAAATAACTAGCGTCGTTTGGACCTTCACGACATCTCCTCCGGACTGGGTGTGGGTACCGTTGCGGAGGCCTTTGATCCATGTTCCCGGGCATCTAATGACGTCTCTTACGTTTCCCTGACCATCATATTTTATGAAATATACCTGTCTCATGTATTCAGACGGCAGTCCCATCCTTTCTGAATCGGGATCGTAGACTTGACGTCTCCATTCTCTAAGAGCCTCAAGTACATTAGGACTGCAGTAGCAATTTAATGTCCAATCTACATCTGCGTAATCAACCTTACTCGGGAATTTGATTAGGCCGTTTCCATAATGTACTGTGATTGAATCCTGGTCTTCTTGAATTTCTCCTACTTCATCTGTTGATAATGTTAAGAGGTCTGCAAATTCGCTTGGAGCACTTCCGTCCATTCCATATATTCTAATTTCAAAGTTATTAGTTGTCAATGGCACGTATGAATCTTGCCCAAGCATGTGGTTTGTACCTAGCTTCAAAGGCTTAAACATATAATACACCTCAATGTTAACTATATTTTTTTTGACTGTCTAGAAAAATAAAAGGTGCTAAACTATTGACAAATCACAGAATCTACTTTATAATTAAACAACAACATTGAAGGAGAAGTTTATGGTATGAATCCAAGATACAGCAAGCCTAAAAAGTTGAAACCATGTGCAATATGTGGAGAGTTATTTTTACCAGATGCGCCTTCGTCACGTATTTGTTCTAAATCTCATGTATCTACCTGTCCTATATGCGGTAAGCCGATGATATGGAACACAACTAGAAAAATAGAACCGTGTAGCAGAGAATGTAAGAAGGAACAAACCCGACGTAACAACATTATCAAATATGGATGTGAACATCCGATGCAAAACAAAGACGTTCAGATGCATCACAAGCAAGCAATGCTAGATAAATATGGTGTAGATTCTCCGCTTAAATCCGATGAGATAAAACAAAAAGCAATGAAAACGAATAGGGATAAATTTGGTTCAGATTGGGCTTTAGGATCTTCTGAGGTTCGTGATAAAATAAAGCAAACGATGACAGAACGATATGGCGCTCCTACATCTATGCAATCTGAAGAATTAAGAAAAAAGATTGAGTTGACGATGTCGTCGAAATATGGAAATAGCAATCCAATGAAGATTGAATTGTTTAAGAAGAAAATGGAGGAAGCATGTTTAGATAAATATGGGTTCTCTAACGCTATGAAAGATAAAGATGTGTGTATGTCTGCGATAAAAACAAGAATAGAGAACTACGGTGAATTTTGGCCCAAAGAGATTGATGATAAAGCAAAATCAACTTTTTTATCTAGATATGGTGTAGATGATCCGTCTCATCCATCAGAATTGATGAAGAAAGCAAAAGAAAGTTGTATACAGAAGTATGGAGTTCCGTATGGATGTCTTGTACCTTCAGCTCAAGAGAGTATAAGTAAGATTTCAAAGATAGCTGTAACATTTCATGACAAGCTTTTAGCATCTGGAATAGATAGTAGCTTTGAATTTTATCTAGATGGAAAATTCTTCGACATTGCGTTAAATGATGAAAAGACATTGATTGAGATTGATCCATCTTACACTCATAATGCTTTGAAAAATCCATGGGGAGGACCTGGTGTTAAAATTAGCTATCATAGAGATAAATCTCGGATTGCTGAAGAATCTGGATACAGATGTATTCATATATTTGACTGGGATGATTCAGATAAAATAATTCAGTCTCTCTGTAAAAGAAAATCTGTGTTTGCCAGGAATTTATCGATATACAAGCTTAATACGAAAGTTGCAGACGAATTTTTGTCAAAGTATCATTTTCAAGGAACTTGTAGAGGGCAGCTGCTTTGCTTAGGTCTAGTTAAAGATAATGTACTGTATCAGGTTATGACATTTGGTAAATCCAGATACGACAAGACGCATGATGTAGAGTTACTTAGGCTATGTTCTCTTCCTGGATACAATGTTGTAGGAGGTGCGTCTAAGCTTTTCAAATTTGCTACTGAAAACTTTGGAGTATCTAGTATAATATCTTACTGTGATAGGTCTAAGTTTTTAGGAAATGTTTATGAAAAGATTGGAATGACGTTAGTTAGAACAACTCCTCCTCAAGAGGTTTGGTCAAAAGGAAAGAATAAAATAACTGCCAATCTTCTTCGACAAAGAGGTTATGACCAGCTGTTTGGAACTAATTTTGGTAAAGGTGTATCAAACGATGAGCTCATGATTGAACATGGATGGCTTCCTGTATATGATTGTGGTCAGCTTGTATACGAGTTCAGGTAAACAGCAAAACAGAGCAGACAATCGTTGCCTGCTCTTTTGTTTATATGATTTGATTAGAGAGTAGTATCTGGTACCAATGCTGATCCTGAATCGATTCCCTCTTTTATTTGTTTGAAGTAGTAGTTTGCGGCAGCTTCAGGACCCTCTGTATAGATTGTTTCCAGCTCTTCTGTGAAATCGAAACTATATGAATATATATCTCCGGAACTTAAAGTTATTAGAATATAGTCGTCTCCACGTAGCCCTTGAACTGAAGGTTCATCAAACCATTCAGATACATCATATTCAGAACGAACTTTAGATTCTAATATATCTATAAATTTGTTTTGGTCATCCATGCAGATATCGGAATCATACCAGTCAGCAAATGTCATTTCAGATTCCAGATCGTCTGCATACTCATCTTCATATGAATCTACAGAACCAGAGCTGAGAATAAATTTAGTGTTAGATAAGTTTGAGCTGTCGCATTTTACATATCGTTTCAAATATCATCCTACTATTCGTATACCTGATGATAATATAGGTTGCGCATAGAAAGCGTCAGAATATTTCTGACGCCTTTATTTGTTCCATGGTTTGAAATTTTGAATCTTCTCAAGAAGCCCTTCAGGATGACCATCAAAACAAATAGCTCTGTCATCAATGTAGCATATTGCAGGTGGTTTCTTTGCAGTAATCAGGTCTACGTACTTAAGAACACCGTGATTTAATAGATAATCATTTACGCAGTCCATTCCTTCTCTTGAAGTGCACCTGGCTGATACGACAACTACTTTGTATCCATCATTATATATTCTTTTTAGCTCCTCCGCCATTCCTGGAACAATAGGATCATTTGCTACACCTTCACCTTGCCAACCTGATGCATAAGAATGGATTACTCCATCGAAATCAAATACGACTGTTCCTTTCTTATCAAATAATCCCATTATTCAACCTCTCTTAGCAAGTAATCTAGCTGATTCCAAATCTCTCTTATCCCGTATTTGTCTGTGATAAAAAGTATTTTGTTATTAGCGTAAAATGCAAATTCTGATTCATTTGTTTCGGAATCAACTAATTCCTCAACCTTAAAACTTTCTGCTTCAAAGAAACAATATCTATATTCAAACACCGTAAACCTCCTTACGCATCTTCTCGTATTTGAATTCATTCCAAGTTTCGTCTCTTTCTTTGTATGCTACTCTGCAATTAGCTCCACGTGCTCTAATTTTATCTCGTAATAATTTAGCTAGAAATTTTCCAGCCATGCTGTTTCCGTTTGAATGTTTAATTTCGCTATCTTTGGGAACAGTAACTTTGATTTCAATTACGTCTTCAAATGAATTATAATTTATTTGCTTGAATTCTATTCCAAAACATTTGAATGTGTTTACTATGAGCGACTCAATTTCAATCATCAATTACTTCCTCCTTGCTCAATGTATCCTCGTAGAAATATCTGTTACATGGAGGATAGCTAAAACTGTGCATGAAATTCAATCTAATTACTCCTTCTCTAAGATTGCATTCATAACTCTGCGTGCAGATTCATTTGGACTTAAAAACATTTCTGTTCCTCCAATCTCATCACATCCTTCAACGTATATTTCATTCTTGTCAAGCCATTCTTGAAGAGAGTAAGCTGCATCCAAGGCTTTTTCAACGTATCTCTGTCTTTTTACGATCAGATCTAGTACATAGTTAGGAATTTTCATACATTCTCCTTACACGCATATGATTAGCTCAATTGATCCATTACAGAGTAGAGAAGGCGTGTATTCAATTACTGACATATTTGAATATTTACTTGCAATCGCTTTTGCAATGCTCATTTTATCTAAAATGGCTCCTTCAGTGTCTATAAAGTCTACATCATAAACATTCTTGCTGTAGACAAGCAAATCAAATACAGTCATGCCATCTTTTCTCCAATATCTCATCAGATTTTCGAATCTGAATTGGTCTGTAAGCATTGTTATTGTTTCGTAACCAATGTAAGATATATTCAACGATGTACGAGACACACACTATTGAGATAACTCCAATTATTGATAGAATAGCGCACTCAAGCATGTTTATGCTCCAATCGTACTAAAGTTTCAGTCACCATGTATTTCATACCCGATAAATATTGGATGTTATTTAACCTTTCCACATTCGTCATTTGCGCACAGGTTCTAGCATGCTGTCTGTATTCTTCGTCCATTATCTCCTTCATCACAGACGCTACATCCGATTTCCTCAACTCAAAATCGTAGATACTCAATTTACGTCACCTCCGCAGATTTTATAGCTTTTCTATAATGGCGAGCATCTCCGAAATCTTTTACTATTTCGTATATGTCTGAATTCTGATATTTTGTTAAGTTGTTGTAGTTGGCTTCGAACCATGATTGCTGCTCATTTGATATAGGCAAGTAATTTTTATTTTCATCAAACGCAGATTTATAGACATCTCTTGCTCGTACACATACCCATCCATGCTTTAACAGCACATTCTCATGACACATTGTTTTGATTGCATCTACAGAGTAACGATTCATTGACTTGATAATCTGCTTTGCTAATTCACAATGACCGTATGTATCACATTCATAAAATTCTCCAGAAGGTGACAGAAATCCTTGAAGCGTTGCAACGTCTAGCATTTTGTATTCTCCTTGTATGTGACTTATCAAATTATTTAACGATTCTGATTTACTCAGTTAAGGTATTCCCATCTGATTGTTCCAGAATCAAACACCTGAGCATAGCCATGAGATTCCATTATCTGACGTTCTGTTTGATTATCAACGTCTATACGAGTATCGTTAAACAGCTTCTGTAAATTACGTTTCTGACAAGATACTCTATTGTAATATGAATCATCTACCATACTTACCCAGACGTATCCTGGATTTGATACATTAACAGGTACAAATCCTAACTTTGAATATAAGTTACCTCGTGTATGTGCTCTATCAGAAAACGAAATAATTTTACCTAATTCATCGGAATGTATGTTGTTCAGATAATGTGTAAAAAGCTTACTGGCTCCTCCTACAACTGACGTGTTGAGTGAAGAACAGAATCTAGATAGTTCTACACCTGCTTGACCTGTATATCCGATAGTATTTCTAATTTTGTTGAATGTCATTACAGATACTAACTCATTGGTGTCCTTAGATCTCAGTCCTAATCGAATACTTGCTGACAATCTTCCGCCTTGTCTATGATTAGATTCTAAAAATTCAGCGCATTCTGCTGGATCAATTTCAGCCACATATGTGTTTCTGGCGTAGATTTTTCGACTGGATCTATGTAGTAAGGAAGACAACATAGATAATATTATATTTTTTCTATACGTCCATTCATAGCCAAAAATATGAAATAGAAATATGCCGTCATTCTCGCACATATCTGTTTTCATTTTGTGGTATGAAGGGGATTTCGCATTGCCATTCCACGGATCATGAAATGAAGAGTTATGCGTTACCGTCGGATTGCATTCAATAGCTAACTGTCTATCAGGTAAATAAAAATCGAGTTCATACGGAGATATGACAGATCTACAGTTACGAAGGAAACTGACATTGTTCTGACTCAAAAAATTAGCAACTTCATCTTCCACGGTGCTTTTGCTATAACTTACTAGATGATGGAGATTATCTTGTACAACATAGTTAGAAACAGCGCTTGAAGTGACACCAAGTTTATCAGCTATGATTGATTCTGTTCTTTCGCTTTCGGGTAATGAAGATATGTATTGAGCAGGATCTGACCTAAACTTAATCAACTCGTCAATTTTAGATATATCAGGCATGTTCAGTTGACTTGCATGTTGAACACCGTATCTAGATTTCATCGTTTCCGATAATCGTTGTTTGACTGCTTCAGACTTCATCGGATTATCTGATCCATATTTTATCTTGAAAGTTTTCAGGCGTTTTTGTTTGAAATCGTCAGAAGCTGTATAGCTTGCTACACCATATCGAGATAAATTAGTGAACTGAATGCGTGCTTGAATTTCGATGTTCGACATTGCAGATTTAGTCCCATATCGAGCCATGTTAGTAGCTTCTGTATTCTCTTGCCTCTGCTGCCTAAACGATTCTGACTCCATATGACTTGAGAATGTTTCCTTGGCACGTTTCAATATCACATCAGACTGAAGCGGATATTTCACACCGTATCGTTTCACCATAGTAGATTTCATCTTTTCTCTAATTTCTGGTGAACTAGCAGAGTATTGATATCCGTATCGAAGCATATTGGTCTGCTTTACTTTGTCTCGTATATCTGCAGATGAAAGTGGATTCGCAGATCCATATTTTTCCAGGTTGGTTTTCTCTATCTTATCTCTCACAATATCGGACAGCAAGCTGGTTTTAACTCCATACTTTTCAGTAAATACATCAGATACGTGTTGTTTGCCTTCATCAGATTTCATGTAGTGTGTTTGACCGTACTTGTCTAAGCAAGTTTGTTCAGTTTTGGATAGTATGTTATCTTTTTGAGTTTGCCACGTAGCTTTCAAACTACTAGATATCTGCGATTTCACATCAGGTAGCTTAGAAGGATTATCGACTCCATATTTCTGCACATTAGTTTCTGCTCTCTTTTGCTTCGCACTACTAGAATTGGAAGGCCATTCATCGTATGTTTCATGCGTAGTATCAGACGCTTTCTTCCTAGAACACTCGATTGAGCAGCAAGAATTCAAATGTTGCATATCATTTCCTATAGTTAGTTTACCACAAACAGGACAAGGATGATAATGATCCTCATAGCAAACAGAACGTCTAGATGACTTAGACTCAAATGATTTACCGCATATCTTACATATCTTAGTTGACATCAATATATTACCTCAACATAAATATAGACGAGGAAATGACTCCTCGTCTATTTTAACGATTTGTTATATGAGTTATGCCCTGTAGTCGTCTAGATTCACCGTACTAGGAAGTGCGATAAGATCCAAGTTGATCGTGTTTACCACGCCTGAAACTGTTAAATACAGAGTACCTAGAATACTATTCAAGCGCACCCTATCGGTGCCGTTGATATCAGCTGACATGACCATGTAGTAGTCGTTGATAGCACCGATATTTTTCATTGTGTCCAGCAGTGGGGTCATACCAGCGTAGAAACTACTATATGCTTGCTCGTTGTTGTACTGGAATGTGATGTTAATTCCGCATCTGTATGCCTGATCTTCAACAGCGTTCATTAGCTTACGAGTTGATAGATTTGCAAGAGCTTGATAGGTTCCAACAGGAACTTCGAACAATGTGCTATTTCCCCACAGACTCATACCCATATCTGGAATATCTGTGATTACGTTTACACCTACGCCTTCTTCACCCTGCCAGTCATCAAGCAGATGCTTTGTTACGCTATAATCGAGCTTGCCGATCTTAAGTGTATGTTTTCTTGTTGTAGGTAGTGCCCATTCATACTGGCTTGCCTGATTTAGAATCATTGCTCTTTCAATCATCAAAGCCATGAACGAAGGAGATGCGACGTTCTGCTTGGAAGTTCCGACATATGTATAATGTCCCCAAGGAGCAAATAAAGCAGAATGTGAAGTATACAAGCTTGCGTTTAGGTCGTATGCGTTGTTTGTAGGTACATATCTAGCGAGCTTCTGTGCATATCCTTCCTTACTATCGTCTTCGTTCCATACACGAGATCTAGGAAGACTCTTCGGGATATCAATGTATGCGGTGCCACAACGGCTGTTGTATGCGACATCCATCAATCGGATATGGAGAGGAGATAGCACGAAGTTTGTATCTACATCATTGTATACGTAATCAGGTACTACAGCGGAGAAATCCTGATCATCCCAACCTGGAACAATTACTCTATTGTAGTTGTATGACAACTTATCCTTGAGCTTTTCAAATACGGAATATGCTGCAGTACAGCACCATTCTCTATATTGAATAGCAGCAGCTTTATTTATATCAGAAATGTTCAAGCTAGACAGCTTTGTCAGATAAGAAACATTACTTATATCGGTATATACTTTGCTATAACGAGTTTTTGCTAACTCTGTTGCAGCTGTAATCATTTCTTGTGCGGTTTTAGGGTTAGCAACGTCTGAACCGTTTGCAAGGTCGATAGATACAGATCCGTCAAGTGTCAATGAATCTTTGAGTTCATCGTATCCGGCAAATGTAATGAAATTAGAGTCAATTTCAGAAATATGATATAGTGAGTCGTTAGAATTCCTAGACTCAAATACAAAGCTTAGATTCTCAACTGCTGTCTTTGTACCAGAAGAATCTAGCACATATACAATGCAGTTCCAATAGTTCACTCTCTGCGCTTTTCCATCTACTAGGAATATAGAGTTGAGCTTTTTGAATGTGCAACGAAGATTGTTACCAAACGTGCCAGCGTACTTGGCCTTGATAGTGAGCTTGTTCTCGTCCTGAATTTTAAGCTCGCCTTGAGCAGATGTACCCGGGCACACACGACAGATAAGTACGTCATATCCAGCAGTAAGAAGCGTCATTGCCATTTGATATGAATAATCTTTCGCAGATCTATACAGTGACGCAGGGCCTCTGTAAGTAGATACAAAGCTTTCTAGACCTTGCTGAGTTGCGTTGAATCTCTCCCAGCGTAGCTCATCCATGAGTTCGTCTTCAGTAATTCCTGCTGACGTTGGATCAACGTACCCAGGTCCCCAACACGCTGTAATAGGCATTGCTACACAGCAGTATGTGTTTGTACCAATGTTATAGCTATAATTTTGACTAATTTCAGAAATATTTATCTGAGCCATTAGCATTTCCTCCTTGCTCAATTTGTTTATCAGATTTGAACTTTACATCTACTACGGCAGATGATTTTGTAGATGCATGCTTTTCAGCTGCGGCCTTAGGCTTAGGAGAAGTTTGCTTGGGTTCATCGCATCTAATCATGCATGATCTATTTATGTAATCCGGAACAGGTTTGATGTCCCCTGGACCAAAAGTTACATTGTAAAATGTAAGTGATCTAGATGATGTATTCTTATAATATATCAACAGTATTCACCTCTTTCTAGAAGTATACAAGGTTCAGGTTCTGTTATAGCAGTTCAATAAAACAACGAAGACGCATCACAATGTGCGTCTTCGTTTACTTGCTACACTTAATTGAACTCTATTTGATACTCATTTCTAGTTAGACGTATTGGCTTGTAGTTAACTAGCACAAGTCCTTCTGTTCGCAGTGGAATCACCGATTCATATAATGTACCCGATTCGGCATATTGTGAATATCCAGACGTTCGTTCTACCTGCCCATCAATCACTAGACCAAAACGAATCTTCCTATTCACTTCATATGGAAGTTTTATAGTCAAGAAATACATGTTAGTGTACTTGAATATCAGCTCTCGAAGTATTTCGTCCATATCGGCTTGATTGGTTGCAAGTACATGTAGATCATAATTTTGTTTTATTGGAATAACCTGTTCATTGTATAGATTGTTTTCTTTATCATCAAAAGCGACTACACACCCTGAATGCATCAAAGTAAAATTTGTACGATCTGTATCTATTTCATAGTTATCCGGTCGATTCAACCCTACTATAGGAAAAGAAAGCTTATCGTCTTTTACTTGAGCTCCTATAGACAAGAAGTCTGAGGTGTCAACAACCTTAACAACGGGATTCGGCATATTATTAGGATTGAATGATCGCCTTAGATCATCGCATATAGATTTGTCGTATAGATATATCACTTATCTCACCGCTCTCCAGGTTGCTCACTGATATATTTACCTCTGTAGTCGATCGGCTGCGTTATGAAATGATTTGAAGTATTGAACGTGTTTTCTACTTCCTTATCAGTTCGTCCTACGATGTTGTTATCGTATACAGGAATTACTTGGCATACAATATGATCAGGTGCTTGTATATCGTAAGAAAGCTGTGTTACACGAAACACCCTCTCATCTACATCACTATACTGTCCAGCTATTCTGAATATAGAATCTTTCTGCAGGTTTGGTAAATCAAAGCTACAATGAATGAGGAATGGTAGATCTGAATCATTTTCAACTACCCACCCCATTCGCTTGAATGTCTTTATTTTAGGAGAACCTTCAAAGAATATATAAGTATCAATCATGTCAGAGTAGCTATCAACTACAGGCTCGCCATTCTGATTTGTGTCAGGTAGTATAGGAAATTGATATCTACAAGGTACTCCTTGCATATGTAACGCTTCGGCATAACGCTTCCGCATCATTATAATATCTTTTCCGATTAGATTTTTGCTCATTCTAGACACCTCGAATTATTATCTAGAATATCCTGAATGTTTGCTACACTGTTTTGTAACCAAGACCAATCATAATTGTTATCTTGACTAACTCTAGTTAAATTTGCTACAGATCCATGTGCAAGCCTCTCTTTGAACTCACTCATAGAACAAGAATAGTTAGCGTTTAACCAGTAAGGATTGCACATTGACATGAATGCTACAACATATTGAGTGTTAATACGTTCACCCACTTTATTGTATTCGTACACATTCATTATCCGGATTTTGTCGTAGTTTAAGTTAGAGATGCTAATAAGATATGTTAACTGATCTCCAGACAACTGGCTATCTGGTCTGTACTCAATCAAGAATCCAAACTTAGCAAACTGCTTCAAAATATCCGATAACGAAATATCTGGATCAATTCCATTGTCCATTACAGATACAAGATTACCATGACAATTCAGTGTACATGCAAACAACACTCCGAATCTACTATGAAGGATGGAGATTCGTTTTCCTACTAATATATCATTCTGCAGAAAATTTGTTACATTTATTTTCAGATCTCTGCTGTTGTTTGATACACATTTAGGTAAATCATCTAGTTTGGATATTCTATACCGTAATGGAGCAGGCATGATGTCAATTCACCTCATTAGATTCAGCTCGCTTTTCACGCTCTACATGGCAGATAAGCTGTTGCTGGAATGGTTTTAGATCTTCTATACAAGCGGAAGGGTACTCAGAAAAATATCTAGCAATTTGATCAATTCCTAATCTGTAGTATAGCAATCGCATATCTTCATCAGAAAACTCAGGATGACGTTCCTTAAATATGAAATATCGTGTTACTACACTACTACAAGACTTAAATACTGTAGGTGATTGAGATGTTAGATCCGCATGCTCTAGCGTTCTGAAGTTACTAGAATTATATGTCTTTAAGTCGTAAAAAAACAATTTAATTAGTTCTGAATTAGAAGCCACCTTCGTTGCCTCCGTTCTCTTCCGGCTCTATAGACCAGGACATTATCTGCGATCCGAGCTGTGGGAATGATTCTTTAAGCGCTTCTTGAATCGCTTTCAGATATGGTTCGTTACCGTCAACTTTAATAGACTGAAGTAAGCTGATGAGATTTTGAGCCTGACTGACGGAAGCATCACGCTTTTCAGATACTACAGTAGACATCGTAGTGATTATAGGCTGCATATGAAGCTTAAATTTGTTTACAAATCCAGACATGTTTCTAGCCATAAAATATTTATTTATTGCATCAGTCCAGCCAGAAATATACGCAGTTTCTAGACGCTGTAAAGAATTGGCATACAGTGCAGATCTTTGTGACAATACAGATCCAGCTCCGCCTAGACCTTCATTAGAGGAAAAGTTCATTGCTTCCTTAGGTACACCTAACACAGACAATTTCTTATCTTGATAATGCTCTAGAAGCTTAGAATCCGATTCAGATGTATCTGACATGTTTAAATCCGTAATCGAGATAGCATCCTGGCCGTTGATTTTAGGCAGAAATATTAAATTATTAGGAGATTGAGGATTGACATAGCTTTGCGCATCTCCATTCAATGTATTAAGAGAAAGCTGCTGTTCAATTGCATCTTTAATTATCTGGAGTGCATCTCGTTGTTCAGTTTCTTCTGAAGATCCACATTCTACATTGATGAATCTAACTACGCGAGTCAAGGATGATAGTAGCAGCGCGTCTTCTAACAAGCCTAAAGTCTGGGTGGGCTGTGCAGCTTGTTCCATGAGCGGGCTAGCAAATTTAATGTCATAGTCCTTTGTATCACCGTCAGAAGTTTTTAATCTAATAGTATAATCTCCTAGTAGTCCTCCTAATGAAAAATGGATAACAGAAGAGCTCGGGTATCGTATTACTGAAGATGCATCAGATGAATCCGGTTGATACAGATAACCTTCATCTACACCTCGATAAAATAGATGTATAATGTCTTCAGGACGTAGTTTATATGAGGGTACTATATCGTACCCAGCGTCTGGGATAGTATTATTGTCTAGTGCTATGTTTTCTCTTCGATAAAACGATAAAGGTTCTTTATAGATATCGGTAGTAGGTAGATACAAGTTACCAACAGTTGCCAACTCTAAAATATGATCTCTAGCATAGCTGTTTATATTCCATCGGTTGAATAGGTCATTCACGATGTCTGCAGCATCTTTAGATTTTTTGTCAATAGGTACAGCCCAAATTATCTGACCATCACTATTAGGAATTGTTGCATCTGTAGCGTAGTAAGATAATGCTGTAGCTACTTGAGAATCATTTGCAAGAGCTCGCATAGCAACTATTCTACTCTTTATGTCGTCAATTGCCGAGTTCCTTCGGATATCTGACATCTTGAAAAAAGAACCAGACAGCACACTTCTCAAGTAAGATACAACCGGCTTATTCGGCTTAGGTCTAAATCGTTCAATCCACTTATTTGCCAACTATGTCACCTACTTTCTTCTATTGAAGGTTCTGCTGTATATCCGCATCAATATCATACAGATCGAACATTTTCTCTTCAGAGAAAATAGGGATGTTCATATTTCTAGCATATTTTACGCTACGACCATCGATATTTTCTAGCATATCTCCAATTACTACACAATTTACATCTGTATCGAATGTATTTGTAGTCGCTGCGCCGTAACTGTTGAAGATGCTGATTATATCATTTGTGCTGCCGTGCTTGAATTTACCCGTGATATAGATCTTCTTATCTCTAAAGATAGGCGGGCCATCAAACAGCTTATTTACGTAAGACGCATTATATCTTGGGTTGTCGATAACATTGACCACATCTTGCACATTTTGTGCATCTTTGAACCAATTCAATAGATCAAAATACTTGGATTCATCTAGATCAAAATCAACTACTGCTCTATCTGGATTATCCATATAATACTTTAAGCTGTCTATGTTGTTGTTACAATAGTTGACAAATGACGTTATCAGATCATCATTTCTAACAATGTCGATGTCAATTAGCGCACGAAGAATGGCATATAGAGAAGTTTCTAAACTGTACTCTAAATATTCATCTGTATTCAATACATCTCCTACGCAAAGAATCTCTTTGTTCTTTATCAGCTGTTTATATCTGTCGAACGTGATTGGATGCGCGTTAAAAGCAGACAACAAGTTGTTAGCAGTTTTAAATTTTAATGATAGGCAATGTGTATCATCGCAATGACAGAATTGAGTTGGAACATATCGTTTTCCGCAAACTGAGCATGTTATACCAGCTTGTTTATCATTACAAGAACTATATACAATATGGTTAGCATTCATTATGAATGTTACGCCCTTGTGAATATTGTATTTATATATCTGATAATAATCTAGATCTATGGTATTTCCAGTTTCGCATGATACTTTACCGCGCAATAGACCATCTTCAGTGAGATACTTTGACACACTTTTACAAACTTCCTGAAGTAAAAATGTATTTACGATCAATGTATCGGAACCTCTCCAGATGAAATAGTACGTCATCAAAGGATATTCAAATGGATATCTACTATCCCACATCTGGTCAAATATTTTCTGATCAACATTAGCTGGAACTAGCTGCCCTGCAATAATTGTAAACCCTGCCATCTTAAGCCACTGACGAACTGGACCCGCACCATGAAATGCGGTAGAGTTACTGAGTACATCAGCTGCGTAGAATTTGTAGTTTTTTGATGCCTTCACGTCTTCTGATAGATCAGCCATTACATCGGCAGGCACGTATCCTCCGCATTTTGCATGGTAGCCAGAATATAGTACTCCTCTGACCCAAGTTCTTCCTACTTTTATAGGAACTTTCTTTACTACACCCTCAAGCTGGGAGTATGTTGTATAGTCCTCTGTTGATACAGCTTGTTTTTCATCATCATAGTATCTGTAGATTTTACTTAGTTTCCCGTCGTCGTACTCCAAAGTTACAGGAACTCCATAAGGGATTGGTACTAGATAGTCTCCTGCGCGTAGACAGTTTCTTACGAACATTTTATCGACTCCTTATATTTAATAGTGTTTAATAACTGGAAAATTAAATCCAGCTATATTGCTTCGATTAGTGGCGTGTCTACCATTTATACTTGCTATCGTCTTAGCTATAGATTTGGGTGCTGGTGTAGGTGTTACCTTCTCTTCGACTAAGTCCCAGATTGCGCCGCACAATGCATCGGAGCAATCCTTTGAATGTTCAGAATCGTGGTCAAATTTGTTATTCATTCGCTTTAAGTTAACTAGTTCGTCTTCTTGTAGCTGATGTTTGATAAGTTCTATGCGTTGATCATATATGACATTTTTCAATCCTATGTAAGGCTCCATTGACCTATCAACAGAAATTTTCTTAGTGTTGAATCCTTGCTGAGATAGCATCTCTCGCATGTAGCTAGACTGAAATTGGTCAGTAGATACAACACCTATGTTGAATCCCTGTCGTCTGAGCCATAGCAGAAAATTTACTACTTTCTGATAAGACATTCTATCGCCTTTAGGGGCTTCTATACCAACACAGAAAATTTCTCTATAAAATGGTAAAGATACTTTCTTCCCGTTTATGTCTTCAACTACTTTGTTTCCATCTACGCATACTCCGCATATACCCTGACGGTCACTGATTTCAGCTAAATCGAGATGTATAGCCATATAGCAGTTTTTTAGATTGCTTGGCACTGATTCTACATGAAAGTACTGTTCAATAGAAGAATTATCTCGTGTACCAATCTGTATTGTATCGGTATAGAAGGGATTATGCCTATCTTGAGAAACAATTGGTGTGATTGCATCTTGTGTTATAAATCCCATCGCACCTACAACACTTATACCTGCAATATCTCTCAAAGATATATCATAGTCAGCGAGGAAATTTCGTCTTAATTCTGCAGGTGCTTCAACTATCTTGTACCCTTGCGAGATGTATTCTTGAATGTGAGCATCGTCATCGTTCTCTTCTGGAATCACAAACCCTCGTTTGTATCTGTCACCAACCGTGAAATGAAATTTCTTTTCACTAAACATCGAGGGCGGTAGTATTTTCCATTGAGGCTGATCTACAATATACAAATGAGTATTACCAGAATTCAGCTGAGTTTCTATATGTGTAGACAAAAAGTCATTGTCTTGATTCTTCGAGGAACCGGCAATTAGCTTTCCATACACCTCTCCACCCAATCTAAACGTACCAGAAACACGAGCATTGACTGTATCATACAGCCTCTTCATGTGTTCTTTTGCTTTGTTGATATCTTTTACACCAGACCGTGCAAACGAGATTTCGTCGATGAAAACTGCCCATACCTGCTTTCCCAATGCCTGTGCGCCATCAGATACGGCAATTATTTCTATATTATTACCCTCTGGTACATAGTAGAAATTTCGGTCACTTCTGGTGAATGATCCATGCTCATTGAAAAACGGTGATGCTCTTAATGTATCTTGAAATTCTCTGTAAGCAACACCTAATGCTAGGTCTTTAGTCAAGTTTGCAAATACAATAGAAAATTTTGATATCTCCTTTTTCTGAAAGTATGTATGTGGGTTTCTGTACATCATCAATCGATACAACATGTAGGCCATTATGATAATGGCTGTTGATGACTTACCGATACGAGTTGCGCCGCTCAATATGATTTCGTTGTACTTGTTACCTGCACTGAAGATTTCTCGTAATGTTTTACGCCAAAACGGATATACAGCGTCACCATTTCTATTCACGGAACCTAAATAATAAGGATCGCAAACAAATGTATCTATGTCTACGGGTACGGATTTAAAATCGGTCAACCAGATGTTTTCGTATGTACTAGAATATCCGGTTTCTGCTAACTCTTCTAGTATTTTTCTCAAATATGCTTTTTCTGCTTCTGAAACAGAGTCATATATAGATTTTATCTTTTCAGGCAAATCAGCTGGAAGATTCATCCGTATCACCTCCAGAAGTACTACTATTCAGCTCTGTCAATATTGCTTGTGCAGTATTTCGTAGTTTCTCTCTAGATTCTTGCGGAATAAGCTTAGCATCTGCGTCAATGTAGTCTTTATCTGAGGAGAAATCCGGAACATGAAATGTATCCATGTTCATGTAAGGCTCTAGTAGCTTTTGAGATTGTACCATGTTATACTGAAGCTGTGACTGTATTCGCAGTAACATAGCCCAAGTAGAAGGGTTTGCAGCTGACATATTATCCATAGAAGTTTCTATAGACTCGTAAAGCTTATTTTCAAGCTTATCCATCAAGTCAAGATATTTTATCACTCTACTTACTTGATGATATATTCGCATTATTGCAATTTGCTGAAGCGCAGCTGTAGCAGTTTTACTATTTGAATCAATCGTACATGACAATAAGGAGGTCCGCATTCGTTCGACGGCCTCCTTCTGAAAGTTCAAGTTAGGATCGTGTATCTGAAGATTCTGATTCTCCTCAACAGTTTTGAGGTCTTTCAAAATATTCTACCTCCTAGATAAAATATTATTTTTGTAGGTCAAATAAAACAACACTGAGATTAGCAATAGAATCTCTTGCGATTTCATCGTCTGCACAGCATGTAGCAAGCTGCTCAATCGCTTCTTTGATTTTACAGATAGCTGCATCTTTAGCACCTGTAACTACGTTACAGCTATCACAAGATTCAAGCTTCTTACTTATTTTCAAACCGAGTCACCTCACGCATTGACGGTATTTTTGCATATATATCATGAAAATTTTTTGCTTTTGCTAAAGTAGAATCAAATTTATTGAAAGCCTCTTTAAGAGTGCGATATTCATCGTCGTCAGAAATGTATTCAGAAAAGATTTCACTTTTCAGTCTACTATATATATTTCTCAAGTTATTCACTTGCGGGAATGATGAATAGCATTCAATTTCAAGCTCTGCAATGAGCTCTACTGTGTGGAACGGCCACAAGTATTCTCTAAGTTGTTTATATAAATTGATATAACTTTGCTGTAAGTCTGTCGCAGTTATCAAGCTATATCACCTTCCTATTCATTTCAGCTGCAATCAGCTTATCTAAAGATAATGCCGTTAATCTGTTGTAAGATATCAAGTATTCAAGTTCTGAAGCTATTTGAACGTCTTGCATTCTCCAGACAAAATCTGTGTAGAATGCTGAAAACGATTTAAACGCATTCTTCTTGTTTCGAGCTTCTATTCTGGCTTTTATATGTTCTAACATCAAATATTCTTATTAAATTCAATTTTTATCTTTGATACTTCGTCTACATATATAGAAGGTATATCTGACTCCTGCTTACATTTTTTAATATATACATCGTAAAACCATTGAATTGAGTTCACAGATTTACTTAGTTCTTCTAACGTAGGTACAACAATAGTTTCCCCTCCGGCGTATCTACACAGGTCTACTAACTTGGAGTATCCAATGATAGAAAACAACTCAGGTAAGTTTGAGTACTCTGGTAGATTTTTTAACACAGGCATCAGAGTCAATAGATAATGGAAGTCAAGCTCTTCTGTTATCGGTAGTGGATGGTAATTTCTCATTTTCTGTCAAACACGATAGCGTTATTAGATCGTGCAATTCTACTAAATGACATATCTGTGATGTTGCTAGCATCAAGTTCATCCATGATATCCGGCAATATTTTGCTGATATTTATGCCATCGTTGTAATACACCCAGATTTCATCATCTTTTTCGGCGCAGCGAATTACTCCTTGAGTGTTCGAGTTACTGTTCAATGCAGATTCGAGTCTATCTGTATCGTCAACAGTTGAATCTTCTGAGTCTATATTGTCAGGCTGCGATTCATCAGGTTCTGGAAAATCTTCTTCCGATATTGAACCATTGTCTTCGTCTTCATCACTAGAACCAGCTTGATCAGCATCTTCATCATCAACCATATCAGGCTCTTCTACAGTTGAATCGGCATCCTCAGGAATAGAATCAACAATAGTCTCATCTGTATCGTCATCTACAGTATCTATCATGCTGCTGAGCTGAGTTACTAGCTCAGTATTGATTGGATTAGCTATGTTAGCTTTGATATGTTCTTTACGGCAGCTAGATCTAAATAATTTAGCTCCATATATATAATTCACTTCAATCACTTCCATATTTAATGATGGTGCTCGAATATGCCGGAATTATTCTCTATTCATGTACAGGTATGGCTTGTTAATATTATCAGTTTGAATAATGTAGCCAAAGTATGCACAGGCATACGACTGAGTACTATGATCATAGTATCGAACAACATAATCATGTTGACCAGGTGATACATCTAATCCGCATGTGCAAATATCTAACCAAGCTGGTGAGCATCTAGGTCTGACATACCTAGAAATATCAATTGCATGCTTAGAATCAGATATCTGATGTATGGCGTACCTAGAATAAGTGAAGTATTCATGCGGAACATGAATAGAAAGTACAGGAGCTATCTCAGACTCACTGAATACTTTTCTGCATTCCACCAATTCAGATTCTTTGCATAATACTACTGAAAATGTATTATCCATGAAATCACCATCTAATCAGATAACAATATTGCATAGGCAATGCTTCTGGCACGGCTTCAACTGTATATCCTAAAGAAACCAGCTTATCTTTGATAACGGATGATAAATTTCTAGTGCAGTATACTTCAGTGTTACCCGTATTGGCAGCTTCATTTATTAAAGATGCAACGGACATCTCTTCGAGTATTAGTTTCGCTGACTTTGCTACTTCTGCAACTTCTGCGCTTGATTTCAGTGTAGCCATGTCAGACTTCTCAATCAGTGCCATATTACAATATCCTCCAAATGCTAAATCCATATGTATCAACACTCTATAGATGATGTGATACAAGATGCAAAACATAGATTGTGTATGCTAGTATCAAAGTTATCTAAGGTTATCGATAAGCTAGAACAGAAGAGAATGCCTGTTCATCGCAACCAATGCAATTTTCATCTCCCTTGACATATCTGTTTGGAACTGTCAATTTGTCTACAAATGGTAGATCCACAAGTTCTGGATGATGCTCATCATTCCACAGTAGACCTAGCATATTCCAAAGAAACGCTCGATCATGAGGTTCATCGTCGTCCCCTCGAAGAACTTTCATCAAATGACGAACACCTGAATCAATAAATGAATGAGAAGGCAACCCCTTCTCCCAATTTCTTTCTGGATACTTAGCTAATGCCTCTTTGTAGTGTTTTGACAAGTCTAAAATACAAGATGGTTTGTCGTTGAAGATAAACTCATTTATAGCATCATAAATATAGGTTTGGTTTCCTGTGTAAATATATTCGTCAAGTGCTTTTAGTATATGGAAGGTGGTAGGGTGGTCTCTTTCAAATAATTTTGCAATTATACCGAGAGGCATCAAGTCACATCTGCCATTAGTATCTAGCACCTCTCGAACAGCACCAGATTCAAAATTAGTACGGTCTCTAGTATCATTTAAACTCATTTTTTAACTCTCCTTACGCTTGAAAACTAAATAACTTCTTAGGTCTAAGCACGTTTTCTTTCTTGTATACATATTTATCATCTAGCATATCTCGAATTGCATGTATAGTGATAGCTACACGAACAGAAGAAGATGCTACTACTTCATCTAAAGTAAATCCTAAATTTTTGATATATTCTTCTACTTTTTTCTTGTTATACTCATCTGCAGTGTCAAGGAAGCTCATATTTGACTTTGTTTTAGAAGTTCTAGACTTCTGAGATACGGAAATGACTCCAAATTCCGGAACTAAGATTTTACAGTATCCAGAAATATGTCTATGCGAAATGCTATCGCAGGAATAGCATTTATATTTGCTGAGACCCTGCATGGAAGTGTATCCGTACAGATGTGTTTTTACATCAGGATTATCTGAACGTGCAATGAATTCTTCTACTTCTTTAAGGTAGATGTCCTTCATCTTAACGCTTCTATCGTTGGACGGAGAGATTCCAACGTAGTCTAATTGCTTCCCGTTTTCATCTCGCCACGATAACATATTAGCTAAAGCAGAAAAATCTTCGCCCTGATGATAAACAGGCATCAGCTTGTTTGGAGATTTAAGTTTTGTTCGCATATACAAGAAATTTTCCCAACTCTTTTTAGCTGATTCCTCGTAGTCTTCTTTGTTCTTTGTCTTACCAAAATGACCAGGAATAGTATCAAGTTGTGCGCATACATCAATATCATCATCTATAGAATTCAAATAATCGATGTATTCGTCTACCGTAACTTTTGCCTTTCCAGTATGTATTGAGTACGCACCGCTGTCGATAAATAAGGATCGGCAGAAGCCTTCTCTCTTCCACTGAATAGTTTTTGTGATTGCACTCTTGTCGAGCTGAGAAATCAAAATGTCAAGCGGTTTGAAGTCAGGCATTGCAACCAAATAGTCATGCATCTGCTGCGTCAACGATCCGCTAAAGTAATATCTGTCCATCTTGGAACCTCCATAATTTTTGCTCTAGTCCAACGAAAATATTTTTTACATTGCTTGTCTGTGATATTCTACCGCTGATATATTTAACGATTCTAAGGTATTCTGTAAATAGAATTTTGTATGTTTTCACCGGTAGTGCACTATGCTAAAAAGGTTGAACACCTACATCAAATTATTTTTGAAACAAACCTGAAAGTCTTTCCGTGAATTGGTCTTCCAGTGATACACGATCCGTAGATACTGTAGTATCGGATATTATAGTAGTTAGCAGCTTTTGAGATTGTATCGAACTGTTTGTCATCTTCGATACACATCACACTCATGTTCTTATGTCTTCGTGATTTAGCGCGTCTAACATTTTCAGCTTGCGTTATCCACTCCAAATTATCTAGTTTGTTGTTTAGACGATTTCCGTCAATGTGATCTACTACGTAGTGTTTATCATAATAATCTTTAGGATACCCTAAAAATGTAATTGCAATCACTCTGTGAACATAGTTTCTACCTTTAGCGTAAAATGGTTTAGCTACTTCGAGATAACCATCAGGATGGAGTCGTTCATATAGCTTGCTATATCCACCAGTTAGTCCATATTTGAAATAAATATGTCCATCGGTGCATGCGTAGTAGTCTGAACCATTTATTGACTTGTATTGAATATTATTCGACATATTTGGCCTCAAATGCAAACCGAGATAAAGCAGCGTGTGCTGACACTTTACTTAGAGCTAGATCTCGGATACAAGCCATCGCCGCTTGCTTTATTGTTTTAGAAGATGTTTTCGTCATGATGTATTGTAGCACAAATTGGATAGGCGTTTCAGTATTATCTGAGTAATGTCCTAGCGCCCAGACGATATTAGACACAGAGTCTTGGAACTTCATCAACGAATCTATCTGGCAGAAATAGTTAATCTGATCTGAAGACATACCAAGTACTAACTTAGCATCGGAAAAAGACTTGACAGCTCTCCAAATGTCTGTATGTTTTATTGTAGAGAACTTAGCTAAGTTTTCGGATTCTGCGTACTGTTCAATATCTGAATCGGTAGGACAGCTACATGTTACTACCACAGATCTGCTCAGTATAGTATCTGGAACTTGTTCGATATTTCGGCAAGTTACTACAATATATACATTTGGCAGAGGTTCTTCCAAAAATTTCAATATTGTGTAAGACGCAACAAGAACAGCAGTATCCAGATTTTCTAAGCATAAGACAACATCAGACTTCAGAGAGATGCAACTATCTATTGTTTCTCGTATAGTCGCCACATCGCATTTGATTATTTGAAAGTTTGGTACACGGAGCATATCTGCGTATTGTTTGGCCAAATATGTCTTTCCTGAACCTTTAGGCCCATGAATCAAAATGCTATGACATTTGGACTTAGAGAATTCTGATAACTGAGTAAGCTGAGACTTCTGACTCTGAAAAATCATGCGTACCTCCCGGAACTAGGAATAGTGCTGAACGCCAAGTTTGATATCAATGATGTGATCAGTTCTTTTGTATCAACTTGGCCGTAACTCCTAGAGATCTTTAGTGTATCATAAGTTAGCACAAACATGTTGTAAATATCCGGTCCTGGCCAACCTTTGCTATATGGCTTTGCTTCACAGTCGTAATACGGGTTAGTCTTAAGCTTATCTAGATCAATCATAGTAGATAATATATCGTAGAATATATTATTGTAATCTCCTTCATAGATATCTATAATCTTAAGAAGATACGAAACATCTCTAGCAGCTACCCCCGCTTTCACTAAACTATCTGTAGACTGTGCGGAATATCCAACTATGCTTTGCACATTAGATTTAGATAGTGCAGATAGCCGACTACTAGGTAATGCTGATAAACATTTTGCAAACATGTTAGCTTGACCATAAGTGTTGCATACATCACATATATACTTACAGACGTTTTCCGAGAGATTTGGATAATCTTGCCTTAGATACTTTATCATGAACTTAATATCTACTTTATCAATAGATGTTGTATATGAAGGTAAATATTTTTCGAGCTTATCGCTTTGTTTTTTATCTTCGTAGATCAAAACAAGTGTTCCAGGTAAATTCAATTTTTTCATCTGAAGCTCTGATTTGTCATTCAGCGATTTTACATACTCTTCATCGTATCGAACAACATACAAGGTAGGAGGTAAAGGTATAATTCGTTTTGTTTGACACATCGCAATGATATCAGATACATGTTCATATGTTATGGTTCTAGCGTATACTGTAGACAATATGTCTAAGTATCTTTGTTTTATTCCATACTCTTCTCCTATAAATACATAGAATTTGCATGGATGTTTTGACAGTATTTCTTTTCCCGCATCTTGAATAGATTTCATTGCATTACCTCAGATATGTATTTGAACTCTGATATAGGAGCCAGACAGATTTGTTTAGCTTTCCAATCTAGTACAAATACAACATGCTTAAATTTTTTGATCAATGTTTCATATAACGATTTCAGCTTGATGTGCTCAAAAGTAACAGTCTTTTCATTTATATTCAATTTATCGTTCACTTTAATGCAACAGATAGAGTTAGATATTGGAAATATTGACTGAGGATAGAACACTGCCCAGGTAAACGGCAATAATTGGCTTCCATCATCTACAAACAGTACAGATTTCTTCCTATCAAACATCGCCTCATTTGATATCTTAATTAGGTGCGACATATAAACTACGATTGTTTTAGAGGATTTCATACGAGTCTTACACTCACCTAACCATGTACTGGAATACACGTCTCCTTTATGAAAAGGTGTAGCTCCACTACCAGATACAGTCGACCAATTCAAGTATTTTGCAATAGTGGTTTCTTGTATATTAGAGAAGTCTTTAGTGCTCATTAAGCATCACCTCATCTTATAATATAATTATAGCGCCCACGGATGAGCGCTATGTTGATTAAATTAAATCAGATTCTCGAGACACTGCTTCGTCTGTCCCGTTTATATCATCAATGATATATTTCTTTAATTTCTGATAGTAAGCTTGATTACTCTTTAAGTACTCATAAACTTTTGTCATACCGTTTACTTTTACAATCTTGCCGTCTTCTTCAAGAGCTTCACCAGTATATGGATCGACAAAACCAAACCAAGCACCTCCTTTGCGAATGATGCCGTACTTCTTCATAGCAAGATTCGCAAAGTCCATATCTTCTCGGATACCAGATTGACACATCAAGAAATATGAAGCATTTCGACGATCGTTCGGTGCGCTTTTCTGCTTAGATATCTTTGCATTTACAATGTATCCAGCTGGGTTTTCCGAACTCTTTGGAAGTTCGTTCCCTAAGAAGTCAACAGGCTGTCCAATTTGGAACAAGATACGAAGAGACGCATAGAACTTAGGAGCTTCGCCTCCTGGAGTCTTTACTACATATGGATTATCCATGTTCTGACGAATCTGATTGATAAAAATGAGTGTGCACCCATATCGAGTTAACATAGGAACAATCTTTCTAAAGAAAATAGTTAGCAATCCAGCCAGTGATGCTACAGTTCGTTCTCCATATTTCTTCTCTAGTTCAGCTCTAGGTACAAGCGATGGAATAGAATCAAGTACAACTAGTCCGACTTCTCCAGTACTTATCAAATCTTGAACAGTCTGGAGAATGTCCTCTGCGACAACATCTGGCGGCTGCATGATTTCAATTTCATCTGGTTTTATACCGATTGTGTCTGCCCATGCGCTATCAAATGAATGTTCTAGGTCAATGTATAGGATTTTCTTCGGTCCGGTTTCCTCTAAATCTTCTAGCTCGCTTGCTGCGGATTTGTTTCCAGTCTTTGCAATGTCACGTAGCTCATTCATTCTAGCTTCATACTCTTCTTTGAAGATAGGATAAGCATTCTTGCAAATGTCTACAGCCGAAGTCGACTTACCCCCTGACGGCTCACCAAAGAATTCCGTAATTTTATCTCTTGGAATGCCTCCGTATGTAGCCCAGTTCATCAAAGGTGAAGAAAACGGAATTTTCTTTCCTCTAGAATGCTTGGCTCCTTCCATCAAATCTTCGGCTGCCCATTCCTTCTTTTTTCTGTTTATGATGTCGTCGTATGCTGACATGTTTCACCTCACGCATATCTGCCGGACATTGTTTCTGAATAGTATTCCGGTAAATCATCTGTCTTTGTAGGTACTTCTGACACAGGGTTAGACCGTTCAGTCTGTTTGCGTCCGTCATAGATTTTCTTTGCTGACATTATTAACTCTCTCGAGTATGACATCTCCTTGTCTACACGATTAAGGATATTTTCTAACGCAACTAGCAATATCTTATCTTCCGTAGTAGCTACTGCAGCTGCTTCTCTTCGTTTAGATTCTGTAGACTCTTCAGACTGCTTGTATGCTTCGTACTCCTTTTCTTTAGATGAAAGTCGAATAACTTCATATCTAGTTCTCAATGTAGACAGCTTCTCTGAAGCGTCAAACAGATTTAATGGAACTTGCGTAAGTATCCACTCTAACTGCTCATCAGAAATTGGAGTAGTCTGAGATCTAAGTTTGCTTGCAAGCATCCTATGATCTTTGAAGTACATAGAAAACATTGTATCGTATAGTTCTTTGCACCATGTTTCCATGCTATTTAATTCAGACGAAAATTGATTCTGTACATCAGATAAATTCATAGTTCACCTCATCACCTCAAGAGCAAAGATATGTTAGAGCAACTTCTTGTAGATATACAGCTGTCTTCAATTCGTTGTTCATTTTCAACACTTTGCTTGCAAGCTTAAGACATACAGCAGAATGTTTGATACTATACTTCGAGATCTTATCTTCGTAGTACGAAGGTATCATTGTTTCTTTGATGTCCTGTAGAAAGATGTATTTCATTATGTTGATAATGAACGAATGAAATCCAGTGAACCAGCTGACAAAATTTACACCAGAATTATATACGTTGTTTACAATCCGTGTAATGTTGACGTTGTCCTTCTTTGCACACGCATTCAATAACTCAAAATAATCATCGTAATTTGGAATATTCAAAGACTTTGAAATATTTTCTAGCGATATATCATTGCTGTATGTCAGAGCCTTGTCTAACAACGTTAATGCATCTCTCATACCGCCGTTTGCAAGCTTTGCGATATATCCTACTGCGTCCATATCATATCGGATATCCTTACCTTCAGATATTTCGCTATCTAGTACATACTTAAGACGGTTAGTGATACCAGATAAGCTTATCTTAGATAGCTGAAATGTTTGTACACGTGATAGTATAGTTGCGGGAATTTTTTCCGGATTGGTCGTACAAAATACGTTGATAGTGTTTGCTGGTACATCTTCTAGGACTTTCAAAAATATCTGCCAGGCTGCTTGACTAAATGCGTGGCACTCGTCAAGTATAAAAATTTTATACTTACTTCCTACTGGATATGTTTGCATCTGAGAAATGAGCTGACGAACACTATCTACACCATTGTTAGACGCTGCGTCTACTTCAATGATATTTGAATCATTATGATTTAGTTTATGAGCTAATGCTCGCCCGAGCGTCGTCTTTCCCGTCCCGCTGGGACCTACAAATAAGAAATTGCGTACCGGAATTGGATCAAAATTCGTTATGTTTTCAAGTATCTCGCATATAGTAGATTGTTCAGTTAAATCTGAAAATGTTGCTGGTCTATACTTTACTGCTAATGATGGCAATATCTTCACCCCCAGCTGTCACATGATTTCTTGTATTCACACATAGAGCACCATTTATCTCCCTTTGGGAGACGTTCTGGAGCAATACATGTTTCAACACACCTCATCACAGTTTTAAATTTGTCTTCTACGTCTTTTTTATCTCTGTCAGATAGAGTAAGCTCATAGCACTTTAGCTGACCATACTGCCTATCCTGATATAGGAACAAACAATGTTTCAGCCTTAACAAAGTCATGTAGCATTTAACTTGGTCTTCGTGCTCAGATTTCCACTGCGTCAAATTACTAAATGACAAAAATTCGCTTGTTTTTATTTCTAAGAGATAATATTCGTTGTTTAATCTGAGTATACCGTCAACTGCAAATCTGATAGGAATATCAAAAAATTCGACTTTTGTCTCTAAGCTGTCTTCAGATGTAGTTAATTGATACTGATGAGGATTATGAGTGTCTGCCAAGAATTTCTCAACAGGCACCCAATTCTCTTTGAGCATGTCAGAAAGATTTGACTGAATCATTCTATGGCACGCAGTTCCCATATCAGCAGCGAAATCTAACATTACATCAGCTTTTCTATCTTTGTCTGGATCGACTCCTCTAAGTCTGAACCAGCTTTTTCGCATACATCTAAAAGATGAAGGTGCAAAAGTTTTACTAGGAGTCTCGATATTTCTACATTCGGATTTCTTCTCTATATATTCCTCATAATCCTCAAGAAAATTACAGCTTGTAGCAGAATTAAATCTAGACGCACGAATAGCAACTGCTGACCTAAACGCCATTACTGATCAGCTCCTGCAATTAGAATAGACATGTTATCTGTCCACATCATCAATCCTACAAGCTCTTCACTCTCATCATTAGTGACAGGGGAAATATATACAGAGTCACTATCAATGTTAGAAATCGCAGACTTGAAGTTAGGTGCTTTCATCTTGATATTGTATTTGATAGCCGGATTACCTTCTACGTCTACTTTACAGTCAACATTGTCATCAGCTACAGTAAGCACAGAACCATCTACATCGATGAAAAGTGCTTTACTAGACTTATCTTCAGTAGACAACAAATCTGACTGATTGATTGCCTTAAGAATAGAGGATGTATTCACTTTGATAGCATTGTCCATATCTTTCTGCATCATATCCATAATGATTTCAGAATTATAACTGCCGAAAGCTGGATCATCTTCATATTCTGGTACTACTTCAGAATAGATGTCATATGCGTCTGTATTGGTATGCACAATGTAGCTGTTGGAAAGTTTTCCAATAGTAGCACCCTCTGGCAATGCTACAAACATGTTGATGATATCAGGCCTAAGCAAGCAAGTTTCACCCAAAGTTCCCTTGTTAGAGTGTGTGAAGATACTGTTATCCATGTCGCCTACGAGTACATCTGAATCAGCTCCTACCCAGCATCTCGTATAGATCGGATTTACAAATGACATGCTAAGGGCAAACATCTGATGATCATCAACAAACTTCCAGTTTGTTTTGTTAATCGGAACCGGATTAGATACAAGATGTGTCAAATCCATATCTGGTTTGTCTAGTTCCATGTCCGTATTTTTGATGATATCAGGCAATACAAATCTTGACCTACCAGAAACTAAAATAAGTCCGTTCTCATCAAATTCTACAACAGTTACAGCAGAGTCGAATGTAGACACAAGCTGCTTCAAGACCAGGCAGCTTACAGTTGCAATGCTGCTGTTTTCTTCTGTTACTCCACCTTTAAATCTAATTTCTGTCTTGACATTGTCGCATTCAAGATTCACGACAAGCATACCATTCTTTACAGTCACCTGAGCAATGTTACTTTTCTGGCTGAACTTAGATACATTGGAGTTGACAATTGCGAGGTTCAAACCTTCTGAAAACGGTTTTGTGCTTACAGTAAATTTCATGTTAGTATTCTCCTTGTTTTTGAGATTGTGTAAGATATTTAACGATTTGATCTACACTATATTACTTGATAGTTGTAAATGTACATTCACTATCCGCCGATGTCAACCTCTCGATCAATAGTATCAATGAAATCTTCTTTTAAAATATGTCGAGATTTAATATAATCTTCAATAGCAGATTCCATTTCAGGGGTTCTAACACCGTTTACACCCTTGGCTGCATCACCTCTAGGTTTTTCACCGTTTTCGTCCTTCAGTACTGGCAGCAGGTATTCGGATTCTCTTAGATGATACTGAATCCACTTTATCTCATCTTCATCATTCGTGTCGATAGAATTCGGTTTCTTGTAAGGACAAGGATATGCCATACCATACCATCGATAAGTAGTCTCAACGTCACATGTAATTGGAAACGGCATGAAATCTGCAGCTCCACACATTGAATCCGATAGGATTTTTGCACCCTCCTCAGCATAACGTGCAGGGACTTCTGTCAGCAATTCATCGTGGATAGGTACCAGTAATCTTCCTCCAATTCTCTGCCATTCCTTGTTGTTCTCAAGCTTCAAAATAGCCATCTTTGTAAGTTCCGCCGCGCTCGTGCAGCAATGCATGTTTCCATACAACCTGACTATATCTTCTGCAAAATAATTGCAGTCTACCATTTCAGTCTGCAGCTCGTCTTCAGACCTACCCTCGCAACAACGCGAGCTAGTCGATACATCTTTACACCCTGTATAAGGTGCACTTGACACGGTATTACCAGCTATCTAATTGAATAATTAGACCTTAGGCTTTCTTAGTCAGCTGATTCGTCTATGGATCTTCTACTAGTAGAAGAGCTTCACATCTCTCTCGCTTCGTGAAGCAGTCTTATGTCACTGATACCGTTAGCACTCAAATATATGAGCACACCCTTGAGCAATAAGGTTAGATAGATAAGGGCAGCAAGTATCTACCCTGAATAATAGAGTTGCCTGTGAGAAATACAGAACCATTTCGTCTAGCAACCCATGTTCCGTTGTTAGTAGTTACGCACCAGCAGCCGTGTAATGTTGTTCGTTTTACATATCGCTTGTCCCACATATTGACAGTGTTATGCTGATATGTAGTAACTACATATTGATTGTTAGAAGGCTCCTGAATTCTGTCTTCAATGTGTGGCTCATCTACCGCATCAATCATATCCTTTAGCGGAATGCATCTGCTAAAATGTCCTGCTCGATAGCAGAGATGCTGAAATACATCTGCGTCAGACAAGCTGTCAAAAACAATTGAAATATTCTCATCTAGCTTTAAATCCGGATTTTTCAGGTATGCAAATGTCCACCAAAGCTGAGAAGCTTGCTCACCGGATAATAAGCTTACAAACTCATTGGTTAGTTTGTTGCCCTTGAGGCTAGTATACACATCGAATAAAAATGTATTGTATGCAATCTTTACTTCTGTGCATACTGGATCACCTGTGCTACTTATCTGATAATCAAACTTTGTGCTACGAAGAAACTGAATAAGTGAATCAAACGATTTCTGATTAGGGCTATTCCACTTGAATGTTAGCCACGTAGTACCGTTTTCAATTAACCTGATTGCATTGTAGTAAAGTAGATATGCTAATACACCGAACTCTGCTTGAGAATATTCTCCAAACGATCCAGGTAATTCAGATCCAGCGGATGCTAAAATCGGGAATAGACAACCATAATCACAGACGTATTCTTCAGCTGTCACGATTTCAGGGTGTTCATACAGAGTATCTTGAATAACCCATCTGTGATTATCTGTGCATACGCAAGATAGCTCCGGCGCATTGAATTCATATCCCTTAACATCTCTATCATCGATATGAATACCTTCAATGGCATCTTCCTCTAAGCAGTCTTTAGCTAAGTTATATGAAATAATCGTGTAGCCTATAGATACCTCGTCATATCTTTTGAATCCGTCTGTTGTTAGTATCTCAGTATCGAAGTCAACACAGTTAACACACTGACGAGTTGCATCATTTATCTTAGGTCTATTATTTATCACCCTAATATGATCTTCTTCATATAGCTGCTTTGTACGCTTTGCGATTTGACCGTAGTATTTGTACGTTTTAAATTCTTTGTAAAGCTCGTTTACAATTCTTTCGGGGATCTCATCTTTGTTTTCCAGCGTAGTGATATCTGTCGGGTCAATATCAGGATTAACATATCCTTTCATCGCCTTAAATTCAAATTCAGGCAGCTGCATATCTGGAATATGTCGTCTTCTACCTAAAATTGTTTCCGTATATCCGTGCTTTCTTGCAAAATCTTGAGACCCGATCATTAGATTTTTCAGTCCAGGAAAAGCTCCCATAACTGCGTCAAACACCTTCTGAGCTGCTTTTAGTTTCTGCTCACCTGTCATATCGTCTCGTTTGCCATATAACTGATCAGCAATTGAAGGAATAGAACGTCCGTAAAGTACCACTTAGTCCACAATCACTTGTGGCGCTGACTATATCATCATTATCTCGCTTAATGTCTTGCGCTTCGAAGAGTAGCTCTATTTTCTCTTCTAATACTTAGTCGATTGACCTTCATCGCGTCTCCACATAAAACCGTATGCGGAACGATTATCATTGTTCATAACTTCGCATAATCTAGCATTTATAGTATCTATTTTTGCAGAAGATAATTTGTTTTCAGATATGTATCTTGCTGCAAACGCTGCGCTATCAAATGTGCCTACAACTAATTTAGATTTTTTGTCTAACTGATAAACCTTTCCGTGGGATAATAGCTTCTGAAGATTCAATATAGTTTCATCAGAATGATGTTTACCATAGAAGGCGTTGTCTGCTCCTTTGTATTTTCCAATCCTAGACTGACTTAGATGCAATCTATGCTCGCTTGATTTAGGAACTCCGCGTAGCTTACAAGATATTCTAGCCGATCGACCTTCTGGTAATAACTGTCCATCATTCTTGAATCCACCGTCTGTTAAGTTGTATCCGTTAGGCCACTTTGTATTATAAATCTTTATTAGTTCCTTTTCACGCGCATCGGCTTCTTCTTTTGATAACCCAGATTCAATTTCATGTATTTCAAAAGAGGATTCTCCAAATTCTTTCATATCCTTATACATTGGATTATTACTACTTAAATTTCGAGAACATGAAACATGTGCATACCACCTATTTCTTAAACCAATAGAAGTTATTCCGATGTATTGCATTCCATTGTCCTTACAAGTTATGATGTATGATGAATAATTGTTCAAGTTCTACACCTCCGATATGATGTAAGGTATAGAACTCCGTGAAGACTTGATGCTTGGCACTGGATTCACTCTTTTGAGTATCCCCAGTTAGCTGAGAACCTATATACCATTTCCTGTATATCCTAATCGTGTTCTCAACACCTATGAGCAATGTAGTTCACAAGATTTTCATATTTCAAGCAAATTTAATGCGAGAACTTGAAATATGGGGCATAACTTTTACGTTCACCCAAAAGTACGGACTTCGATTCTGTTCTTCTTGCTTTACCTTCAGGCTGATACTCATGCGTAACAGGGTGAAACTCTAAGCATTCTTCATATGACTTATTGAAAGAAACAGCTGCGATCATCGCGTAAGCATCTTTCCCGTTTGCAAAACCTTCGCAAAGTTCTTTGATGTTACCTACGTATGCGCAAATTTTTGGTTCTTGCTGCTTAATTAGTTGAATGTTCGTTAAACATTTCTCTTGTCACCAAGAGTGCCGGACTATCTCTTGAACATTTGAATCTATCACCAATTCAAATGAACCCTTGAATTTCCATTCAATAGGCTTACTCTACACTAATATCATGCAGATGCTAACTCACTTGAGCTGTACTCTACTCACTTGGTTATCTCAACTGACCTGATTTACCTAAAATCATTTACAGATTTCTCTGAATGTCAATTTCTAGCTTTCGATAGTCTCTACACACAATAGAACCATTTTAGCCCCTTTATGAATCTATTTTGCTTGCTGGACTCTTTTATTTTGTCACAAAGTTGATCATAATGTTTAACTTTGTACCCAGTAGACATCCACCAAATAGCTGCATCTTTGACCCTATCAAATTTTGCAACTACTTCATTAGATTCATTTATGCAATATACACTTTTGTTTTTCGCGTCATTCAGTGCCTTATAATGCTCAGGAGATAGCTTGAATGACTTTCTAAACCTTTCTCGTGTCAATTCGCTTTCAGGAGTTTGATAATATTCCTTCTTGGCTTGTGAAAGATGCTTCCTGTGTTCTTCTGAGGGACCACCGCGTGAAGCATAAGACTTTTTCATTGATTCTGATATTTTCTTTCTTACAGAATCTGTTCTCATTTTAGCATCATGTTTAGCTGCTACGATAGATGAGTACATAACATTTTTTGATCCTCCTGGAGCCATGTTATATCCATTTCTTATTGTATCTAACTTACGGATATAATACTCTTCAAGATAATTTAATTCATCTTGACTATCAGCTCTGGATATTATTTCAAAATGAAACTTTTCCCATCCGTATTTTCGCATTGCTCGATATAGATGAGTATCTTGCCCTCCTATCATAGAAGAATGATGCCCATTTATTCTTTCTTCAAGCGATTTTGTTGTTTGACCGATGTAAAGCTTAGAATTAACATCATTGTATATTTTATATATTATCATGTCGAATACCTCCAATTTTTAAGAGACTATACTCAACAAGATAAAAGGTCCTATTTTGCTCGATATTAACTTGATAGTCGAACCAATTCTTGTATTTAGGTTATAGAATTATCTATCAAGTATTCATCGACTTAACAAGGTTTTACTACAGCCAACTTTCGTAAACTGTAGTCAGATGACATCAAAACGTACTCGGGTTGACGTACCTTTAGTTTCAACTTCTTTGACAATTAAGCTTGATACCTCCTTATCATCAAACATTACAACATCTCCGGGAACAATATCTACTACTGGCTTATATCCTTCAGATGTTTGTAATTCATGTCCATTATCAATAACGAATGATACTTCGTTATTGTCATCTACTTCTGATTCAACTGTGTAATCTTTCTGGGGAGTTGCTCTGAACATATGTCGAATATCAACCGCATGCGACGGGATATTCATCAGGTTCAATTATTTGTGGACTATATCTTCGATGGCTTGTATAACTAGTAGGAATGATAGATGTCATACACAACCATTGTCTAGCATTTCAGCTTTCGCTTACTCCTGTTCGGATAGTCTCTGCACCTTGCATAGATTCTTCATCAACAAATGTAACTTACTGTGTCCTGACACGGTCATCAACGCTAAATTATCTATTGTGTTATTTTTCTTGTTTCCGTCGATATGATGTACTACATATCCTTTAGGAAGTTCAGTTAGACCTAAGTGCTCACACATCACAACTGTATGTAAAAAGACATAATCAGAACACTTTCTACCTGTGTACCACTCAGGTTTTTTGATCATATCATATCCGTTGCCATCGTCTACAACGCCTCCGACCCACTGAGAAGAGTCTGCTCCGTATTTCTGAAACCACGGACTATTCTCGCACCGTTTGGACAATCTATAAAGCTTTGCTTTCCTTTCATTTCTGTATTTTTCAGAAAAATTATCCGATAGTATTTTCTGCACAGCGTAATCAGGTAGCTTCACTTCTTTACAGATATCTTTCATTGTCATTGAAGTTGTCGAATATAGCTTACATACGATGTTTTCCTCATCTCTAGTGAAGATAACGGGATGTGATTTATCTGCTCTATACGGCTTCAGATTGTTCTCAAACATTACACGTTTCAATGTATCGTATTTGAGCGTAAATCTGTTACATGTCTCTTCCATTGTGTGACCAGACTCTATAAAATTTTTAATTGCATTGATGGTCTCTTCATTGAATTGAATCTTTCTCATATCGTGTACCTCCTAAGTAGATATATGAGAGCCTTGGCTCAGGGTTATCTCACAGCGTCAAGCTGCTACCCTTCCCTGAATTAACTCGATTTTACGAGCCCAATCTGATTTATCATGTTTAGGCTCGGCACAAGACAACCTGCCCGTGGCTGCACCCACCTGCTTGAACTGACCATGAATTCTATGATCCAGACTTGCGGCAGCTGGTAGCTTCTCTACGAATGTATTGATAAGTACAGATAGAGATCTTACCTTCAGTATCTGATTTGTTACAGGCAGATTAAGTTCGTTCAATACTTCTTTACCTGTTCCAGAAGACGATCCTTTAGGAATTTGAAGTAGATTGTATATCAAATATTTAACTTGAGGAGGTGAAGATGGGTTGAAATCTGCTCCTCTAGTAAATGGACGTTTACCTGAATATGCTATATTCGTATTATCAATGATTTTTTGTACCATGTCTTGTAGCTTTTTGACTTCTACATTGTATTCATCTCTGTATCGCTTTTTCAAAACACTAGCAACATTAGAATCAATGTATGAACCTCTTCTATACATATTCTGGCAGACTTTAACCAGTGGAAACTCTATGTTCCAAATGAGTCTAGATATTGCTTCTAGGTGAGCTTTCTGACACTTAGGATGACTTTCTGTAACATAAGGAAGCTGCCACTTGAACAGTTGAAATGTGATTTTTGCGTCGTTTGCTGCGTACAATTTAGCGATTTCAGGATCAGAATATGGGAACAGCTTTACAGAAAAGAAATCGCTAAAACGTTTAGGATCTCCTTTTCCTTTCAATACATATTTATTGTAAAGGAATTTCAAGTCATTGTGTAACTCATTCTCCTTCAAACAACGCCATGCAAGAATAACATCATAATAGAATCTATCGTTGAAATCAACTTTTAGATCCTTGTAGATCATTGCTAAGTCGAAGTCAGCATTTGCAAAAATGAGTCGTATGTTGCTGTTTTCTAGTCGTTTGAATTCTTTAGTTACTTCTTCATAAGACAGTTGATTTTTGTAAGGAGTTTCGAAAATAGGGATCTTATGTTTCATCGGAATATAACATTCTGTACCATCCGGATAATATAAAGACGCGCCTACAATGTAATCTCTTTGTCTGTCTAGTCCCGTTGTTTCTGTATCTATACCAGCGTATCCAGCTTCGATACATTTATCAATGTATTCATGTAGCTGATCAGCGGTTCGAATGCAGATAGCAGGGGAGTCTTTGAAGTATTCTAGCACAGAATCTGACATCGACTTCAATTCCGCATTTACTGTAGATACATTTACAGACTTTGGTTTTTCTTTGTTAAGCTGTTTGCTTCGTTCGGCAACTTCATTGAATTTCGCCATTTGTGACTTGGTAAATAAACTCAACTTAATGTCCTCCTTATCAGTTTATTTTTGTATAAAGAAAAGCTTCACACAATTAAGTCTATCTAATGTGTGAAGCCCTCCTCAAGATATATAACGATTACAGGTCAAATATTTTGTTGTTGTTGATAATGAAAAGTGAATCGGCTTCTGATAGCTTAGATTAGATCAAAAATTAACATCGTCTTCGTCTAAAGATTCTAAGCTAGAATCATTGTCGTCCGGAATTTCAATTGCGGGAGCTGGATCAGTGTACGTAGTTGCAACAGCTCTAGGCTTAATCTGATAATCCGGAAGATTTGCGCTATACGCAGCAGTTGAAGGAGTAGATACATTATCTGCTCGTTCATTTAGCATGTCAGAAAGATGGAAACTATCGACTTCTTTGCAAACTTCCGAATAATACTCAGGAGAAGTTACATTGTTAGATGCAAGGATATCCGCGTAGGACATGACGTTGTTTCTAGAAATAGCTTGGATCTCATAGGTTGTATCAATAGATCCAGCTGCGCCATGTCGCGTAACTCTGAATACATATTCGGAAGGATTAGCAAAATTCTTGAATACATCGTTCATCAGCTGCGGCTCGAATCGCATTGTTCTGTCCCAGAATTCAATCTTACCTTCGGAAATGTTGTAGAGAGGGATGAACAGTTTTGTCTGAACTCTGATGCCCTTCTGACACGCAGGACAACCCTTACCACAGCAATGAACGTATCCCTGATAGTCAGCAGACTTGATGTAATGTGTATCTGCAACAAGTACATCTTCTCTACTTCTATACATGAAGATTACATCAGCGTAATCTCCATCGTTTCTAAGAAGGAAGAATCCACCAAATCGTGCTTCGTTGTAGCTGTCTACTGTTTTGAATGCCATATTATTGCCTCCTAATTTGATATATCTAGATATGCTATAAATTTCATTATGCTACGTAAGTAGCACAATAATTATCGGTTTCCCAAAGCTTAAGCTCTACCAGTTCGTATGAACTTAAACTGTCTGAATATTCTGCTAGTTTTTGATTTATGGATTTGACGAATAGCATCAACAAGTTCTCTGTACAGAGCTCTTCAGAATATACAATTACAGGAACTCCAAACTGCTTCAGCGCTTTAGCTACTTCTAACTCAGCTTCTTCGCTTGATGTAGAAATGAGAAATGAATTCGTTGGGATAGCCTCAAACAGTAGTTTTGATATATCCTCGAAATCCATCATCCTGCCAATGTTAGAATTATTGCAAATCGTAGCTTCAACTCGATAGGCATGTGAATTCAATAGAGGCTTTCCGTTTAGCTTCATCAGATAGCTGAGCTCTACTCGTATACTTTGAGTGATAGTACGTTTCATTTTAGAACTCCTCATCAGCCAGTTCTGAAAGAACTACCTTTAACTTTGCGATGATCTTAGGACTTCTAGCTTTCATACCCGCAGGAAATCTTGTATGATTGATGACGCAATCCACATATGTAATTGTATCTTCGTCTTGAGACATGATAGCCTTCCAGAATTTTTCTTCATTCATCATTCGCTCAATGTCAAAATTAGACGGAATGAAATTGAACACATCTACTTCTTCTTCATCGGAATTAGATGTAATATTGCTGCTCTCTAACTCCCATCTGTCTTTATCAACTTTGATGTCATGACAGATGCAATACAAGCAGTTGTAAGCTACACGATATATATAACGAGGTGTGAAGCGCTTTTCGTCTTTGTTGATGACAGGAACATTCTTCATAAGATATTGCATCATTGTAGACACGCCATCTTCTTCAACAGCATAGAAGCTTTTTGCTTTGTACCAAGCAAGCTGAATCTGATCGTAGAACTGAACATATAAAGCCGCTGCCTTATCTGATTCCAGACGATTCATCCATTCATTATAAGTCAGCGGTCTGTCATAATCGAGATAGTCACGGAACATCAGATACGCTGCACGGAAGGGTCTAACAACCGGAATAGGATCTGAGCCATGAGCAATTCTTCTTCTGTTGTTTTTGTCGAAACGGGAAATATCGTTGAATCTGATTCTCTTAGCCATTTGTAAATCCTCCAATTGATGTGTTTTGATATGTGTTATTTGGTTGACTTATTATGCTATTATTATAAGATAAAATGGCTAAAAAGTCAATACCTATTTCCGTTCGTTAATAATTCGTTAATATTTAGATTTAGATATTCAAGTTTGAGTATTCTTTATACGATTCATATTCCTGTTTGAATCTTCTAAAGATAATATCCGGGTTTGTTTCTAGACGATTGAATACAGTTGATATTTCTAGTCTATCAATTTCATCAAAGTTAGATGTCAAATAGAATAGATATTCGCATCCAGGTGTTTTACCTCTCACCTTGTCTCTGTATTTGTAGTCAATATCCACAGATTTGATTTCAGGGTAGCGATTGATGATCATATTCATAATCTTGTTCAATCGGTTCTTTGTCCTGTTGTTTGCCTCATCAAAGTATTGTGACGCTGCAATACAGAAACGCGCTCTGTCTCTATTCTTCAATCTATCCCACATCATCGGATCATAGTTAATATCGTGCGACAATAAAATATCTGCAGTTTCTTGCTCGGTTTTACCAAACTTGAAGCAATCTCTAATGGTCTTCACGTAGCCCTTCATGACATTTATCTGCTTGTTAGAAAATACTAAAGAATGTTCATGTTCTTCAGCAAGGAACTCTTCAATCGGCATGTTGTAATAGATAGCTCCATCTCGAGCCTTGTAGAAATATTCATCTGCGTCTGAATCTATACCATTGTCAGATTCATGATCTCTACATATGGTAATGTATGCTACATGATAAGACTTCTTGCATTCTGAAGCGAAAATGTATATAGTATCAGCCCAATTGAATCCTACACTAGAGATTCTAAACCAAAGTGTGCTAGTAGGATTGATTGAGTCATACTGCCCTCCAAATCTAACTCTACAAAACTGCTGATTGATAGAATGTTTTATCTGTCTTTGAAGCGTAGATAACTCAGATCTAACATAGTCACAGAACTCATACAAGCTGTCCACATCGCTATAATTATGTGCAGATTTGTGAATCTGTAACAGCTTGCTTAACTTTAACTCAAATTGAAAATGATATGGAACGGAGTTTGCAAATTTGATGATTGCATTTTCAATGTCTTCTTCATCCGCATCGTAGTTGACAGAGTTTTCAATCCCTAATGCCATCCAAGCGTCTAGAATCAATTCGGCTAATTTAGAATCTTTAGAGTTGCTATTTAAAATAAATGCAGCACACTCTGCTTCAGAAGATAAATCGTCGTCATCCATGCAATATAAATGATGTGTGCAGCTGAATGCCGTACCGTCTTGCCTCAACATCCAAGCATAATTCAAAATATCACCAGTACCTTTCTGTCCAGCATCTTCTACATTTGCATCTGTATCTCTTGTTGAATTGCAAAAGATGCTGGATCTCCTTATAATCGCTGTTATAATATTCTCTAATATAAGTGTGAATATAAAGATGAATTGTAGACTTAGGCACTCCTATGTTATCAGAACATTGTCTAATGCTAGAGTGGTTGCTTGTCAAATCTTCGATAATCTTATCGCATGTCTGCATAACTTGAGCTTGTTTTATATCGGACAGAAACGATAGATCTATTAGCTTTTCTTGCTGTTTGTTTAGTTTCATTGGTATCCCGCCCAGTATCTACTAAAGTATGAAGTCTTTGATTTTCTTCGATCAACGCGTCGATCAACATATTCTGCTGCGATTCAACCATCTCAGCAGCTTCAAGTTTATTTTGCAACTTATCAATATATGCTGTCAATTTAGATAAAGTCGCAGTGTCTAAAATCTTACAATTTCTAATATTCAGTGTAATCAACATATCACTCCTAAGTATTTAGTACATTTAATTTTAACGATCTATCACATTCTACTTCTGTATATGTCTAAAAATTCAGACTTGGTGAGGTCATTTATATCTTTTCCTTCAGGTATTCCATTCATGCGTCGGATAATAGCAATATCGCCGAGTGCTCGTTTCAATCGCTTGCAAGCTCTATCTCCTGCTTCATCTGGATCTAATCCTAATACAAACTCATTTACACCTAAACTTCTAAGCTGAGAAATCTGATGAGGAGTACCAGTACCTAGTAGACCTACAGCAGGTACACCGTAAACGTAAGAAGTTAGAACATTGAAGCAGCTTTCCGCGATGATAACAGATTTACATCCTTGAGGTAATTCATACAGCCCATATACAGATTTTTCTATGTTTGACGGTAGATAGAATGATTTTCCTTCAATCGATCGTCTGCAGATGAACAGCGTATTTCCGTGGACATCTCTTACCGGGAATGTGACGCATGGAACTGATTTCTTTCTTCCTGCTGGAACGAAATTAGCATCAAACCCTACGTCAAATAAGTCGATCACAGTGTCTGTAAGTTTTCGGTCATACATATACTGTACTGTGTATCTATACTTAGAAAGTTCTGACTCAGATATGAATGAAGGTTTTTGAACTCCCGACTTACTAGATATCTGCTTTAATGCAAAAGAATTCACGACAGACTGCATCATATCTCTAGGTAAGAGATATTCAAATTCTGTATCTGGATCATAATCTGGATCATTCTTGATGAGCCAATCTCTACCAGACATGTGGATAGAATTAACTTTCAATAGCTCTGTGATGAACTCTTCCAGTTGATATGCATGGTGACAAGTGAAACAGTTAAAGAATCCAGCAGGATAGTGCTGTCCATTGCGATACTGGTCTCTTAGCAATATACCAGAGGACGGCTTTTTCTCTTTTCCATCACTGTGAAATGGGCAATAGCAGCTATAGTAGTCGCCTATATGCCTATTTAGGCGTATAAACCCTTGAGATGAAAGTTTATCAATTATGGTATCAATATTCATATATAGCATTTCCTTTTTTATATTAAGATGATATTATTTTTTAACCTTAAATTATTTTGAGGTGATCAATATGAAAGCTAAACAAGTGTTACAACTATTGAATATTTCACAGCCAACACTTGGTCATTATTGCAAAAGAGGACTCATTCATTATGACTTAACACCTACAGGTAAGCGCATCTATCATGATAAAGACGTCTACTCTATATTAAATAACGGTCAAACAAGAAAAAATTATATCTACGCTAGAGTTTCTACAATATCTCAAAAATCGGATCTAGCGAACCAACTTGAATCTTTGAACAGTTTTTGCATGAATTCCGGAATTCAAGTCGATGGTGTTTTTCAAGAGGTTGCTTCCGGAATTTCTTTTGAAAACAGAAAACAGTTTTTTGAACTATTAGACGATGTATTGGAATATAAAGTTGAGAAAGTAGTTATCAATTATAAAGACAGACTGTCTAGAGTAGGATTTGATCTATTTTATCATCTTTTTAGAAAATTTGGAACAGAGATAGTTGTTGCGTCCCAACTAGGATCCGAAAAACTTGATTCTGAAGAAATTTTTGAAGAAATCGTAAGTTTACTGCACTGTTACTCAATGAAAATGTATTCTAAGAGAAGCGTAGCTAAAATCAAGGAGGCACTTTCAGATGACCAAAATGATTCTGAAAGCTTATAAAATACGGATATATCCGAACAAGCAGCAGATTGAGCAAATTGCAAAAACCTTTGGCTGCTGCAGATTTGTCTACAACTACTATCTTGCTAAATCCATCAAAGATTATGAAGAGGCAAGAAAGTCAAATACATATAATCAAAATTCTGCAGATTTAACAAAGCTCAAGAAGCTTGACGAATATTCATGGTTGAAAGAACCTGAAGCAATGGCTTTGCAATCGTCTCTTAGAGATCTTGATACTGCGTATCAAAACTTCTTTAGAAACGTAAAGAATGGAAAGCAACCAGGTTATCCTAAATTTAAGAAGAAACTTTCAAGTAGACAGTCATATAAGGCTACATACTCCACACCTGCACAATTTCATTGTTTAGATAACAAGATCTTCTTGCCTAAATTGAAATGGGTTAAATTCAAAGGAAATTTAAATGTCAAAGGAACTCCGCTTTCGGCAACCATCTCAAAAACAGCTTCAGGAAAATATTTTGCAAGTATCTGTTGCAAAGATGTTGAAATTGAAGAGTTTGACAAAACTGGATCTGTTGTAGGAATTGACCTCGGCATCAAAGATTTCGCAATAACTTCAGACGGTGAAAAGATCAAAAATCCGAAATACCTTTCAAAGTCTACTAAGAAGTTAAGAAGACTTCAAAGACAGCTCTCGAAGAAGCAAAAAGGATCTAATAACAGAAACAAATCAAGAATCAGACTTGCTAAACAATTTGAGAAAGTTTCAAATCAACGAAATGATTTCTTGCACAAGCTGTCAACAGAATTTGTCAAAAACCACGACATAATCTGTGTTGAAGACTTGAAAGTCAAAAATATGGTCAAGAATCATAAACTAGCAAGAGCAATTTCAGACGCAAGCTGGTCAAAATTCGTTGAACTATTGACTTACAAGTGCAGCTGGTATGGAAAACAACTTGTCAAAATAGACGCCTTCTTTCCGTCTTCTCAAACTTGTAGCTGTTGCGGATTCAAAAATCCAGAAGTCAAAAATCTTGAAGTTAGAAATTGGACTTGTCCTAATTGTCAAACAACACATGATAGAGATATCAATGCATCAAAGAATATATTGAACGAGGGCTTGAGAATAGCTTTCTCCTAAAAATAACAAATACCGCTGCACAAGCGGAAATTAACGCCTCTGGAGATCTAGTAAGACTTGACTTGTCAAGCAAGGTCGTTGAAAGAGGAACAGATTAAGAAAATAAAGGTATTTAATGTTTATTTTCAAATCTGGTGTGATGTTAACTCCCTTCTTAGTTTATCTAACGATCGCACCAAAGCAAACCCGCCGAATATTGATTCGGCGGGAGTATATCAAAACTCAACGTCATCTAGATCGTCATCTGTACTGGCATCGATTAGATTATCATCTATATCGGTGTGTACAATCTTTGCTGACACTGTCGGCGTTGAGAACTTGCTAGGCTGTGCAGGAGCAGAAGGAGGAGCAGCCGATGCATCATCCGAAACAAACTCTGTGTTTCCTGTATTTGGATCCCATACATATGCGAACGTAGGATTTGCATTCTTTGCATTTCTAGTCTTCAACAGCTTTATCTCTAATGTATGCTCTTCGTACAATTGTCGAAGCGCAAATACTTGAGTTGCAATACGTCCTGGATGGTCTGAGCCTTCAATCGAATACATATCAGGCCACGGGACTCCTTTGTCATCGACATTAGATTTAGTGTCTCTATTAGCTTGTACAGATACTACTACAGCACATCCATATGTTTTAGACATTCGGAATAGTCCAGTACATATATTTTTATACTTAATAACATCGCTATCAGACTTTTCTGTATCTGCCATATAAGACAGACCATCAATGATAACAAGCTTTATATGATGTCGCTTGACTAGAGTTTCAATCGACCTGACAGTTGTTTTTCCTCCTGGCATATCTTTGTCTTCTGCAACAAATGCACCAGTTTCCTCTTTAACAATGTCTTTGATGTACTGAATGTAGTCTTCGCTGTATTTACCTCGTTGAATATCGCTATTTCGGAAGTGACCTCTCCAGGTATCAAATCGTGTGCCAATGAAAGCAGATTGCATCTCTGGGCTATAATATAGTACAGGAAATCCATTCGCTTGTGCAGACTCCATCATCTTAGTAGTAACCCAGGTGTTATGTGTGACAATAAAATCATCTGTAATATATGTATGCGTCTTATTGTCTACCATGATACACTGGCATTCCGTCTTACCTACGTATTCAATAGAATCAATGAATTTGCAAACACGCTTGCGATTTTTAAATTTAGTTTTATCCTGTCTGCGTTCAAATTCTGTGTAATTTGGTGAACCATAAAACGGATTGAATTTTGAGATACACATAACCCTGTGGTACGTATTCGCAACGTGCGATACACCTAAGTCAACCCATCTACCAGATCTTGCAGTCGACACCTTTGCTTTTACACCTAAAGATCTAGCAATGTAAACAAAATCAGATTTAAGCTGATCTGAAGATGTAACGAAAACCCAACCTCTATGATTTTTTGATAACATTGTGCTATCTGTATCGCAGAGACCTGATAACAGAGCTTTTCTAACATTTACAGGGCTATGAAAATATATATCCGGAATATGTCTATCAATGACTTTGCAGTTCATCAAGTTGTACTCGAACATCTTTTGGATAAGCTTACCATCATTCTTATCCTCAATCACGAGTGTATTTGGATCATTTTCTGTGAATTGACAACGATATTTAGACAATGCATCAATTATACGTCGCTTTGAAACATCGGACAGAGAATGAATATATAGCTTGTTACCTACATTTCTACCATGCCCGATAAATGCTCCTAAAAAATATCCGTCAAGTTCACTATCTGTATCAAAAGCACTCTCGAATTCAATTTGTTCACACATATCAACAGAGTATCTGCGATACATATGATTCCGAATATCTCGAGTAGTCAATGTAAGATACTGACCATAAGTTTTTCTATCATGCTTCCTTCGTTCACTATCCAGAACTTCCCAAAGATGATCTGCAGAACACTCCGTATAAGTACCATCATCAAACTTTACACGATAGTAGTCAATTGTACCTTGCGGAAATATTTGAACTACTTTACCATTGTCATTATCTCTACCGCATACAATGTCTCCTACTTGAATATCTCGCATACGCTTCCACCCAGTAGGTGTTAAGATATTACTCCAAAGAGGCTGAGCTTTACCTGTGTTAGTTCTAGCAACTACAAGACAAAGTTCTTCAACAGTTGACAATCCTCCATACATTGTTTCATCTACTTCTTTGAATCCTGTAGGAATTCTTGTTTGATTACTTAGCGATAAAACTTGATCACTTCGCTTGTGAGCTTCTTTGATGATATCCATCGGGTTAGAATTATCAAGTTGAGCAGCTTTGTCGCATTGGGATTGTAAGAACTGCCAAGCTTCAGAAACGTCTGCAGAACCTAACTCAGATAGCTTATTGAATGTTTGTAAGAGTATGATCTGCTGCTTGTTTTTCCGAAGTCCGTCTACTAAAAAATCTGCAGATTCGTTTACATCAATCAAAACAATGTCTTCGAATTGAGCTTGGAACGTAAACAAGTCTGGGACAGTATGATATTTTTCTCTATGATCTAGAATAAATTTGATCTGATCTTTGAATACTGCGTAATAGGATTCATCAAACGCACACAGCCTATCAATTTCAGAATCATCTTGACTTGTTAAAATTTTACAAATAACTTGAAGTTCTACTGAATTCGTCAATTGCTCTTGACCCCCTTTAGCAAAGAAGTCAATCTAGGAAAGAAATTTCCGCTGCCGACCAAAGGTTCTTTACTAGTAACTACTACAGTTGTCTTTGTATAATCTCTTCGATCATTCAGAAGCCTTAGCAACGTTTGACTTTCAAAATCTTGAAATCTAACATAATCTAGATTTGAGATAACTAGGTAATTTGCAGACAAAGACCACACACGCATCTGAATTAAGTTATCTGTTTCAAAATGCGTATTCCAGGACTCCTTGATCATATCTATAAATTTTGCAAAATCCAGATTGTATATTCCGTTTCCAAGAGCAGTACCTTTACCATATTTGCAAATAGCTACGTAGCAAATAGTGTCGCTTGCATCTGAAGGATTATCTGTGGGAAACCACACAGTTTCTCCATACTTGTTACTTAGTAGATCCTCGGCTTTCTCAATATTTCGGATATTAGTATGCAAGCAATTATTTGACATATCAAGTCGGCATCGTTTGAACCAACAATTCACTTCAGCTCTATTAGGACAAGCTAAGTCGCATTGTTTGTATGTACAATATGGTGTATATATACAATCATGCATTTTCTTCTAACCTCCGAATGATGGGACTTCTACTCTGGAGATAGCTTACTCTAGACTCTACGCAATGTTTTGCAATAGCTACAACATCTTTGTGCCCAGCAGATACATAATCTTGAGACGGCATGAACAATGTTAAGTATGGATCTAGCGTTCCATACATCTTGTACTTATGGTCTATATGTAAGATGTCTCTCTCAAGTAAATAACGACGAACGACGTATTCAGCGATAATTGACCATGAAGGCTTCAGCGTTTTCAGGTCAGGTAATTTATCAATCATGTCTGTTGTCTTATATAACTCACCGTCAATTTCTATGAATTTTTCAAATTCAACAAATATAGACCGTCCGTGCTTTTTGCCTTCTCTAGTCATACCAGTAACTACTGGATATTTTACGATATTATCAATGATCTGCTTTTGTGTGAAGCCTTTGATTGGTATTATGCCACCAAAGGTTTTATGCATCTTCAATCCGCAAGATTCGGAATATAGTATCATCGGCCTAGTATAAAACATACAGTCTGGATATAATTTCATTAGATCTGTCTTAGCTAATTTACTAGAATCTGTAGTGATGGAGATTTCACACTGACGTGTAGGAATTTCAGGTAAACTATGATATATCACTAATTCAGTATCGTCTACAATACCTCGTCTCCAGATTTTAGACGTATCAATTTGTGGTACTGCGGGCCCATTCAACCAAAGATCCTCCGGCTTAGAATTTGGTCTAACTTCATCATAGATCGTATCAAGATGATTACTACCTAAAGTGCTGCCAGCTTCTTTGGATTGACTGCTAGACGCTGAAGTGCTTTTATCATTTAATGCGCTAAGTGCTTCATCTAGGTCAACAGTTTCTAGGCTGTCAAATATTTTGTCATCTGGAGTACTACTATCAGATTTAGAATTATTATCAATAGAATTCTGCGCAAGCTTTTTTGACTTCGTAGGCGCTATACTTGCGTTATCAGAACTATTAGATTCTGGAATATCAATCCACTTAACATCCACATAATCTAAATAGTAATCTCCAATCTCTGCTCGAATATCTTCTTCAGATAACTTAGAAAAATATGATACTACAGGAGCAGATCCATCATCAGAGCTCCAGCCAGGCGGATACGAGTTTGAGAATGTGGCATACATCAATATGTTCAGTGCACGCAACGCAGATTTTTTGTATTTCTGAGTATTTCTAAAATTTTGAATAATACGGGCTATTTCGTCTCGTATTACCATTTGCATCGGAGACCGTTTTAACTGAATAGGCGAGTAGTTCTCTAACCCCGCTTCGCTAAATATACGTTTCAAATCAAGCCCTCCTCTAACTTCTCCGCCTGCTTAGCTGCAACATGTTTATCATGTTTATCGACTGCGTCATACGTTTCAATATGAGTAACCATTTTATGCGGATTAAGTTCCATGTCTTCGCAGAATTCTATGCCTTCAGGTGAAAATATGTAACCATCTACATCACACATATCCTTATTACCTAAATAGATGCTATCCTCATGGCTAAGTAGCAAGTCCCATAAACTGTGTTTTGTAATGTAGTAGCTTGCAGATACTCCGAAATGGTTAGATGCATCGTCTGCACAGATTTTCTTAAAAACTGTAGTAGTAAGTATGTACCAAACATATTCAGCGCATACTGCTGTAAATTTATATTCACCATACCGTTCAACAAAAACATCAGGATCTGACATAGCAGACTGTAGCTCGTAACTCAAAGCAAATTGCATGTTATTTGAACGAATATCAGATATCAAAGAAGAGACACTTAAGATATCAGACGTCTTAACCTTTGGCCAAACATCTAATATCTGCCTCCAAGACTCTTTACAATATGACGCATACTTCCTAGCGACTTCTAGTGTAATTGACAACATACCAGTTATAATAGTTCGATGTCTATACTTGAAATGCGTTGTCGGATCACAAAATCTAGCTTGAAACCACTCCACAATCAAGTCTTTTGCAACGTCAGCCAATGGATAATTTGTAGAATGAGTCTTTGCATACTCCATTGTAGAGACAAATCGTTTGAATATCTGACGCCGGTTGACATCTGAAGATAGTGAATTAGAAGCACTTGTGTGTTCTTCATTGTTAGATGATGAAACAGGATTAACATCAACAACAGTAGTGCAATCTGTCTCAGATGCGTTCATTTGATCTGCAGCAACGCTGGATCTGCTCACAACCGCATTAGAATCCTCATTTTCTGTAATTTCAAGAGGCTTATTAAATTGATTAGATTCAATACTAGTAAATTTATCAGAAATTGAAGAATTCTTCAATATATCTAAAATTGCATCTAGCTTATTTTCTAGTCTCTTATCAGTCGCTGGAGGTTTATCTTCGTCTATAACAAAAATAGCTGCGCAAGACTTGAAAGATTCTTTCAATTCTCTAGAACTTTCAATTTCTGACGCAGATAACTCAGATAGCAAAATATTCAGCTGATTTGTCAATTCGATAGCTTTACTAACTTTGTCTTCTACACCTGCATCAGATAAAGAAGAATTCAATTTAGTCGAAATTGCGTTACATTTCTTATCAATCTCTTTGAGCTTAGTCATTGTAGATCTATACATTCCTTTTGCAAAATCAAATTCGTTGATAATGAAATTTTCAAGCTTATTTATAGAATTCATTGCGGTGTAGATATCCATGTATGCTTTAGCCCTCCGAACTACTAAATAAACAAAAGAAAGGCGTCAGTTTTGCACTCATCACATCAGCTGCAGCTTCTACGCATGCTACAACGTCGTACCGTCGAGTAGCGACCTCTAGATACCGGCTAATTCACGTAGATGATTATTTCTACTTTAGCAAACCTAAACTGATAGCTTAGCAACTACCAGCACCCCTATCGAAAAGTGAGTAGAAGATGAGTACAAAACTGGCGCCTCTTCTGAAAGAAGATTTTGTTGACCAATCTTGAGATTATTCAATTTCAAGCTCGATAGGAGTTACCTGGTGGCGGTTTGCTAAGTACATTAACGATTCGGTTTCTAACAAGTTACCTGCTTCGACGATCTTGCGCTGACTCTATCATGAAGCTGCCTAGCAGAAGTAGTAAGTAGTCGAGGTGCTACGCTCAACTGAGTTTTAACTTGTTAGGTGAACCTACACCCATAGTATAAGGTATCTGCTTCAAAAAGTCAACCCCGAATTTTATAAATTTTTGAAATCTAACAGATATTTGCCAATGCGCTGGCGAATATTTTTTTTGCATATGAGACTCATACGTGCGTTGCATACACGAGACGAAGACAGATATTCAACGCAAGCGCCACCAAATTACTCAAAAATTCAACTACTACGTAGTTTGAACCGACCATGTGCAGTATCAACTGTAGTGTTTAGGTCACGCCCACGTCTATGTGTTTCGCATGATCGCATAAAAGTACGTCAATGCGTTTCAGCATAGAGGTATCTACTGACAGAATTTATGTTCTCAGATTACAAACCAAAAAGTAAAAACGAGCTTGCGAGTTTTTACTTTAATTCTTTTTTACTTTAATTGGCTAATTCCTTTAAAATAACTTTAATAACATTATAACTTTAATTACTTTAATTTCTTTAATAATATTAAAGCGGCCAAATGACCAGATTCTGAAAGATTGAAGGCATCAAATTTTCATATTCTTTCAATTTTACTAAATTCTGGTGATTTTAGCGGAAAGTTGAAATTTTCATATTTTGAAATATTCACGATTCTGAAAGATTGTAAAATTTACATATTATTGAAATTTCAATATTCTGAAATATTCAAATTTTGGTGGTTTCTGACTGATTTTGTTACATAGAAGTTTCATAACCATGAAGTTTTGCTATAATATCACGTGATTCTCTATATGTCAATACTATATCAATTTGTTTAGATATATAGCGATAATATATCTACATGTCTCAATTTCATTGTTTATGCTCAACTTACGCTGTGAGGGATTACTGTATATAGATTACACCTTGATATAGGGATTACCTATATAACTTAGTTTGCTATAGTATTTTGATATGTGCTTGATATATAATACTTACATATCTACTATATGATATATTGAATACATATATACCTAGACGGTGACACTTATAATAATAGATCACTTTTATACTGTTTATAACTATTAACAAATCATAAATTTTAACTATAAATAAAATAATTTACGAAAATTTAATCTTTTAAGCACATTCAATATACGTATGTTAAAGTATTCAAATTTACAATATCTCAAAATTTCAGATATTGTAGATTTTGTAGATTTCAATGTTTAAGATGATCCATACACAAATCTTCAATATTTCTAAATTTCGGATATTGCGATAAGTTCGTGTTATTTATCTTATAGTGCTATTCAAGTCTCGCTATAACATATCTATATGCCAAACAGCTTGTTATAGTTATTTCCTATCTAGCTTTATAGTTAGATCAAATTGTGTAAAACTTCAAAATTCTGAAAATCTGCTGATTTCAATAAAAATTTTGATATGAATTGGCTAATTTACATTGACTTCTGCTAACTAAGTTCATATAATATATTTGTAGATTTAAACATACCTCTACATGTAAGATTAACAAAGGTTCATATTTTCAGTTTTCACAATATTCTACACATTACTCAGTTTATTAAATATTTCAATATTTCAGAATTTCATCAATTGATACGGGAGTGCTAGAAAATGACTAATGAGGAAATAAAACAACGAACCTTAGACATATATTCGACTATGCCACAAAATAAAGCAGAGCGAATGAAATGTTTCAAACAACGCGATGAGATAATAGAGCTTAACTATGCGTTTTTTGGATATGTAGCAAGTAGAACATTTATCAACAATTCTACTGTTACATATGAAGATAAACTTCAATCAGCTCTGACTCATTTTTGTGAATGTTTTTGGTGGTACAAATGGCAGGGTGATGAAACACATAAAGGATATAGACAAGATCTATCGTTTTCAGTATTTTATTTACTTCGTATAGGAGAGATGATTGAAAGAGAGTTGAACGAAGTTAAATACTCCATTCGTAGATCTTTATGTATGGAAGTCGGAGAACAGTTAGGTAAACATTGGGGTCAAGTTAAATACGAAGATCTATCCGATCCAAGGTTACATTTACCTGTAGATAAGATGGATTCATTAAAAGCCATATTTGGAACCTTATACATAGCTGATCTTGATAAGCATGAACCCTTCTTGACTTCTGAGGACATCCCGTCGATTGAATTAACCTCCCTATCTTCTGATAATTATGATACTATTGAAGAACTTCTGATGAGAGAGATGATAGATAGAGAGCACAAACTTACAGATTCTGATATATTTAAAATATGTGATATGTATGGATTAGATAGCAAAACAGTAAAAAGTAAACTAAAAACTGCAGAAACAATGCTTTACAATAGATTACATACGTCAATGAATGTTAGAGAAACTTTCTCCTTAAAATAATAAAAGAGCCGAAGTTGTCACGCTTCGGCTCAATTTTTTACTTTGTATTTTACTACTTCAGCATTTTTAGCAGCTTAGCTACTTTAGCACCTTCTGTATCAATCGAAGTAAAGAATCCAGGTACTACGGTCATCTTCTTGTTGATGTCGTATCCTTTTTCTGCACTTGCCCAGTAGTGCTGCGTATAATCTAGCATACCAAGGTAAAGATATAGTGCAGTTTGACGATATTCATCATTATCATCTGAATCAATGCACTCTTGGAAGGTGCTTCTGAGCTCGTCAACTTTTTCGTTTGCTTTTGTATCCAACGGATCTCCATTTGAAGCAGAAACGTAAGGAAACAACTCGTCCATAACCTTAGCAACGTCCTCAAGCTCAATCTTCTTATTATATAGCTTTTTTAGTTTGATTTCGCACCAAAGGAATGCGTCATCAATCGAAGACATGATCATAGTGCCAGCAGCTTCATTGGACAGGTTATCTTCAGAAACTGGCATACGAAGCTTATAAGCACTGTTTGTCATGGAGCAGAAAAGAATAGTTTCATTCTTTTTTCGTACAGGCAGATTGAATACAGAAACTTTTCTATCAGTCTTGCTATGATCATTCACTACAAGAAAATAATGTTCAATATCTTCATTAAGGATCTTACATGTCTTATTAGATTTGAATACACCGTAGTGATACAGTCCACCTGATGCTACAGACGAAAATTCAAATGATACAAGTCCCGCAGCCATCAGAGGTTCCATGAGAGCAAACGTCATGTTATTCTGAACAAGTTCAGGGTAGAAATTATTTACTACACACATCAGACGTTTGTCGTCATTTCTGTAAATAGCATGATATCCTTGTACGCTGTTTGCTACTTCTGTATACATCTTGTATGCAGATACAGTGTAGTTTGCACCTGCTTTCGTCATCAAGCTGTCAAGTGTTGTGTTTTCTGAATCAGTTCGTGTTCCTAGGTCTTGCCAAAGAATTCCAGGAATATTAAGTAGCTCACTCATTTTTGATTTCCTCCTTAGTTTTGCAAACATAGTTTCCAGCAGCCGTTGCTACTTTAAACACTGTGTATTTGTGCATCAGCTTACTTCCCCATCTACTCGACTTGCTGATAGACGCAGGAGAGCAGTTAAGATCTTTAGCCATTTCAGTACAACTAGAATATACTTTTTTGAGTTCTGGACAAGCGACAGCGTCTGTAATAGAAAAAGAAGTTGTTTTCGTTGCCTTGTCTGTATCCCTAACCTCTTTTATTACTTCTCGTGTAACGACTTTTTCAGAAAGAGAAAGATAACGCATCAATTCGGCTTCGACTTCTTTTAGCTTATCTTCTGAAATCTGCCCAACATATTCTCCAAGATGAGAAGTAGTTGTAGTCATGATGCTATTACAACATACATAACTAGATTTATTACCAGGAATCTGAATAGGTACCTGATAAAACATTTGAATTCGACTATCATCACCAGCATGAGATTCGCACTTAGAAATCGGCAAATATGTAATAGTGCAATCATTATATTCGTTTGCTGGATTATTCATAATGATAACCGGCCTAGAACCTCTAAGGATGCCTCTTTCACCTTTGTATTTATCAAATTCGTCTTTCAACCACCAAATACTTCCACGCATATTCTTTACTACATCCATTGATAAATGTTCCTTTCTTGATAGGCTGCGATCTTTGCGAGCTTGGCGCAGATCGTTAGTTACGGTTTTGATGTGTATTCTTATATTGATTATGTTATCGTTTCAAATTTCCTATATCATCTCCTCAAAATAATAAATACATTGCAAGTTATTTTGAATAGATCTACTTGCAATGTATTTAACGATCCTTATTTTATTTTGACTTAGCCTTATTGTAGAATCTATCAGCCTTGGAACAGAACAGTTCTGCCCTTTGCGATAGTTAGCAAAACAGCACCGTAAGACCCATCACCGACGAAATGCTCCTTCAAGTAAGACAAGCAGGACTGCAACGAGAAATCAACTTCATATCCGTCGTAATCGTAGAAAACTCCGTCTTCATAATATTCCACAGGAGCACATCCGATATTTTCTACAATCACTTGTAGCAGTTCTCTTACCGTATCGCAAAATATAAGCTCAATGTTCTCCTCTCGTCTAGTATAAGGAACATACGCAATCAAATATCTCATACATACACATCCATCTAAGAAATTTTATTTTGCTTACAGATATTTTGATTTTTCTTGTGATACCATTTTCTTCAATTCACTGCATTAGGTAAAACTCCACGCTTATTTCCAGTTAACTTTGAATACTTGTATCTGTTACGGATATTGTACCACATATAGTGACCCTTACTTGGTGCGGTTATCATCCTTCTATACACCTCAATAGGTACATCGTAATACATGTATACATCGTCAGGTCCGCCGTATTTGTTTTTGAATTGAATGATCATGTTTCCGACTCTGTCTTTTTTATCCTTGACATTTATACCATATCCCCATATGTTAGATGATCTACACCTTACAATATTTTTGAGAAGATCTCGAGTGGATATAGAAGACAATATCTCGGAGGAATTGAGCACAAATGCGAAATTTGATATTTCAGGAATTTCTATTACTCGTTTTTTCATAAGAATCACTTTCTTGCATATTTGCTATATTTCAAATAAATATTAGGTTCATTCTTATTCTTGTCTAATCGCACTGCTCCAGATTGTATCAAGTTGATAATTGTGTCGTTTTGCGCATCTGTCATGCGATTTGTAGTGATGATGAAATCAAACCAAACCGAAATACATCCTGTTTTATTGAGTAAATAGTTCAGCCAATCAAAATAATATTCTGGGGGTGTTTCGTCTATAACTTGTTGTCGCGATTTGTGCTCCATACTACACAATATAGAAATAAGTTTCTCTTGGTGCGAAGGAATCGCATATTCAATGTGTCCGTCTGGAAAGATTATAACCTCTGTGTAATTGACGTATCGTTTCAAGTGTTCAGTTAGATTAAATTCTGAAGTTTGCATGCTGTACATGTTAGTATAATTCTCCTGAGAATGTTTCATATGCGTTGTACAATGTATTTGCCAGATCATTGTCATGCAATTCTAGTTTAACAATATCATCGTTCTTGCAATCATTCTTGATGAAATTGAAAATGAAGTCATCTCTAAATCCAATCTTCTTGCAATCTTCGTACGTACCAGAATAGTATACTGTCTTGATATTTGCCCAGATTATTGCACTTAAGCACATAGGACAAGGGCTGCCAGTTGCATACAATTCGCAGTCACTTAGATCGTAAGTCTTCAACTTTCTGCATGCAGATCGAATAGCATTCATTTCCGCATGTGCTGTTGGGTCTTTATCCCTTAACACCGAATTTGATTCTACACAGATTACTTCTCCGTTTTTAACAATTGCAGCTCCAAACGGTCCTCCAATGTTTCGCATCAATGTCTCCATTGCATGCTTTGTTGTGTCTGTCATAATTTTCCTAACATACATAAGCAAATTCTCCTTTATTCCTATCGTTTTGATGATTCAGTTCAGATTTCTTTTCCTTATAGTGCATATGTTGTGTTATTCAATTTTTGAACTACTTCTTCGATTAGCTCATCAATCTTCTTGTATACATCTGAAGATGCGACTCTTCCGATACTAGATAGCTCCTCAGATAACCATTCAAAATACTCTCTAACTGCAGTTTCGCAGATAGCTAACCCGGTGTGCTGATCAAATAATGGCACTATACTAGGATAATCCTTTATAGCAGTTATGATACAGGATTCAATTGTATCTCCCCAGATTTCGTAAGTGTTATTGAAGATGAAAGTCTTGTCTGGGAACTTATTCTTGTTTTTAGTTTTAGGTACGCTGTGAATAAATCCGTAGATTTCTTGACACCAGTGAGGTTTCACTTCGCAGTTAGGGAACAAAAATACTTTCACGAGGTGATATACTAAATCATCTGATTTCTCTTTCAATTTGTCTTTGATGCTATCTTTCTTATCCGCAAATGCAAAAATTTTCATGTACCTCATCTATCCTCCTTGTTGTTCGCAGAACTATACGGTTTGTCATCTTCAAATTCAGCGGAATGAAATGATACTAAAACTGTCTCATCTTCGTTTGACTCTGTTTTATCTATTTTCATATAGATTACGACATTTTTCAATACAACTCCATTTTTTCTAGATACTAGATCATGCACAGGTTCAAATACAATTAACTCATCTCCTTTGTAATTAGCTGAATCACTTTCCGTAGTATATACATAATCAGAAACTGTAAGCTGATTCAGAAGTTCTTTTGCTACAGCCACATCAAACAATTTTCCAGATAATGTTTTATATAACTTCAAAAATGCCGAATTTTTTGCAGATCTTTCTATAAATAGAATAGGAGCTTTCTTCATACTATTTAGAAATTCTTCGATATCAGCACTTGGCTCAATTCGTCTTATTCTAGAATTTTTATTTTGTGATGTTTTCTCTGTTTCTAGCCCTTCACGAGTTTCGGCAGTTTCGTCTGCAGCTGCTATGGATGCGCTGCAGTGCCGAACATCATCTACAATCCAAATTTCTAATATTTTTGGTGCGATCTGCGTTGAATATACAGCAGTTGTTGAAGATCTAATCAGCTTTTTCAATTATTTGACCTCATTTCTTTAGATTATTTTCGTAAAATTTAACTAAGTATATAAAATTGTAGACGCACTATAGTTTAGTACGTCTACATTAACGATTCAATCTACTTATCTGTATCCAGAAGTAAGTTATTTGATGAGAGAATAGAATTCGGATCGTAGATCTGAATCTGACTCAAATCTTCCTCTAAGTGTAGCTGTTCGAGTTATTGCTTCTCTTGATTTAATGCCGCGTGCTGTCATGCATCCGTGCTTTCCTTGAATGACAACAATGATGTCATTGGTATTGAGAATTTCGTGGAGAATATCTGCGATATCTGAACCGATTCGTTCTTGCAACTGAAGTCGCTTTCCAACCATGTCAGAAATTCTAGCAAGCTTAGATAATCCGATAACTTTACCATTTGGAATGTATCCAATAGCTACTGACATATCATACATCAGCATGAGATGATGTTCGCAGCAGGAGTGAATCGGAATATTGCTCTCCACTACAAGATCTCCAGTTTTTACATCTTCAAAACATGTATTGAACATTTCAGCTATCTCGTGATTCGAATGTGTCATACCTTCAAATAATTCATCACACATTCTTGCAACTCGACTTGGAGTCTTCTTCAACCCTTCTCTGTCAGGATCATCGCCTAAAGCTACTAAGAGCTCTCTTGTCAGCTTTTCAATTTTGTTTTTATCAATATTTTTCATATCAACACCTTCTTTGATCATACTCCTCTAGCATTCGGGTCATAGATATACTTATGAATTTGAAGCTGAACTTTGCAATCATTCAGTTTGTGATCTTTCATGAATTCTACGATATTTTTTGCATCATATCCAAATACCGGACTGAAATAGATTGAGCATTTTGGGTTGTACTTCTTGATGACGTGTAACGCATCTTGTAAGTCCTCATTTGACCCTACTACGAATTTTAGTACATCCTGCTCACGAAGTGTTTCAAATGCTTTCGGATTCATTTTTGACTCCATACCGCTAGAAGGGCATTTCCAGTCAATTGTGAACCAAACATTTTTGTATTTATGATATGCGGATGGATCAATAGACCCATTTGTTTCCACATTGACGTCATATCCATGAGAATCAAGTTCGGATAAAAGTAGCTCTACGTCTCTGGAAATCAAAGGCTCTCCACCAGTTAGCGTAATTTGCGGACAATCATATTTGTCGCAGTTTGCTACAATACTTTGAATTGACATCTCTTCAGCAAGCTTATCATCGAAAGCGTAAGCGGAATCGCAGTAACTGCATCTAAGATTGCACGTAGACAGACGTATAAACGTAGCGAGCATACCAGCTCGTTTGCCCTCTCCATCAATACTATTAAATAATTCGATAACTTTCATGTTTATTCCTCCGGAAGATAATACGCAATGTTATTTTCTGTTTCTTGTACTCCAATTGAAACAACATGTAAATCAGAAGAATACGTATGAACTTTAGATTCAATCATGTCATAGAATTCTTTTGCCATCCATTCTGCAGTAGGACTTTCGTCAACAAGGATAACTTTCTTACAGTTTTCCTTGATAGTATTTGCAATTGGATCGCATTTTCTCAATATACAAGAATGATCATATTTAGATTCAATCTCTTCTCGAATAACTGTTTTTAGCAGCTTGAAATCAATAACCATTCCAGCAGAGTTCAAGTTATCTGCGCCTACGACAATTTCTACTTTGTATGAGTGCCCATGGAGATTATCTCTGCATTCTTTTGAGTATGTGTCTACATTGTATAGACGATGCGCAGCTTCAAAAGATACTTTTGTTTTTACTGTATACATTCTCATTCCTCCAAAGCTATTTAATTAAATGTTTCTTTCTATGAGGTGATCTACAAGTAATCTCTGGATATTTGAATCTAAATTTCAATCCAGGTAGTTTTCTGGATCTTTTTGTTACATTTCTTACGATGTTTTGAATAGTGGTATCGTCTACATCATAATGTAGTGCAGCATGATGAATAGATTCAAACTCTTGCCCTGTAGTTTCACATATTATCGGGATGTTGCAATATTTCTTCAATGATTTTCTAGCTGCTGCTACAATATTTCTGATGCCTTCAGGAGATTTGTCTGCAATTAGATTATTGGCATAAGCATGTTTAACATTTTCAGATCCTGTAACCCATTCTAGATTCTCAACTCGATTATTTGTTTTGTTCCCGTCTATGTGATTTACTTGCGGTTTGCCTTCTGGATTCGGAATAAACGTTTTAGCAACTAGCCTATGAATTGATGTGTTGTTAGGACTAGTTTTAGACGCAAGGTATATCCAAAGATATCCATCATCTTGTAGATGTGGTTTCATGATATAATGCTTTGAATTTCTTACTCGTCCTAAATTGCTCACCTCATATTTATCTTCATATCCTTTAGCAGGTCGCCATATTTCCATTTGAACATCATCGCATTTCTTTGAATGGGTCGTCAATTTCATATTCAATTGGGTCAATTGCATTGTTTGCTTTGAATGCAGCTATACGATCTCTGCAGGTTCCACACAATCCACAAGCTTTCTCTCTGCCATTGTAACAGGAAGTTGTTAATTCATACGGAGCACCTATAGATAACCCTAATTTAACAACTTCTGATTTGTTATGATTCACAAATGGAGAAACTAAGTTAACTTTATATCTAGATCCAATCAATATTGCTTCTTTTACGTTTTGAATGAATTCTGCAGAGCAATCTGGATAAGCATTACCTGCAGCATCATCGGCATGTGCTCCAATGTAAATATCGACATCAGCTTCTGGATAAAGTTGCATAGCTAATGAGCCAACTGCCATGAGCATGAGTCCATTTCTCAATGGAACTTCTGTTGATGGTTTACCATTCTTTTCAATCTGCTCTGCGTAGCTCATCATAGGGATTTCTTCTGTGCTGTTCTTCATTAGAGAACAGTTGCTGTACTGAAGGACATTAGACAAGTCAAGAACATAGTGCTTTACATTATAAAATTCAGCTACTTTTTCAGCGCATTCAAGTTCTTTATTGTGTTTCTGTCCATAAAACACCGATACAGTGCTAACATTTTCAGAACCTAATTCATTTACAGCAATACCTACGCAAGTAGTGGAGTCTACTCCACCTGACGAGAGCACCAACGCTTTTTTGTTTGAATTTCTTTTGTTTTCCATTTTCATCTAACCTTTCTAAGTAATTGTAATCTATTCTAGAGTTTGCTGCTTTTTTTTGCTGTACGTATCTACAGACTTTACTATATTTATATCTTCCCGTTGTTTCACATATCGTATCTTACTGTTCTATTGCTCGAATCTCTAAGCGCCTCCAGCATTCGAGACTTTGCAAAATCCTGATAATTAAATTTCGGATTCGCGTAGTTAACAAAGGGAAAGATGGAGATACCTCCTCTTGGAGAAAAAATACCTTTTACTTCAATGTACTTCGGATCCATAAGATGAATTAGATCCTTCATGATGATGTTCATGCAGTCTTCGTGGAAATCTCCATGATTGCGGAAAGAAAAGAGGTAAAGCTTTAGGGACTTGCTTTCAACCATTCTCTCATTAGGAATGTAACTAATTACAACTTTTGCAAAATCTGGCTGCCCCGTTTTTGGGCAGTTATGGACTATCACTTCATTGGCAAAATAGTTTTCAACTCCTTCTACTTCCATGTTGTACACATCTTCATATCCACCATCTAGTACAGCTAGTACTTTATGATTCAATGGTGGGAGGTTCAATTTCTTTCGATTGTACCTAGAGAAGTTCGATTCTCTGCGAGGGATGCCGTGTCTTTCTAGTGCTCCTAACACTGTTGTACTGTGGATATTTAAGTAATCTGCAATTTCAGATAGCAAGTATCCTTTGTTGTACAATTCACAGATTTCGCTATCCCGCTCTTTATTCAACAAGTTATTTCGTAGTGATAATGACTCTGATTGTGTCCGTCTTCCAACTATATTACCTATTCTAGATTCAATGGTAGATACATCACAGTTGAACATCTTTGCTATGGAGTTGAAGTTTTCTCCGGAGTTATACAGATCAACTAAGTATGATACATCTAAATTATCGTATCCATATTCTTGAGATCTATGAAGATGGTGATGATCATGAGAAGATAAATTAGATAGATTAGATGGGTCATTATTGTAATGATTACCGTCTATATGATGAATATTCATAATATCTTCATCAAAAATTGCTTCCCCAATAAGTCTGTGTCGAAGTTTAGATCGTATTACATCTCCACTTCTTTGATTTGCAATCAACCTCATGCCAGGTTTGAGATCTTTTGCACACACCCATTCGCTATCATGGAATCCTTTTTTCACCAATATCATATGATCAGGTGTACACTTGATTTCAGAAGATTCATAGTATGTGTTACCCTTTCCATCTGTTCTCAAACTTTGCATGAGTACTTTAACTACAGGTACACTTTCTCCAGTCTTTCGTACATCTCGATACTTCCTACATAATGGTTGTAATGTAGTGGGATCTACACAAAACACATATCCTTCTGTACCTACCAAATCTTTGATTGGAATTCCATCCGGATTGTCAGTTTCATTACATGCAACATCTATCATAGTGTCTCCGGTGACACACTTGCTTGTAAATTCATAAGCATCAAATGTGACAACATAATCGTTGTCAGGATGCTTGTTTACAAATGTTTCTAGAACTTCTGGAGTATAGTCGTAGTTGTACTCAGTGTTGTTATTACCAAGTAGAGTTACTCCTGATAAGTCTTCGGATGTTCTTCCATTGTTTGATTTTAGCATTTTTTTACTTCTCCTTATTATTTTTATTTTCAGAGAGGGTTTCAAAGGAATACAAAACTCTCTTTGAATACTTTACCAAACAAACTGATTGTTTCTAGTTTCCATGTTATCGATAATGATATCTTGTCCTGACATTGATTTATTTACAACTGAGATGAAGTATGTCCATTCTGCACACTCTTCAGCTGTAGCCCACTTCCTTAACGGAGTCATGTCCATAATCTTGTTGAACTTTTCTTTGTCACAGATAACTTCCGAATTAAGTGCTGTCAGTACTCCGCCAAATGATAGGCTGTTACATGTTGGGTGATTCTCGTATGTAGCAATTTCTTTGGCTGTCCATATAGTATAAGCGAGCACACCACCTTTAGACGCGACGTATTTAGGAAATTCACATCCGTTGTGCGCGGATACAGATGCCATGTTTACAATTGATTTAATCCAATATTGAAGTCCATATTTCTCTGTAGTATTCATTAGACCGATAAGATTATTTCCGATATCATCGTATGAATTTTGAGTACCTGCACAATTGATCAAGTACTCCACTTTGTCAATGTCTGGCAGATCATTAGAATTTCTAATATCGTTTATGTGTGAATAGAAGTTTAAATCATGTAGAAGTTCTGTCGAAGGAGTTACTACATCAATTCCGTGAACTTCAAACCCCTCGGATAGAAATTTTTTACATATGGCCTCTCCAATACCTCCAGAAGATCCAGTTACAACTACTACTCCTTTGTTATTTGACATGTTTAATTATCTCCTTTCTTTGCTAAGCGTGTACTTGATATAATCCGCGCCTACATTGTGCTTCTCCCATTTCTTGCAAACTTTAAATCCGATCGGGCTGAAAATTACTTCGGATAGAAGTTCTGCGATAGCTCCAGCGAGTGAGCAAAATACTACCTGCTTCCATGTCCACCCAAAGAAAATCTTAGATACTAAGCTTGCAAAAACAAGATTGTCTACAAACTGACCAATCATTGTAGAAGCATATGACCTAAGAGCGTATTCGACAAAATTTTTCCTCTTAACTAATTTACCAATTCCTTCATTTAGCAGTGCGTTTACAATTGACGAAACAACGAAAGCAGTCATTGATCCCACTAACACATACCAGGTACCTCCGATTGTTTCATTTATAGCGGAGTTAGCAATGTCATTTTCGTATGTATAGAAAGCTGCCCAGTTGTTTCCGATGTGTGCAACTATAAAGAAGAATATACATGTAAGCAAGTTGAGGAAAACAGCAAACAATGAAAGTTTGATCGCGGGTTTTGCACCAAATCGCTTTGTCAGCATATCCATGCAAAGAAAACTGAGCCATGATAGCAAAAATCCGCAATCTAGCCCTAAATATTCAATATTTAGTAGCTCTTTAGACGCAAATAGGTTCATTAAGATAACAGACACACAGAAAAAGATCATTGTAACAGCTGGCGCATTGCGCAAGAGAACTCTGTAGTCCTCAATTTCTGAAACAATGATCTTTCGTAATTTACTCATAATTATTAACTCCTTTTATTTTTGTTTATTTCAGCATTTCTGCTGGGCTTGTGGGTGTCAAGGTTTCTTACAAAACACAAGCGGTATTCTATCTATGTGATCATCGGCATGTGTCAATGTTATTTTTTTTACTCCATGTGCACGATATTGAGTATACTCTTCGTCAAGTTACTATATAAATTAACGATTGGTTCGCTATTTACCGATAAGCGTATAAATAAAAATCTTGCACGTGTTATTTAGTAGTCTGATGTTTCGGACAAGCTCATCTAGTGTAGCACCTGATGTATTTATATCGTCTATAATAAGAACAGTTTCACCTTTTAACGAAGCTAGTTTAGCTACATCTGATTCAGACAATGCCAAATAGTTTTTTATATACTTTCGATATTTAGGTTTCACATTTTCTGCAAGAGAAAAGTAATCTAAGGAATGAATAGCTGGTAACAATTCCTCTGTTACATATTTCTTCATTTGATTGTATTTGTTGAGATCATTCGACGTATCGGATTCAAATTGCTCCCAATCAAATTCAATTTTATTTGGAATATTTTTAACAAACTCAAACGACAGCCTCTTTGTATCATGTGAAGTGAATCTCCCTACTTCACTTATTATTTTAGAAACTAACTTGCTTCTTCCAGATACTGGGTAAATAACTGCAGATATGCTGTACGTATTTATATAGTTGTCTAACTCAAATATTGGCCTGTCTATAAAGTCAACAATATCATTATCAGATATCTGATCTTCGGATAATCCTTTGATAGCGTGCAAGAACTTAGATCTGTCTTTAGAGGAAACTGTGTCATTGAACTTGTAACCGAACCAATAAGTGTATTTTCCAAATTTCGATTGATATATCTGAGGATATTTGAAATCAATTATATCATCAGGTGAATTTTCATTCTTAAATATAAATTTGTTGTTCTCAACACGAATTCCAGCAGATATTGGATATATTCGTTTTTTCATTGATTCAGCAGCTCCTAGTTAGAATGATGTTATGTTAACGCGTGAAAACTGATTACCATTGAATTGTTCTATAAGCTATTTTCACAAGCATCGGACCTCCTTGTCTAAGAGGTCTTTTATAGTGAAATTCATCAGGCATGAGCTGAAAGTACATCGGATATGCTACTAACTTCAAATGTGTTGAACGTTTCAAATTCTTCGGATGTGTTTTCACTTGATTTGATGTATAGTCTCATTTGTAGATTCTCCTCCGATATAAATAACGAATCTAGAAAATAAATTCGTATTTCGAGAACTCTTTAGACATCCTGTACTTTATTCGGTTCATTATTTTGCTGTAAGCTTTCGGCAAGTCCTCAAGAAACTCAGGCGTATACACATCAGATCCGATAGTCTTCTCATTTTCATCTAAAGAAATAATATTTATTCGGAGCTTATTGCTGTATGTAGTTATGTTGATGTCAATATTCATTTCTTCTACACTAGAGTCGAGTCTACTTGTATCTTGATAGTATGCTGTGATATACACATCAAACATATTTCCAGATTTTTTATAGTTGTATGCGCTGTCAATGTGATTAAATAAGTATTTACCAACTCTATTTACTTGCTGATTAGCACTTAATTTTGTTGTCTTGCTTGTAAATATTTTCATGATTTCACCTACTTGTCGTACATGCTTGTCCATCCGGATCCTGTCATCTTGTATAAGCGTTTAACTAAGTGCCATTTTCTATCCTCTTCGAATCTCCATATTGCCGGCTGTTCTGCAGGTTCAATATATATATCCATATCTCCAGGCACTAATGAAAACATGATGTTTACTGCAGGTAGCCAAGTTTCAGTGAATTCTCCGATGCCTAAATGAAGATAGAATCCTTCTCCTGGCTGTATGGCAGGACAATCTGGTGTTTCATATGTGTTCATCGTCATCTTTGTTGAATCAAATATTGCAGTATGCCCTAGCGTACTTCCGTCTCCTGCCCATATCATGTTAGGTCCAACGTCGGGAATATCAATCGCAGGTTTAGTATCTCCAATATATGATCTATCTAGCAAGTTTTCATTTGCATCAAAATGCTGTATAAACGCATAATATTTTCCACCTTTGCCAGTTACAGGCGGGTTCGGACCACCTCCGTATGACCAGTAACTTTGACCATTGGAGTTACATGACATGGTTTTTATTCCTACACGTGTCAATCGTATCGCACTTTCGGCAGTGTTGATATATTTTATACATTGATCGTGCTGGAGCCAGTATTCACCTATTTGCCAGTTGAAGAATTCTGGATCCGCTTTCGTATATGTTCCCTTCTTTGAACTACCTACATCCTGATTGTAGTAGTTGTAGATGATAGCTTTTCCAGGAAATTTTGAAGACATTATCCATCCCATTTATTTTTTCTCCTTCGGTGAATATTTGACCCACCCAGATGTAGTGAATATCCATACGGGAGAAGATCCCCACATCGCAGTTATTGTCATGTCTTTCATTACTATCGAATATCCTCCTACCCAACCAGAAAATTTGTGACCAGGCCAAGTAGGCGGAGTAGGATAATCTGAATCAACCAATTCGGATCCGTATGGTTTTTGAATAGAGCTGATCACAGAATTTACAGGAGATTTTCCATCGTAAAATGATACAGTATATGTGTGTAGCGGAGCTGCTATTGCATGCAACGTCAATGCAGATGATAATTGTATTGTCTGAGTTAAGCTGTATGAAGTTCCACTTCCTGCTGTATTGGTGTTCCAGCTTTGTAAAGTTTTTCCTGAGTACGAGTCCCAATTGAACCTGAACTCAGATAACGGTATGTGTGTACCCTTATCCAGATACGCAGTAAGCGTAGAATTGTCTGCGGAGTATGCGAGAGATAACGAAGATCCGCTATACGTCACTGTTCCATCTGTTCCACCTATTGTGAATTTATATAGCCATATTGCATACAATGTGACATTAGAGAACCCATTGTATACATCTCCAGGATTGTATGATGTACCAGATTCGTCAGATCTAGTATTCCAACATTTAAATTTGCAATTAGATCTAGTAGGTATAGTTGAACTGATTGTAATTGGCGGTACACCTGATTGATTTGAAGGAGCTCCAGATCCACCATTAGCGTTATATGTAATTGTGATAGAAGCTCGCTCCCATGTTGCATATAGGGTAATATTCTGCTGTGGAGTGTACCATAGTGTGCCACCAGAAGTTTCCGATGGTGATTCTGCCCAACCTTTAAACACGTATCCAGGTCTAGAAGCGTGCGGGAGTCCGACTGAATCTTGTGTCTCTACTCCTACGTAACTTGCATATAGTGTTATGGAAGCGTTTTGACGATACGTACCTCCTGGAAACCAGGTTGTACCTGATCCATCTTTATTTGCAGCCCAGCAAATAAATGTGTAAGTAGTTGTTTTGGTCGAGTCTCTGTAAGCTACATCACATGAACCTCCATTGGCATTGAATGTAACACGGTAGCTTGAAACAGACGTTGATGCTTTTTTTGGTTCAGTAGAGGACAGAGTTAGATTAACATCATGTATTTTTTGTTGAGAAGCTGGTGCACCTGTACCTCCGTTAGCATCGTAGGATACAGTATAATAGTCCGGAACTACTTCATACGTCACTGTGCCTTTGTTTTGCGTTTTTGTTAAACAATTTCCTGTGGAGGTATTTATTCCATTTGGAGCATGCACATATATTGTTACTGTAGCTCCTGGATTTACGGTAGCGGATATCGGAAACTTATATTCGGGGTTATTTTTATGCGTAGGGTAGTATCCTACACTAGAATCGTAACCTGTACCAGTTACAGCTGTTACGTTTACTGCAGTAGATATTGTGTTTCCAATCTTAACTGTGGTTGAAATTGGTTTGCCATTTCCAGTAGTCGTATCGCCTGCATTTACATATCCACTAAGAGTACCAAGCCACAGCGATACGCTAGAAATATGAATCTTACTCGAATTTGTGTTTTTGAATGTGCCCGCAGATATATAGCCCTCTTGTGCACAGTAAGTCCAGTCGTTGTTGAATGTTGTAAAATTTGAAGTAGCCATACGATTACTCCTCTGTCCAGCCTACTCCAATAGACCCGATTGGGACATCAGTTGCAGTTGGTTTTGTTGCGGATATGTAGAATCGAAGTCCGTTAGGAAGCTGGACATATGGTTCCGATTTATTTAGACCAGCTTTCAGCAATTTCATGTTATCTCCTAGAATGTCTATTGACTTATTATTAGACATAGCTTCTAGTATATAAGGGAATGTGATATTAGAAGAATTTGGACTCAGCTTCTGCAGGTTACCTACTCCGAATGTTGTGTTTCCTATGGTCTTGTTGTTATCTCCATCATTTCCTAGCGTATACTGCGTGTCGTTACTGCTAGGCGATAGTGATAGAGATATCGCAGATTTATTTCCAGTCTTAGTTACTACGCCATTCACATAGTTGTCGCTTGCGACTATGTTGTTATACACAAGCCTTCTATGCGACACTTCAGCGACTTTAACTAGATTATCAGCGTTATCTAGAGTATCCATAGTTCCGTCATCGTTTTTACGAATTCCAGATGTACCCGGATACGTGTCTTCATAATCCTTTATATCATCTTTCGTTGCATCTTTGTCAAATATCTTAACTGAACCTTCGGATACAACACCTATTGGACTTATAGTGTTTTCACCTGTTTTAGTTACTATTCCTCCATACAACGCAGGCGGATATTTATCTTTCTTTGTATATGTAGTTAGTACATTGATTTGGTTGTCTGGAGAGCTATATTTAACGACATTTTCTGTAACTTGCGCATCTGGTAGATTTGCATGATAGTAGCTGTTTGGGTCAGTTGTAGCCATATCTATAATCGGTTTGCCTTTTACAGATACTTCAGCTGCAGAAGTAGGAAGCTTTCGAGAATAATTAGATAATACAGCCTGATCTAATGTATAGTTAGACGTATTGAATATGATTTTAGCAGCCCAAGGGAACTGTGCGGGTCCAAATGCTGTTCCGTCTAGCGGAGCAATAGGATCAAAAGATCCTCCCATTCCAGCTACTCCAGATATTACAGATCTATTGGTGAATCCAGTTAATATAACATAGAAATCTACATCTACTTTGTCTTTGAATAGTATACGGACAGTAGGTGAAAGTTTCATGTTTGGAATTAGATCTGCTGCAGGAGCTGCCGCACCTGTATCTTCCCAGTTACCTGGTTGAATGACTACACCATCTAAAATTTTATTGTATTCGTTTGCTTTAGAGTTAAATAAATCTGTATCATCAACTTGATTCGGAATACTTGTAGCGTCCGTAGCAGATCCAATCGGATGGCTGTGCTCAGTATTTGAAACAGTTTGACCTACAGATGACAATCTATAACCAAATGGAGATGAGGCGTCGGATATATCTACATCTCCAGAGAAAAAATTACCAAAAATCAGGTTAGCTGCACATAGTCTACTATCTGCAGGTAATGGGTAATCTACTATGTGTCTACCTGCAGTTTTGTGAGCAGATATTTTCAGTATCATAGAAGATCCAGATGCAATCGAAGCAGCTAACCATTCAATTTCAGTAGCAGGTTCTATATCAGGATTTTTTGACAGATGTTGTTTGAGATAGACTTCATATGCGGACAAGCCTACAACTCGTCCTTCATTCCATAGTTGTCTTGGCATATACGAATCAACTCCTAGTATCATAGTTGAACGAATTTGTATACATTTGTCGATATTAAAGGTGTACATAACAATAACTGCTGAATAGTTTCAACAGTTATTGCTAGCATTGATTCACTTAATACATGTCCCAGCCAGATCCGTTGTCAATATATGGAATGTATCTATCCCACGATGATCCATTGTCGATATATACTTGATATGCATCCCAACCAGACCCATTATCAATGTAAACAAGTCCCTGACCAGTGGTTGGTGTTAATACCATAGATCCGCTAGCTGATGCTGAGCCGCAAGTGTAACTTTCTCCGTCTCTATCACGTACACTGAAACTGAAACTCATTGTTTTTGTACCTGTTGCATCATGTGCAACGTTTAATGTACCGCTTTTCAACGTAACTGTACTTGAACCATTATAATCAGGAATTGTTCCAGTATAATTAGTTCCGTTTATCGTGATAGTGTAACTGATATTTGTTCCTTGCGTATTCCATCCCCATCCAGATTGAATAGGCGAAATTTTAAATGTATAGCTAATATTGGATGTGTTTGCACTATCATTTTTACTGTTCTCTGTAACAGTTAATGTAAATTTATGGTGTCCTCTTGAACCATTGCCAGTAATTGTTTTAGATTGTAAAGCCATTCAATCACCTCTTTTTGTTGTTTCTAATATTATACCTTTTGGAAGTAAATTCTTCCTGGGAGTCCAGGACCAGGTCTTTGGTCAGCTGTACCATAGCCAATTTCTGGCATTGTTTGTAGTGATGCTCCTTTAACTGCGCATGGATTCCACGTACCTGCGTCGCATCTCCATACTTCTAATGCCCAGTTTGTTCCAGCCGAATTGTAGATTAGCGCCAAAATTCTATTCGATAGATTATCACCACTTCCGACTGAAGTAGCAAAGTATTGACCAAATTGAATACCAGCCCATCCAATACTACCACATTGGAAGCCACCACCATAATTTATAGAATTTTGTAAAATTTGAGAAAGCACTTTAGTTCTCCAGTCATTCTGATCAGATGCTGCTATATCGTGAACGTGCATTATACCTAAATTCATTTGAGCGTCATAGCTAGTAGATGCACCAGTACCACCATTATTTAGTCCGATAATATCTTTAGAAGAATATATACAAATCCAATCCTGCCAGATGTTATTTGCATATGTTCTGATATACATCGTGTACTCAAAACAAGTGAATCTCTGATAAACATTGACATTGTTTATTACTTCTAGTATTCCGTGATTGATTCCATTTGGACGAGGCGGAACATTTGTGCATTCTCTTAAATCTACCCAGTACACACCTGGAGTAGTTAGATTATTAAAGTCACCTGAAAATGTTCCAGCAGACTGGAGAGCTTGATATCCCTCTCCACGTGAGTCTGAACCAGTACCTCCGTTACTGATGCTAACAACTCCTGTTACATTGGAAGCTGTTCCCGATATGCTGTTATGGTCATGCGAACTATCGGCTTTTGCATTTACTTTCTCTAGCATTTTACTCCAAACTTTGACCAATCCGTCATGATCTAAAAACGCCACGTTTTCACCTTATCTTTCATATAAATTGTGTGTTGTTATACTTTCTTGAAAAAGACTCTACCTTTAGAACCAGCTGCTGGTAGGGATGTTCCGTAGTCTGATGTGTAGAATCTTGCCATCGGATGATAGTTTGAACCTAACCACATTGTATTATTGTCTCCTCTAAACTCAATGTGGTCTCCATCCCATGCTAATCTAGATATGGCTTCAGTTCCATTTACAGGTTTTTGTGCAAATGCTAATTCTGCAGCTTGTGTATTTGCTTCATACATTCTAGTATATTTATCTCCATTAACACTTCTATCAAAATACAGATTTGGTTCTATATTGAGTTTACTTATGTTCAAATGCATTTCAGATTTACCTGTATTTTTAGATACAAAATCTATAGGTACTGGAGCCCAATCTGTCCAGACCCAGGGAAGTTGCCAATTCGTTTGAGATCGCATGTATACATGTTTATTGTCGAGAGCAATTAAGATTTGATTAGTATACATAGAGTCTGTACTAATTCCAGTTACAAGAAGTGTGAATGCACCTTTACCATCGCCAAAGAATGGTGGTAGATTAGCGATAATATTTTCACTAGATGTAGATACATATGAACCGTTTATCATATAATCATTTAGATTTGCGCCAGACGGAATACTCTGCACAAATTGTCTATGTGCAACTGCGCCACTTACAACAATTTGCCAAGGAGTCCAAGTTGTTCCATTGGCATGTAATCGAGTAAACTCTACACCTTCTCTACTGTATATCACTCTTTGCATCACTTCTGCAGAATCTCTAGCTGATGTAGTTACTTCTAGTCTTGCCCAAGTATCAGTTCTACCAGCATACGTAGGATAATTTGTAGTATCCGCAGTTGTGAACATATAAACACCTGCGTTTTGAGCGTCGTTTAGATTTCCCTTGTACACCCCCCGACATCAAAGCCGAATATCCGCTATCTCTATTTGATCTACCAGTTCCTCCGTGCGCAAAATCTACAACTCCTGTGATATTAGAAGCAGTACCAGAAATTGATGTATGATCATGCGAAGCATTTGCTTTGCTGTTTAGCTGTTCTTTTATTTTTGCCCAAAGCTTAGACAATCCAGAGTTATCTAAAAACGCCATAATAATCCTCCTTGCATCTAGAATTATTTACAAATTTCGTCAATTTCAGTGTCAGTTATTGCGGACACGTTAGCATATATAGGATAGTTTCCTAAATAGAGTTTGTAGGTGTTAGTCTCTCCATCAGCTATGAAATAGATGCAATCTCTGTCAGGTGCGCTTGGCAATTGACTTCCGAATTTGATCTTAATTGAATTGTTTTCTATTGGCAACATCATGGTATTATCACTCGGCATATAATCATCCTCCAACAAATTGTTTAATGTAATAGCACCTGCTATATATTAGATAAAAGGTGACGAAAGTATTGCAGAGCAGAAACAACTAGCTTTCTTTGTCATACTGTTCCATCTCAGCGCTGGTAAGCTTAAGTTCTCTGATATCTTCCATTTGATGTGTTATAAAAGAGTTTCCTCCCAATGCAGTATAAGAGGAATATAATTCTTCTACAATAAATAAAGAGTGCGTACCTATGAATCCTTTTTTAAGGTAATAGTCATGCGCTTGATTTATTCTGTCTCTCGTAGATGCTAGCAAAGAAGCTTTAAGCTTGGCATTTGTATCTGATTGAGATTCAGATAAACTTTGAAGCTGATTTGTTAGTGCAGTCATCTGTGTATCAGTAGATGATTTAATGTCGTCTAACTTACTTTGCATCTTAGATTCTAGTGACTTGATATTCTGCTGCTGATTTCGTTTGATTTCGGTCATGTGAGTATCAATTGCTTCTTTTGTAACCTTTATCAACGACTTTTTGAGAATTTTGATAATTATTGCAGATGCAGCAGATATAGAGCACACCAAAGATGCAACTAATTGAATGTATTTCAGAATCTCATCCATGTTTATGTTATCTCTCCTCGTTTATAGGTGTCCATACAAGTCTGTTATCGGAAATCCCTAATGATTCTCTTATGTTTTTGATGGATAAAGCTGTGCCTTCAATCGAGTTTCCTGAGATGCGTATAAAATCTTCACCTGATTTAAATTCCATTGACGCTCCATCATCTAATACATCACCGTGTTTAGATAACTTTGATGTATCTGTTAATTGTACTCTAGATTCTTTTGTATCATCTAAAAATACATTTCCTGTGTCTGTTTCTACTAATAATCTTCCAGGTATCTTAGTTTCTGGAATTGTGCTCGAAGGTCCTCGGCTAAACGATACATCTTCTAATTTTACATCTTTCATGTCATCACCACATATGTTTAGTAGTAGTTTATCGTCAGTTGTATTAAAGGTGAACAAACAAATCGCCGAGTTGATTTGAATCAACTCGGCGAAATGCTACATATTCTAGTAACTATAGATTACAGGAACTTAGATGGTTTGCCACTTAAGCGCTGCAGCTGCGACTTCTGCCTTTGTAGCATACGTAGCTACAATGTTGTTACCTTCTCCATCTGCTGCAGCCTTAACACCTGTTACTGCGATAGACACATTCTCAGATCCGTCGAAGGAAACAGATCCAGTTGCATCACCCTCAAGCGTGATAGTTCTGGCAGTTGTCAGCTTACCTGCAGACGCAACTGACTTAGCAGAGTCAGCAGTATTGTCTACATTTCCAAGACCTATATCAGCCTTAGTAAGCGTCTTGTTTACCCAGGCAGTACCGTTGTAGACAAGAGAATTGCCGTTTGCAGCTGATGTGATAGTTGTATCCGTGAGAGAGCTGACGCTCTTTGCGGTGCTGATTGTTACTGCTGCAGAACCGTCGAATTTCTGACCATCAATCGTGATTGCATGATTTACTTTGTTTGCAGATCCAGCATTACCTGTAATTGTAGTAATATTGACATCTGCATCAAGTGATTGACCGTTAATCTTACGAGAGGTCGGAACATATCCAGATAGATCAACATCAGTGTTGCCGATCTTCTCATATGCCGGTTCGGCTGCTGATGTGTTCCAGATATACTCATCAAATGTATCGTTTGATCCATGAGTATGCGGAACAAGGTAAATTACACCCTTTACACCCGTAGACGGAAGCTTGTCGAAAGACTCGACCTTCACGATTTCAAACTGCGTTACACCAGAAATAGCAGAGTTGATTGCAGTCTGAACAGCACCAGCAGTCGGGAGGTCCGTGCCACCAGCTGTAACAGTGGTAGCTACACCCTTCTTAGCTGCATCACCAGCGTCTGAAATCTTTGCTAGTGTTAACGTCGGGATATCTGCAGCAGTAAGATCTGTACCACCAGTTACAAGGCCTTTTGCATCATACGTGATTTTAGTATGTGTACCTCCGGTGATAGCAGTATTAGCTTTTACAGCAGCATTGGCAATAGCCTTTGCACCTACCTCATTGTCCCAGTTCGTTATCTGAGTTGAGGTAATATCCATTGCCGGCTTCTCTGCAATTGCGTCAACAGAAGCCTTAGTTGCAAACGTCTCACCCTTTGTGAGAGTAAGTGCATGACCTGCAGTATCAAAGGTAGCACCCGTAACAGCATTTCCGGTTCCATCTACCTCAACGGTATTCTTGATATCGGCAGGATTTGCAGGAAGCGTAATAGTTACATCTTCTGCTGCAGTAATGTTACCTCGGTCATCATAAGTAACCTTCGGAATCTTGAAGCTACCACCGAAGTCAACAGCACCCTCTGTGTTGTTACCAACTACACCATTAGCGATCGTAGCGTTGAGCTTAGCAATGAGTTCCCAAGTCTTGCCATCCTTGCTGAAGTAGAGTGAACGAGCGGTACCCGCTTCCAGCACGAACAGTGAATCCGGAGGCAAGAAACTAGAAGGCAGAGCAGCGCCATGAGAAACTGGACGAGTATACTCAGTATCACCTACAAAGAGTCTCTGAGCATCTGTCGTAAAGTAGATCGTGTTTGCGTTTTTGGCTGCACTGTTATACTCAGCCTGCAGACCATACTTAAATTCAATAATTCCTGAAGTTGAAGGCATATATTTAGCCCTTTCATAAAATATATTTAGTATGTTGTGCGTACTTGTGAGAACACACAACATACATATTTGGTTATTGTAAGATATTAGAGAGAATGCCAGCTCATTACTTCGTCAATTGCCGCAGATACGGCAGCTTCTGAAGCAAGAGTATCGGCAGAAACTGTTTCAGAAAGCGTAGCACCGCCCATAGTTTTACCAGAATCTTTGATAGCACCATCTGTGCCAAATGTAATGATGTTGTTCTCAGTTCCAGCTACTGCTGTAACTTTCTTAGCGATTGCAGCAGATACAACATTGTTAGTTGCAATGTTTTCTGAAGAGACTGATAATTCGCCCTCAGACTGGATAGAGAACTTGCTCTCAACTACATTTCCATTTGCATCACTGATGACAATCTTGTCACCAAGTGCAGAAGTTAGCTTGTCCAGCTTACCAGAAATGTCTACAAGGAATCCGGCATCTGAATACGTAAGTGCATTCTTAGTATTCGGATCGATGAGGATCTGAGCAGAAATCTTATTGTCATCGGATACAGAAATTACAACGTTTTTGCTGGTATTGTCTGCACTGTAAATATTTACAAGCGCTTCTGCAGGGATGATAACAGGATCAGCCTGACCATCAATAGTTAGAACAATGACCTTATGCTGTGTTGGATCTGTTTCTGGATAATCTTCGTAATACTTACCAGCAGTTACGAATTTGTCCTTTGGAATGTTTACAACTAGATTATCAGAACCATACTGCGGAATAGTGATAGTAAGCGTAGACGCATCATAGGTGATTCCGTGAGCAACACCGGTAAGAGTAGCAGCTGTACCTTCGCCTACCTTGACACTACCTGTGATAGCATCAAACGTAGTAGCAAGTGAAATCGCATCTACTGCAGCTTTGATTCCTTTCTTAATGAGACCAATAGTAGCAAACTTGTTAGAATCTGCATCTGCCCAGTTAGCACCATCTGTTAGATAACCGGGAGTAAGAACAATCCAGCTTGCGTTATCTGTCGTTATCTTTGCTTCAAATGTAGTAGAATTGATGTAAAGCTTATCTAGAATTGCATCCGATACTGCTGGTACCGTGTCAGTTACAATGACAGATTTCGTTAGGTCTGCTGAACCTTTGCAAACTCTGCCCGCATCCGTGATAAAATAAAGTGTATTTACATCTTTTGCATCAAGAGCTTTATAAGCTGCTTCTGTAATAGCATTGAAAATAACTTTATTTTCGGTACCCTGCCAGATTGTATCGCTGTGTGCAGCAGATTCGCGCCAGTTTACAAGCTGAGTTGCATCGCCACCAGCAAAGATCCATACCGTGCTGGTATCTTCTCTGTAAACTTGCTGACCAGCTTCAAGATCTTTTAGAGCTAGCATAGCAGATTCGTTGTCGACGAACAGCATCGGCTTGCTTGCACCGATTTCAACTAGATCGCCATCTGTATTAGAAATCTGATATGCAACAGAATTCTTCTTAGCTTCGTTAACAACTGTTACAATCTGACCTACATATGCAATTGGATTAGTGGTAGCATATGTAGTAGCCTCTTCTAGAGAATAGAATACGGAATATCTTTCAATTGGACCGCTATACTGACGGCTGATTTGAAGAGGGAACTCCATGAAAGCGTTTGTTTTATTGATTGTAGCCATTAAGTTTCACTCCTTTCTATAATTTAACCTAGCGTAACAGAAAGAACAGCATCTTGGCTGTATGCGTTAAGCGGAACATATGTCCAAACATTATATGTAATAGCTGCATGGCCGTTAGCACCTTCTACATCAATAGTGGACATAGCAAAGGTAGATGTGACGTCTGCGTTCAAAGCAGATTCATTTAGAATCTTGGTAACACCTGCGTTAGTTGCAGGTGCAGCAATGACAACACGCTTAGCTCCAGCTTTAACTGTGATCTTAAATGATCCTGATCTGTAAGCTGCGTTAGATTTTGTTTGAAGATTACGAATTGCTGCAGATGTCAATTCAGCTACGTCAGAAGTATATCCAGCGAAGTAGCCCATACGGTACGGAGTGAATACATAATTGCTAGTATCCTTAGAACCTGCTTCAATATGTCCGGTCGGATAAGCTTGTCCTAGGTTATCGTTCTTTACATCACCTTCTGCATACGTAGCAGTTGCAGAATATGTAGTAGCAGAAACGAGGGACAATGACTCTTCCGAGTAATCTGCAGGAGTAGATGTAGAAGCTTCACCCACATTCACACTGTTCTTCTTGAACTGGATGTTTGTAAGTTGGCCTGCGTCATGCTGCGTAAACGTAGCATGAAGTTTGACATTCAAAGTAGATCCGATTTCGTAATTACCTGCGGATGAGCCCGCATTGTTAGAAATTACAACAGACGGCTGAACATATGTCGGAGGAACTTGTTTCATCAAAAGCTTCTTGACGATGGTTTCAACTGTCATATCCTTTGCAATCTTGTCGCCTGTCTTGAATCCACCAAGCGTAGCACCATCGCCTAGTTCTACTGTAAACGCTTCATCCTCACCTACAGATACATCGGACAGAGAAGATCCGACAAAAGTAGATAAGTCAACTTCTACCTTAGAATGCTGTGCATCATTAAGTGTTAGAGTCAAGATGTGCTTTGCGCTGTCATATGTAGCACCGGCAAGGAAAATATCTGCAATAGTTACAGACTTAGTTTCTCCACCCTTAGTTGTAAACTTGAGTACAGTACCTGCAGTTCCTTCTGGAGCTGCTTCTGTAACTACGTCTACAAACGCAGAGTCTAGCTGGCCAACTGCTGTAGTGATTGCATCCGATACAGCCTTAGCAGTTGGAATCTGCTCGTCTGTCGCTGCATCTAGTGTCTTTGCGATAGTGCCTTCGGCAAAATTGGTGATCTTCAGAACTCCGTCTGCAATTTCAGTAGCTTCTCCACCACCTACTTGAATCATCGTTGACCCGGACTTGATCCAAGACGTTGTTTTTCCTTCTACAGTAGCAATGTACAAGACGTTTTCTACAGCAGTAGCTGTAGACGGAATTGCGGATACAAACTTAACATTGAGTTCTGTCTTATCCGCGATTAGCTCAGAACCTTTATAAATTTCATGAGAGTCTGTGATAAAATACAATGTATTTTCATCTTTGACTGACAATGCTTTGTAAAGATCAATTGAGCCATAACTAAAAAGAACTTTTGATGCCATTAACTTATTTTACTCCTTACTTCTAGTTTACTCCACTGTACAGTTTCAGCAGAGACTTCTTTGATAGCTTCATGAACTTTTTCGCTTGATTCTATAATCTTATCTACCTTGTCTGGCAAGCTTTCGGTTGTTACATACTTATCTGGAGTGATTCCAAATGTTTCCTCTTCCCATTTAGAAGCTACTTGATTCCAGGTGAAGTATTTAGTTCCAGAAGTAGTCTGATTAACTTTTACTATCTTACCGTTAGGAATCAACTGATTAGCTAATAGATAGTCTCTTTCTGCTTCTGTATCTACAGTTATGAACGCATGTTCTACTTGAAAGCTATGTGGATCTATAGGACGTGGAGGACACGGAGGCGGAGGACACGGAGGCGGAGGGCCAGGCGGAGGAGGACAATGGCATGTACAGGATGTGTCAGGTTTACAACATCCAGTTGACCCTGAAACGTCTGAAACATTGAGCAGCACATCGTTTGTAGCAGGTAACGTAGTTTGCGTATCTACAGAACAGAAGTACCAGCCGTTTTTCTGTAGTCCTCTGTATATGTACCAGCCGTGCTGAACAATCCACTTAGTTCCTGGATATGTTTCGATAGTTACTACATCGCCTTCGTATAACTTAGTAATGCTACCAGGTATTTGTATATAGTTCATGATATCACCTCGCTTTACAACTGTATTTCGTATATATCGTATAGATCTGACAATGATACAGGTTTTATCATAGCAGGGTCATCTTTTTGCTGAAAATACCACCCGCAATGTGGACGATTGCCGTCACATTGATACCAGCCATGTTTAATTATCCAGATCGTTGCATCAAATCTTCCGAGTTTAACATAACTATCATTCGCTATGTCGATATTTGTATCCGGGACATGTAGCTTGCAGCATTCACACATAAAGAAATCACCTCTGACCTATCCATTTCTATTATAGGTTCTAGAGGTGATTATAATTTAATGTTTGTTATGTTGATGCGCTGTAGAAAATTACTCAATCACATCTTTACACAACGGATCCACTTTAAGTTCATTGTAGATTTGTTCAGCAACTACTTTCATATCCGGATACGGTTTTCCTGTTGTACCTTTGTATCGAAGATTGATGAAATGCTTCCAAGCTTTGAGATTTCCTGTAACTACAATTTCTGTAGCTGTACTATTAGGTAGCACACATCTAGCTTCTTGTGCAGTACATCCCTTTGACATTAGTTCGTTGTATGACTTTTCAGATTGTAGTAGAGAATTGCAAAATATCTGCTTCATGTCGTCTGTTGAACTTCTATACCAACTAGGTTCAACGAATTCGATATCATCGGAATTGTATTTAACGTATCTCTGAGACTGCTGAGCAAAACTCATTGTCCTATGACGGACGATTTCGTGTGATACAGCTCTATCTGTTTTTATTTTGAAGCTCGCATAAACATGATTCAGTTTCTCGGATTCAGATAAATCGTCTATTTCAGCAATATCAACTACTTTGATTCTAGTGTTTGGGAGTAGTTCATCGTTTGGCCAGTTTTCATTTTCTTTAGGATAGCTATCAGGGTACAACAGATCAGATAGGCCAGCTTGAATCATTGCTTCATATATCTGACGAATGCATGAATCATTGATAGCTCTGATATTTCCAGACATTAAAAATCTAGGTGTTGTATATCTAGAATCAGCTTTGCTGATAGTCCAGTGTTCTGTGAAATTCATGTACTTGCTAAGATTGTGTTTAAGCGCATCATAATAATCTGTGTCAAATACTTGAAAAACTAAACTAGCATGCTCTAACATCGCTGTATGTTTGTTTTTGACTAGATTATCAAACATTCGTTTTGCTGATCCTGCAGCTGCTTTGCTTTCTGACTTATAGCAAGTTCTAGCGGCGTTTTCGATCTGAGTCAACGGATCAGATTCTACGATTCGCACTACAGAAGGTTGAACTAGTTGCATATAATCACCTCATGAATTTATTTCGGAAATCTTGTTCAGTTATTTTAGATACTCCGTATTTGTCAGCTTGAATATTCTTGCTACTTCCGCTATTCGGGTCATCTGTAATTAGATAAACAGTGTCTTTAGACAATGAGCCAAGTTCAAATCCATGTTGATTTAATTCCGATTCAAATTCAGATCGTTTTACAGACAATTTACCTGTAATTGCAACTTTAACTCGATCTGCAGTTGTATCAGACCAAGATATTCTATCCCATATATACTTCAGCCTTGCGAATTTATCTAGGTGACTTAGGATGGAATTTGCATTAGCGTAGCCAATGAAGCTATCCAGATTCGATATTTCTGAAACTGGAGCTTCTCCTAGACTCACTTTGAGTATTCGTTCAATTACATCTAGATATTCAGACAGTTTTCTAGAAGTTTCTAGACCTAATCTAGGAATATTTAAAGCTTGCAACGCTGTTGCAATATCAACAGATTGATTGAACAACATATATACCGAATGTTTGAATAACTCAAACTGCTTTCCAGATCCATTGTACATTGAGAATTCTAGGTCTAGATCCTCTACAGATCTAGACATGAGAGAATCGACTGTAGTCAAATCTCCGAATACCTCATACAAGAATCTTTCTCTGAGTACATCACCAATGCCGTCAACTGGAGACAATAGATTGCACCAAATCAAGAGGTCTGTCTTCTGATAATTAGTGCATTTATAGTTGGGGCACATCAAGTTCACACCAGCCTGAATCAACTCCGCATCACAACACGGACAGTGTGTAGGCATTGACATGTCAGACGACGGAGAGACGACATTCAGAACGTAAGGGATTATCTCATTTGCTTTGCAAAGCTCAATTTCAGCTCCTGGCCCAATGTTGTGATCTTTTATGTATTTCGCATTGAATCCTGTTGCAAACTGAACAGTGGTGCCAGACAACTGAACGGGTTCTACATTGATAACAGGTATCATGTATTTAGTTTTGGATAGCGACCAATCTACGGATTTAACTCTGGTTAATTTCGATTCGGCGGGAAACTTGAACGCTTGAGAATCAAAATCGTAGATATATTCGTTATTTGCTTCTTGTAGTTTTAAAGTTTGGCTGGCAATTACAATTCCATCTGCTGGATATTCATCATACCAAGCATCTTTGTATTCAACCATTCTGGAATCTAGTGTATCTTCAAACAGCTTAGTTATATCACAATCTACGACATCGATAAAATTTGAATGAAGCCAACTCAGCATACTGGAATAATTGTCAAATGCTTTGTTACCTCCAACAACTTTATATACTACAACAGATAGAAAATCTAGATCTTCTGACAATTCTTTAGAATTGATGATACCTGCAGCTGTATTTCTTGCGTTCTTTGCATCTTCGTGCTGAGATTTGTAACGTCGAAATTGTTCATTAGACATAACAATTTCGCCTCTAACTCCTCCACTGAATGTATTATCAGTCAGAGTCTTTTTGTGCAATATCATCCCGATCTTGTCTGTGATATCAATACCTGTTACACCATCTCCTCGAGTCACTGCGGATTTAAACTGCCCTGCTTCATAGTACATTACAACAGAAAGTCCGTCGAGTTTCAAGGAAGTAACAACCTCGGAATTTCTCAAAGAACTTTTTAATTCTTTCCAGTTATGGACCTTATCGAGGGAGCCAACTTCTCCATACTTATGCTTAACTTTATGCCCAGATGTTGTATCTGAGTTTACATCGTATCCCCAGCCTGTTTTTAGCATCGGAGAAGCTGGATTTTCTTCTTTGAGCTTGTCTACAAGATTATCAAATTCTTTATCTGAAAGCTCTTGACTGCCATCTGTATAGTACTTTTGAGCATTTGCCTGTATCTTTTTCTCTAAGGCGCTAAATGACATTTTGTCCTCCTACATATAAACTTTTATCTATCAAGCTGTTATACTTGTGCATCTACTAGCTGCGCTTAGAATTAACTAGCTCACAGCATATAGAACCTACTCGAGTTAACTCAGAATCTGTGTATGACTGATCTTGTTTCTTCATGTCAGCTTTAAGCTGCTTGAGCTCTTCCTGATATCTACGGATAAGTTCAGCCTGAAGCTCATTCATTTTAACTACAACATCTAATTTCGTGTTCATTGCAATACCTCCTAATATTTTCTTAAATGTTAGAATAGTCGATGTTGATAATGTCACCATTCTTATCTAGATTAAATTTCGCTAAACTTCCTTTTTCAAATGTATCTGCCCAAATTTTAACTGCAGCTTCGTATCCTGTTGCAGGTCGATACGATCCATCGGAAAGCTGAATGATGTGACTGGGCCAGGGTTGAGTCATTATTTTAAGAAATTTTTCTTTCACATCTTTAAGCATCGCAGGATTATACTTGTGATGTGTTGAGTATTCTGGTTTATCTAATCGAACTATTGAGCATCTTCGCTTGTTTCGAGATTTGTCGTGATACACATGCACATGCGGAATACTACCTTCGTTGTTTTGAAACACTTCAACAAATATTCCAAATTCCGTATTTAGCTGCGGATTGATTATAGCCATTGCAAATATCGGTTGGCTGTAGTTGATCCACTTCTTCATGCGGTCACCTCCTATCTCACTTCAATATATCTGTAACAGCTTCTAGATAATCGGATTTACTGTAATTGTATTTACTAATATACATGTTGATGATATCACGTTCAAATTCTCTATATACATGATACAATCTTTCAATCAAGTAATCAGAAATTTCAAACTCTGGGTAAGATTTTCGTTTCATAACAAATTTTGCATAAAAGTCGTATAGATTAGATTCGCAGTCTCTTTGATCTTCTCCAAACCAGCTGAATATTGTATTCTGATACGTTTTACCCGATATGTTGTGCTTACTGCTTACTGTGCTTGCTTTGTACACCCAACTTGTAATTTCGTCTATCCAATGCGATAAGCAATGTAACTCATCATAATAGATGACGCATTTCAATATGTGCTCGTTGAGCTGTTTTGAGTCAGCAAGTAGTTTATCTTTTACCTTAGACATCGGAAAAGCTTGACAGAAAATATCTCTATTTAAGAACAACTTCATTGTAATTCACCTACTTAATACAATATTTTTTCTTCTGCGTATCCATCAGAAGTTGTATAATATATGTAACGAATGCCGATGTCTTTTATCAGCTTCATACAACTTTTACAAGGACGAGCACAGCCAAGTTTACCCGTTTTCAACTCTCTGTATACATATACTTTAAGCTTAGAAGCGTCAATCGTGTTATCGTATAACAACGGCTTCAAAGCTAACAGCTCCGCATGAGCCATATGACACGATTCTTCTGTGAATCTCTCTTTGTTGTATTTCTTCTGAAGGGTATCTGTCTTTGTTGTGTTGAATCCGACGCTGATTATTCTGTGGTTCAATACTACTACACACCCAATTTGATACCTAACTTGTTCCCAAGTAGACAATTTAGCTGTTTGCTTAGCAATTCTAAAATATGACAAATCTTTTTTAGTAATCATGTTTGATCTCCAATTGTAACGTATCTTACAATGTTTATGCGAACTGGAATATGCTTCCAAGTAAAGACCAAGCCCAATCTCGTTTTACACCATCATAATAAAGATCTTCATTTAGATACGTTACAAAACTTTCACAATTTCTTCGATATGTATTGCTACAGTTATCCAGCCAATCTTCTACTACATTTCTGTCTGAGCTGATTACATCTAGCATAATAGTGTAGCCGGTTACTGGATCTGTGAAGAAGCACATACCTGCGAATCCATTGATCATATTAGCTTTGTTGATAACATCTGCTTTTGCATTATGAAATTCATTGATAGACTGGATACGTTTCATATTAGTTCCCTTTAGAAATATTGACATCAGTTGAATCTATTTGTGAATTGATCTGTTCCGAAGACATATTGCAGACTCTTCGTCAATTACTGAAATCTAATCCACTCGAACCGATGTTACGAATATGTGTACCAACATATGATTCATATCTGACATCTTCCATATCGTTGTAGCTTGCTTCAAGCTGGTCTAGCATCCACATGAGTATATTCTTATCTTGTGACCAAATATCGTGCCAGAATACTTCTGATTTATCATCTAGCTGCACAAACATAACTGCGTAGTGCAATCCTGCTTTTGAAGCAATGACTTCATGTTCCTGCAGTACTCGAATCTGATCTGTTATAGAAGTTACAATGTTCTTCTCCATACTGTACCTCCAATTTTTGTATCAGTTATTTTCTGATTTCTGATATGTGTAACTATATGTCGATACTTATATTATAAGCGATCTTGAGGGTGAATTCAACTATCGTTAATAATTTGTTAATATTTAGATATTTTCTTGCTCAATTCTTATATAATGTTTACCATGAATTGCTGTACCGTCTCTTGTAGTACTCCACAAACTTGCAGGTCGAATACCTGTTTTCTTCGCGCAGTCTGCGATAGATTCATAGATGATGTTGTCTTCTACGCATTTGATTTTTGTTTTCTTAGCATACAGTCCCATCACCTTCGCCCTTCGCATATTTTCTTTCTGCGTAACCCATTCTAGATTTTCAGGTCTATTATCAGTATGTATGTTATTCAAATGATCTACTACCATCCTAGTTTCTGGTACACCATGAAACGCAAAAGCTACAAGCCTGTGAAGGTTAGGTAGTTTTGTAGGACAGTTCTTGACAGCTACTTGATAGTAACCATCCATGTTTAAGAACGGCTTGAGTAGCTTAAATGAACCGTCAGTCAGTTTCATTCGGATGTTACCTAATGAAGAAGCTTGATACGGTGTATAATTCGGGATGTCTTTCCATATTTCTTCAGCCATCTGCCTTTTCTATCCTTTCAAATGATAATCCATGCGTTGGAATATTATTCCTCAGATTGTTATATATCGAATAGTAACGAATGCTAAGCTGCTTACTCGCTGCAGAAATAGAATCAAATATTTCGCCTATTTCTTTGCATCGTATTTGGCATTTACCTATTCTGTACTTAATTGCTTGATTGACGTTCTCTCTTTGTGATATCCATCTTAAATTTTCCGGTCGATTATCTGTTGAATTATTGTTTATGTGATCTACAACGGGATGAATAATATCAAGCGAAGAGTGTCCATGAAATGCTAAGCAAACTAGTTTAGCAACTGTTGGATATCTAAGCGGACATCCTACTACGTGTACTGTTAAATATCCATCTGTCGTCATACTGGGCTTTAGGTATTTGTAGTTGCTGTTTGGCAACGATTGACGAATTCTACCTAAGCTTGAAGCTTGATAGCTCACATAACCTGGAATGTCTTTCCATACTTCAATTTCCTCTGTGATCACGTAAGACCCATCTCCTCATTGCTATCCATAATTTATATGCACCTAATTTAGTTGAACTAGAAGCGCATACATCGTTGATTACACAGCTGTAATCTGAACAAAGTATACGATATCGGATTTCGTCAAATCTAGTATCTATATCGTGTAAAATAACGATTTTTGAATTGCATACAGGACATCTTAATATTTTCATTTTTATCACCTCTAAGCAAACACAATAAAAGATTCGGAAATGCTCATGCATAACCGAATCTTCGTTAACAGCTCTATTATCGAGCTGATTGTATTTTGTCTACAGCAAACCCACCATGCTGTAGTGTGTTGTTGATACCCTTACCAACTTCCCGCATTCTACCAAGACTGCTCATTTTCAGCTATTTGAGCTGATTCAAGTTATCAATCCACGCTGTTCGTTTCATCTTATCATAGTTAAGAAGTCTAGTGCCTCTGCGAACGACTTGATGTGAATTTCGTTGTTGTCTCTCTTGACAACGATCTCAAATGGAACATTTAACTGCTTTGCGTATTCAGAGAATACAAAAATGAACAAATATTTAGATTCTATCTCGCCCTGATTGTTTGCTGGGTACATTGCGACATACCAAGAATTCGATCCAGCTCTGCTAGATTGATGGATATCTACAATCCTGCTGTGTCTTTCTTTCATAAGTCTTATTGCATTATCTACAAAGGCTTTGAATATTCTCTTATAAGTACTCTGCTTGTGTTCTTTAGGGGTTGAATCTTTGTCAGAATTGACATTATTAGGTTGCTCTACATTCGCATAAAATTCAATCTCTATTATTTCTACATTTGACTTGTTTGAGTTAAATGCTTCAACTAATTGTCTATCTATCATTTATCTTTAAGTCTCTCCATTGTAGATTTATTCTGTTTGTAAAGCTTTTACGCTAATTTCTTGTACTTATCCTCCAGCTGTTTAGAAGCGTAGATAACTTTTTTCAATTTATTCATCTCTTATCATATAACGATTGTTACTTATCTGGCTTCCATCCGTCGTCAAGATAACATTTGTAATGATCTGAATTGTCAAATATTACTTTCGGCTCATCTACAAGTCCAAAATCCTTTTTGACCTCAGCTAGGTCAAACTTGTCAAAATTCGGGTTTACATAGATGATAGGAAACTTTCTACCTAGTTCGACTCTTCCTCGAGGATAGTAATTATACGGCTTGTTACATCCTTTAGGTTTAACCTCTGGCCACAACTTTTTGTGGTTGTATGTCAATCCTGATTTAGAAACGCCGAGAGACGTTATATCATGATAGAATGGAAATGAAAGAACTTTTCCGTCAACGATCCAGAAAACACCTCTTGACGGTTCTTTAGCCATTCCCAATATGTTAGATTTCTTACTTATTCGTTTCATGCTTTAAGCTCCTGTCAAAATCAGGCATCATTTCCTTTGCTTCTTCTAGCTTAGATATAACTGACTCGATTTCCGATTCTGAGCTGTCGAGCAACTTGCAGATTTCTGCGATGTCGGCGCTTGTGAAAACTTCAACTCCTTCATCTTCCTCAAGGCTTTGTTTGCTCTGAAGCGTGTAAGCTTTCCTTGTTTCTTCAATTGCGTTTCTTATGATTTGAATCGCAGCTTTCTGCATCTCAAGCTGGTAATTGATCCAATTGTTTGCAGAAAACAGAGCCATATCAACTTTTCTATCCATCATTGTCATTCCTCCGTACCTTTCATTGCTTCATAAAATTTAACGTAGTTCCAGATAATGAATCTTGCGATATCGCTGTCTGTGTCATCGATTTCGCTATCTGCTGCTTCTGTATCAGGTTTTTGTAAAAAAGAGTTGTTGAATGCTGCTCGCATTGTTTCTACTTCATGATTACTGAGTAAAAATTTGATTTCTTTCATATGTAGTTACTTGTCCTCCTCAAATTCAACATAGCTATATGCGGATTCAAGGGTGTTGCCGATATATGCGATATACGGAACTTTTAGCGATTTGAGTCGGTTCAGGTAATCTGACTTCCAGATCATTGCCTGCACTGCATCATGGCTGAATATGTCTGTAACGCATACTTCCTTTGTAATTAAGTCCGTGTGAAAGACTGTAACAACAACCATGCTGGAGTGCTCTGCAATCTCGCAGTTTCTATCTAACAATTCTTTTGCTTCAGATCTGCTGTATACAATCATATTGAATACCTCCTTAGTCAACATATGAATTGCGAACATTTTTGACGAAATACGGTTCGTAGTATTCCAATTCGTAGATCATTGAATCTGATACATCTCGACCGTGTTGAATCTGAAACTCTCTGGTTTTCTCCTCCACCATGTGGTTAATCTTGTTATTGCATCCAAGTTGTCTGCAAACCGACTTGCAGATATTTTCCGTCTTGTAGCAATTATGTGACCACTGGTTATCTGGATCAGAGGTTACAAACCCACCTTTTTGGAGGAAATAAGACTTTCCTTCATGTGGGCCTGTGAGGTATGTAACTTTGATAACGTATCCTTTCATGTTGTCCTCCTTAGCTTTGAAGCTTTTTGATGTGTTGGATTGGACCAGCTTTTTTATGATTATATTATATGATATTTGTATGGAAAATTCAATATCCGTTAATAATTCGTTAATAATTTGATTCATCTAACAACAAAAAAAAGAACCGTCCAGGTGTTGACGCACCCAGACGGAACGATTCGGTCAGCACACGTCAGCGTCCTACCGATCTCTATATTATATTGGATAGTTGTTTCACTTATCCATCACGTCATCTAGATCGCATAGATGTGTTCCTTCATTGAAACAACCGGATACAGTGCATCTGTACTTAGGAGGATAAGACATATATACCATTCCATCATTCATTTCGCAGTTGCTACAGATCTTTTGCTCATTGTTTGAAGCTGTTCTAAGGCATTCATCAAATATTACGCCTCTACCATCACAGCTTCTACAAATTTCAGTTGAAGCAGAACCAGTTATTGAGCTTCCATCATGTGGTTGACTTGTATAGAATCCGAAAGGAACAAATCCCCTTCCTTCACAAACCGGGCATTTATAAATAGCCATATTTATCACCCTTTCTGTAGACTTTCTGTGGAGCAGCTAACCGGATTTGAACCGGCAATACAACTTTGGAAGAGTTGAGTGTTACCATTACACTATAGCTGCATATTTTGATATCTGGTCGGATTAGTCCTAACTGCAAGCTGTGCTTTGCTAAGTGCCTGATATCATAGCACCTAAGAGGTTTACCTGTAACGCCTCTCCCTCTCTGTAACCGCGAGTAGTTTGTCGATTACTACCAAACGCCTTCTTTTGCTATCCGAAGCGAGGCAGGCACTGAATTCCTCTTGATAGGTTCTGCACTTTGTCCGTGCCAGACAACCTCCCTTCCGATTCGAACGGATCCTTCGCCCTGACGGACGCTAGTGCTACCACTACACTACGGGAGGATATGTATCCGGCAGATGTGATCACAATTTCACCATGATTCAATAACATTAACACTGCCGGACAACTTAGATCTAATGACGATTGTCTTATCTTTTCACCGCTAGGTGGTGCCCATAAGACTCGTCGGAAGCTCTCTTGACACTTCACACCTCAATCAAGAAGTGGGATACAACTTTAAACCGCGAGAGTCGTTACAGTCGTGTTGTACCAATTGTGGTGGGTCTTCAGGGGTTTGAACCCTGGACCGTCCGGTTATGAGCCGGATGCTCTGACCAACTGAGCTAAAGACCCTTATTGTATCGGGAATGGTTTTTGCACCCGATTATAGCAGCTTCTCTGCCTTTGTCAAAATAGTTAGACATCGTATTGACTTTACGACACTTGTACTCATATGCGACAAGCTTGCATATATGCTCTTTTCAGTTAAATTTCGCGCCATCAGATAGTCGACATACTAGATGGGTAGCGGGGTGCATACTCCCTCTTGGAGCGGATAACGGGACTCGAACCCGCAACACGACTTTGGAAGAGTCGGATGTTACCGTTACACTATATCCGCATATCAAATCTAGCTGGTTGCTAGACTTCAACCTACGACTCATTGCTTAAAGTCGGTTGCTCTAACAGCTGCGCTACATCAGCAGATTTTAAATAAATCAATTAAATTCATTAAAAAAATCTTTATCAAGATGCTATATAGCATCTTGAAGGCGAGCTGACTGCGCCTCTAGCTTGTAAGACGGTTAGGTCTGTCAAGTTACTTTTTCTTAGTATGTTTAGTGCTGCGTTGACATCTGCGTTTATTTTGGTTTTGTTTGATGTGATGTATAATCCTCTGTATACGCGTTTTCCCGAAAATTTTGCTTCTTCTGGATTCTGCGGATTCCATTTTGGCATTTTATCATCGTCAAAGAACGATGCTTTTGAAGTGTAACTTTCTTCTTGAAGTACAAAATTGATTCCATGTTGATTGCAAAGATACTCAAGTCTGCTCTTCAGTCGTCCTAACGGAATCATAACGAAGTTTTGGTTATTTACTTTTCCTAAGTTGGATCTCGATTGAAAACCATCATTATACCCTACAACAATATTACCAATTTTGTTATTGACACAGTAGTTAACTATTTTCTTAGCTGCACAATAAATATAGTTGTTAACTCTGTTGTTTCTCTTAGTTGTCAGGTTGTATTGGCGTTTTGTGTAACCTTTGATACTTTGCTTATCTTTAATACTTGACAGTCTGGCCAACTCTTTGTTGTACCATTGATTTATTGATTTTAATTTCTTACCATCAATTATGAAAGACTCACCTGTATCGGTTACACAAGTAGCTAAGTTATTGACACCTAAGTCTATTCCCATTGCTCTTGTAGCATCGATTTCAGGCTTTTCTACATCAATATCGTCAAACATGTATCTAACTTCAAAGTATCTACCGTTGTACTTAGGAACAATATGAATCTGCCTTATTTTCTTGCCGATAATATGCGGAGGAATTTTTATGAACATTGGTTCTTTGTAATCTTTTCGCATATCAAAAGAAACCGGAACACGAAATTTGTCATCTGATATCTGCGCTTGACTAAATACTATTTTGAAAAACGAATCTTTCTTCAAATATTTGGGCATTCGTATTTTCCAGCCCTGATACTTGCCGGATTTAGCGAGCTTCTGTAACCCGAAGAAGGATTTGAAGGATGCGTCAGCTCCTTTCATAGATTGCTGAGCAACATTTGCACCTAATCTTTTGTAATTATCAGAATTCTTTACAAGATAGTAGTTTGCTTCATATCTCAAGTAAGAACCTTCTTCAAAATAATGCTGCCGAATATTATACAAACTTTCATTATATACTGCTCTAGACAAGCTACATAATTCTCTTAACAGATTGTATTGATCGACGGTAAGATGTTTTAGATTTTGCTTCCATGTTTTCATCATGTATCACCTCCTATCTACATTTATATTAGGTTCAATTATACGGATAATTTAGTATTTTAGTATAATTGTCAAAAATAAAATTTAATTAAAACCTTCTAGCTTATTTATAAATATTTTGATTTTTCATGTGATGTTATTTAACGATCGGAGCTTCTTTGACAGAATTGCTAATTCGTTTTTAGATAGCTGTTTCAGTGGCTCATGCAAATAGAGCTTATTTGAAGATTTTAAGAATTTAGCAATATCTGATAACGAAGAAAATCGCTTTCTAAAAGTGTGGAACTTTTTAACTGTTTTTGGATACTTATCATAACAAATAAAAGTATATGTTTTCATACTATAAGCTCCTTAATAAAAAGTTAAACTCATTTAGTAGAAATACACAGTAGACAGAGGTAGTTACTTCTGCTCCTTAGCACATCCTTTATTAGCTTTCAAATTTGTTGCCCTATTGCATTTATTCTACTTGCTGTGCCCCTCCAACCCTCTTTCTACTAAATAAGCAAACTTTTTCTTAATCTCCCTGAATGGGTTTGGGAACCTCTATCACTGCTTACATCAACATTGCAGTTCAGTAGATTAAGCGCAGCGACGAACCTGCTACTTCTTTGTGTCAAGCGACACATTCGTCACAACAGTTATATTTCGCCGAGAGTTGATGATCTCTTTTCATCAGATACATTATCTTTAGAAAGATAATGTATTGGTCTATTTATCATTTCAAGACCTATACTGACATAGGCTTTGGAGGGAACAGAAGGGCTTGAACCTTCGACCTCATGACCTATAGTCATGCGCTCTAACCTACTGAGCTACATTCCCATGTTGTGTGGCATTTTGTTTGTACTGATGCCACAAACAGAAAGATAAAGAGAGATAAAACGTCTTCTTTTTACTTGGCTGGGCTAGTTGGACTCGAACCAACAAATGTCAGAGTCAAAGTCTGATGTGTTGCCTTTTCACCATAGCCCATCGTGTGCGCTCTTTTATCGGAGAGCGCATAACCGATTGTTATTTAGCTTTGTACTCTTGATACCACTGGCGGTACTCATCTTCTTTCGAACGTTTTGGCTCATTCGCACGCACATGTGAATTCTCTTCCTGCACATACGTCCAATGCTCTTCCCATGGATATAAGAACCCGTAGTCGCATATGTACCGTGAACAGTAGATTTTCTTGTATTGCGCATCTTGGAACAGATCTTCGATATGGCGCCTGAGATATCCGCGCACGACCTTTGAAGCTCTGCGCTTTTTCCATTTGCCTTTCTTATCTCCGCACCACGGCGTTTTCTTATAGCTTCTGCTCATTTTCTAAGTCCCCCCCCCTTTCAAGACTTAGAAGGCGTGCGCGTCGTTTCTCATGAAGCTTCCCTCCTATCCATGCACTGTGCTACGCTTAGTCAGTGACGTTCTCGCGCTGGAGCCGGTAACGGAACTCGAATCCGCAATACAATCTTGGAAGGATTGGGTGTTACCACTACACTATACCGGCGTGTTTGAAGTTTTATCTGCAACAGGATAACTTCAAACCTGCCCACCGACAAAAGAAAGATAATCTTTCTCATACTTTGCTCGCAGCGCATCTGTATGTAATGGTGCCACCGTTGTTATTTAAAGTCGCATGGCTACACGACACGCCAGTTCGGCCAATTTCGGTTGGTTGCCTACTATGCAACGTACAGTTCTTTTAGCTACTCTGTTTCGCTTCGAGATTAAGCGTTTCTTGTACCTGATCACTGATTCAACGCCGTGATAGCTGGTCTTAGCGCTATCTCTATAGTAGGCCAAGCTGGATTTACAGTCCGGGGTGATACCAATTACACTGTACTGACCTATATTTGCTCGTCTTTCCGAGCTGCCACCTACACGCTTCTGTTGTTATCGAATATGAGCTTAGGATCCAGTTCTTCGGCTCTTGACGGATTAGCCGTTCCGACTTCCTCCATTACGTTGGAGCAGGTTTAGCAACGCACGGCTTTTCCGCCCGTGTGACGTGCTCCCAAAGTTGCATCGGTTTCATTCTCAGGCGCGTTGCGTCGAGCGGGGATGGCGGGAATGGAGCGATTCGAACGCTCGCGCCGCTATGAACGACCTCCCAGTTTTCAGGACTGGTCTCTTCAACCACTTGAGTACATTCCCAAAACGCGATTCCGTTTACAGCAGTCATCGCGAACCGTCTGTGGATCGTGGACCCGCAGGTTTGCACGATACATCAACCAGCTTTCTCAACTCTTACCGTGTAGTGTAGCTAAAGCCCGTTAAATGCTACGCCGTTGATCTGAATTTGATCTATATTCAGATCACCTATTACCGCAGGCAGCGGATATTTTGATACTTCGTACCAAATGCGGCAAGAAAACTATTTAATTTCGACCCTCGCATGGTACGCATCGTTGAGAGGCGTGCAAGGGTCTAATAGGATGTCCAAGCCGGGTTCGAACCGAGCCACTCGTCGTTTTACAAACGCGCTTTACCGTGATAAGCTATTGGACTATATTGAACGACGGGCTGAGATCTTGACCCGCCACGATGCCATCTCTCGCCGTTGGAAGCGAGTGACCACACAGCCGATTAAGCTGTAGGCATCAACGACACTGGTTTTGTAAAAGCCAGCAAAATCTTACTCTGAAGCACTATAGATTTCCTTTTAGCACATCGCCTCTTGCGGAGTGCGGAGATTGCGGTCTCCTACGGTTGCACCTACTCGTACTGTCTCACGTATTGCCTTGCGAGCTTTACGCGCGTTCATTTTTCAGAACGATAAGTCGTTTGTCTCTCTAAAGTCGCACACACTTTTGCTTGATATAACAGTTTACCCCACTGGTGCTAATGAAAGCTAAAGTGTGTATTGATCCCAATGAACGACGAGGTGTACGTTTGACCATTCGTACCTTTTGAGCACGACCCAATCGTCGCCGTTCTGCCGTCTTGTTATCGACAGGCTTTACTGAAAGCGCTCCTATCTTTCGATTTAAGGGAGCTTTCAAAATCAACGAAGCACTGAACTTAACAGGATTCGCACCTCGAAGCAATTTCCCATCCACTCGTTTCCGAGTTAATATAGAGCCTTTTTCATGACTCCTTCCAAGCCATAGCATTAGCAGTTGCCCTCAACCGTAGGTTTGGATTAGTGAATATTGGTTTTCCGTTGCACTGAAGAACTTCTTCAGTCGCATGGTTCAGAAATCATCGACCATGCTTTATACACATCACTGTGTTTATCTAACGACCCGAAACCGGCCGATATGGAGCTGGTGAACGGACTCGAACCCCTGACCTGCTGATTACAAATCAGCTGCTCTACCAACTGAGCTACACCAGCGTATATCCTCGTCTTTCCGAGGTGTCACCTATAAAACATGTGTTAACGCCTATCGTTTTAGGATCAACGAATTTCGTATACTTCAATCAAGGATATACGGAATTCTTATTAAGAAGTATGATTCTAATCATACCGGGATTGGTTTTGCACCCGGTTATAGTTGCTTATCAACTTTGGAATCATTCCTGGCATATTCCTTGCCACTCACTCTTTTCAGCCAATTTGCGCGGAAATATTCTAGATGATATTTCGGCAGGATTGTGAGCTCCTATGTAATAGCTTACTAGCTGCTACATACTTAATTAACGATTGTAAATAATTTAGTTCATCAGCTTACCGCTTAGATTGTCACGCTACGCGTTATCAACTAGCCACTATCCTAAGGTAAATAACGAGGACTTATCTCGTAATTTCCATCCACGCCCTCCGGGTGGAGGGCGACCATTTTCATTCTTTGTCAGGTTAGCTGATTACTCTGACATCAGTCAATTAAGTATTGACAGTTGGCTGGAGATGCAAGATTTGAACTTACTCCGTAGGTGTCAAAGACCTATGTGCTGTCATTACTCCAATCTCCAACATCATATAGAATAAAGGTTTCTACTATGTTTTAGCGCTTAGCGACGCCGTAACATCAAACTAAATTCAAACTAAGTTATTGTCCATCAGATACACTATTCGGTCAACTAGGCTGTGCATCTGACATTCAGAAATTTTTCTCCATTTCCAGCACCAATCAATTTTATCACAGATTTTATCAGGACCCAAAGGGTGATACGGTCTAGATTGTTCGTAAGATTTGATTGCCTTATCAATCTGATCGTAATAGTTAGTGGACTGAGACTTCATCACCATTCAGCTCCTTCCGAAAGCTCTGACCTTCTTCTGCTACATACTTATTTAACGATCGTTGCAATTTTAATTTTTTGATAACTATTTCTGAGAATATTTATATTGGCTGAAGATAAAAATCCTCGGCCAATATCTATTTGTTTGATTTCGAGTTCATTCACTTTAGCATCAAGAAGACATACAGAGTTAATCTTCTTCGTAAGGCCTCTGGTTTTTTCTACGAGTCTTGTTCTTCTTTGTGAAGTCTTTCCTACCTCTAAACTTATCTTCAAATTGCTTGTTGCTTTTCTTGATCATCTCATCCAAGGACAGTTTCCTGTCGATCTTAGAATGTATTGGTTTCGTTGAATTACTAGCATTCTGAGATAGCTTACTATGCTGTTTCGGCTTCTGTTTACTAGGAGGGTCGATAATCTTCGGTTCAGTTATCGTAGCATTAAATTTCTTCAGATCTAAGTGTCTCAAAGATAATTCAACAGGCTTGGTCTGACCTTTAACTCCAACAGCGTCGAATTCATCATCTATCGACACATATTCTTCTGGTGCTTTGACAAATGCATTAGCAATTTTAGATACATGAATCAATTCTGTTGAGTTGTCAGGTAATCTAACTATGATAGCTTTATCAAGCAATTTGATAACCTTAACATGGTAGATACTTCCGATTTCTAGTGTCATTTTAGCTGCTCCTAAATTCACATATTTACAACATCGATGTTGTCAAATTTCTGCTCAACAAATACATTGTTTACGCCGGCAAAAATGTATTGCACATTAGCATCATTGCTGATATAGCTTAAAGCTAACTGTGTGTGCTGGTTATCTAAGTGATCGAATACATCATCTAACAGCAAAAGGTTGATACTGCATTCATTCATAGATAGTAATGCTGTCATAAATGCTAACATGTACAGACATTTTTCACCCGATGACAATGATTTATAAGAGATATGCAAATCATCTCTAACAAGTCCAAAGTCAAATGAATTGTTGCCTCCATCTGTAACAAAATACGCATCTCCAAGCAATCCGCACGCTTTGAGATTATCTGAAATGATCTGCTTTGCAGACTCGAATGGTGCGGCGGATACGACAGCTTGAAGCTGATTTGGACCTAACTTATCTGCAATGCGTTTCAGTACTGCCAGATCCAGTTCCGCTTGATACTTATCTTTAACAACTTTAGACATAATTCTATCGTATTCCATGTTAGCAAGCAATTTGATTCGAATGTTATCAAGCTTATCTAACTCAGATTCGATAAATTCGGCATTGAGACCAGTACTAGCAACCATATCCCTCACCTGAGACTTGATAGCGGCTTTATGATCGATTAGCTGCTGCTTAACATCGTAGTTAGTAGCTAAGACGTCTAGATTTTTTGACAACTTGTCAATCTTTGAAGTTAAATCATTGATGGTACTTGTAATATCTGCGTATCTATACTGCGCAGCAAGCAATTCCGTCTCAACGGTATCTAGCTGTGCTGCTAACTCGCCTCTATCTATGGTCAATCTATCACATACGTCATGCAAAATAGGACAGATATTTGAAGCATTCAGGCTCTGCTCTAAGTTCCGCTTCTTATATTTCAGTTCCGCAATCTTTTCAGTTTCACGAGATAAATCGTTTTTCAACACATCTCGTTTGTTCGAATAGCAAGTGAGTTCAAACGACCATTCATTGTATCTGTCATCGTGAAACTTATCTTCTTTCGGCGCTGTCAACGAAAAATCAGCAAGCTGAGATTCAATGGCCTGAATAGTTTCATTACATCTATATACTTCAGCTGAATCTGCTCTGAGCTTCTTATAGTAGTCGATCTTTGCCTGTACATCCTTTAAGTTGTATGAGCTGTCTACATCTGTATACTGAACAGATGATTCAATTGAATTCGTAAGACGTGTGACTTCAGACTGTTTAAATGAAACAATGTCTTTTGTGTATTTATGTAATTTTTTGATTTCTGATAAGATATCAGTGTCAGTTTCAATTGATGCAAGTTCTGTTGTCATCAAGTGTTTTGTCTCTTCAGATAACTTATCCAATTCGTCAGCTATCGCATCTTTTATGCTTAAATCAAAGTTTTGTCTCGGGATCAGCTCCATCAATCTATCTTTCAGCATATTCGGACTTAATGCCACAAATTCGTTGAAGTTAAATATCGGAAGCTCAAGACCGGATACTATAGCTTTTATGTCAAGCTCTGTAGGAAACGTATCTACATCACATTTCACTGTGTTCTTCTGCTTAGTATACGTTCTGCAGATATAGTATCCATTATCAAATGTAACCATAACCTTCATCGGGCTTGCACATGCATGGTTGAATATATCCCTGTTCTGTTTGTTTGTACCTGGAATGTAGCCAAGCAGCGCTAGCTGAATAGCATTCAATACAGTAGACTTTCCTGATCCGTTTTTACCGACTAAGATGTTTTTGTCTGCCAGCTCAACATGCTTATTTTTGATGCTGTGCATATTCCAAATATCAACCGATTTTAACTTCATATGTTACCTCCGTCATGTTGATCCACTTTCGTTTTAGTTTATCTGCGGACAGCTTGAATACGTACTTACCCGGAACAAGACAGTGCTTGCTCAATACTACTTTATCTGGATAAATGCAGATAGAGACGGGAGATAAGCAGTGGAGAATTGCATACTGCGTGATGCTTATCGTATCGCAAGGTCTGCGTCTATGCGTATTGGGAAATATCAAGACATTCGGAACCACGTTCAATGACATATCATCGAATATTGTTACTTCGTATTCTATGCCTTTACAGTCAGCTCGACTAGATAGTCTACTTGATATACATCGTAGCAGATTACAAGTGTTTCTGCTGTTCTCAGATAAATTACTACAAATCGTCACATGTTCTCTCCTTTGAATACAAATAAATTTTGTTTTGCTCTTGTAGCACCTACATAGTACAAGTTCCAGTCCTCTTCGGATTTAAGTTTGAAGGAATAACAATTGACATTCCATAAGAATACATTGTCCCATTCAAGTCCCTTAGCACTATGTATTGTACCTACATATAACGATTGTGAATCATTGCCGATATTGGAATCATGATTTTCAACACTATCAATCAAACATTCAATATTTTTGTCTATGTTTTCGTCAAACTCTGAGATGTTTTTGATGTTCAACACTGCACATATATCTGCCATTTTAGTAGAAGTAGACGTATCACTGTTATATATTAGTCGCAACTTGTCAATAACTTGGCAGTGGTGACGTACTGGATCATTCGTGGCGAAGTTAGATCTAAACAAAGCGTATCTAGAGTCCTCTGGAGGCACTATATTAGATAGACGAATGAATTCGCTTTGAGCTATATTCGGCAGCGTATCAGATAGCCATGAAACCGCAAACTCATCATCTATTATAGATCTAAGATAATTCTTTACATCATTTGAGTTTACTCTGTATGCATCATACTTTATATTATTATCCGATAACATGCTGACAGCTTCTGATACCTCTTTGTTTGTTCTGAATAATAAAGCTGTTGAACCTTTGAGTTTACTGTATTCAGATAAAAATCTAGCTGTATTGTTGCTACCTAACGGATATACAAAGGGTGCGCTATCTGATCGAATTTCTTTCACAGATGGGCCAGAAACAGAAGATTTCAGCGCAATGTGAAGCGGCTCTCCGGACGACTTAATTATTTGGTTGGCGTAGTCACAGATTTGTTGTGTGGACCTGAAATTATGATCCAACAATATTTTTTCAAATGCATCGTCTTTAAACAAAGATTTTGTGATTGAGCTATCCGCACCTCGGAACGCATAGATAGCTTGTCTTTCATCAGCAACGACAAATATATCAGCGTCTGAAAAGCTGCTAGCGAACTTCCATTGGTCTGGTGAAGTGTCTTGAAACTCGTCAATCAGTATATTAGACACACGTTTCTTGTATATGGATACAGATGCATCGGACTTCTCAAACAGCTCACTTACCATATCTGTCATCATATCAAATGTGATATAGTTTTTAGAAATCAATTCCTTATAAACAGATTTCAAAAATATGTCATATTTGTATTTAGATTTGATGTCAGTTCTAGCTTTTTTCTTCAATGTCTGCTCAGATACAGATATACTTAACTTAAGTAAATTGCTTATTTTGATTGTAGATAAAACATGATCGCTCGGAATGGTCGGAATACTAGAATACCCTAACACTTGTCGAATTCTAGCATCTTTGCATATTAGATCATAACAGTATCCATGAAATGTTTTGAATATGGGTAAGATATCGTCTGAATACCATGCTTTATACCTTGATCTCATTTCAGCTGCTGCTGCGTTAGTAAACGTCAAACATAGTATGGACTCAGGATTGCTCTCTGATGCAAGTCTATGAGCACGTTCTACAAGAACACGGCTTTTACCGCTACCTGCTCCTGCTAAGCACAGTATCTTAGAACTGGTGCTATTTACTGCTGTCTGCTGCTGAGATGTAAGAGATATAGCCATCATCTATTTCCTTTCAAATAAACTTGCTTTGCATTGTGATAAAGTTTGCTATAATTGAATTGATTTCTACGATTAGTATATGTGCTGATCAACGCCTTGGTGCGGCGGCTGTTCGGGTGGCGTTTCATTTCAATTGATGCGGCAATAACAGAAACAAATGCAACAACGCTTCCAACCAACTTATATAAGTTTCCTGCGAATGCAGATAACGCGATAGAAATAATAAATCCTAAAAACGCAAGTCCCATATACATGAACCATGAATCTTGCTCGGTATCTATAGAAAAGCAGAATACAAAGCACAGTGCAGACAGAATAGTAAAAATCGCGGACAATACAGAGCTGAATCTTTTCATATTGATGACCTCCGAAACATGTATTTGTTTATGCTTATATTATAAGCGATTTTGATGATAATTTCAACGGTCGTTAATAATTCGTTAATATTTAATGATTGTTGAACAATAAAAATAAGACGCAGGATGAATTCCTACGTCTTATATAACGATCAATTTGTTAGAATGCAAGAGCTATGTTAGTCAACAATTCTAAAATCTTCTACATAGCTATCATGGAGATCGAACTTGACATCTGCATTTTCTGTTGAATATTCTGAAGAATCACCGTAGTTATCATCTGGATACTCATCATACTTCTCAATTCCAGTTATGTGATACACTAACGTGATATGACAGCTGATACGATATTCACCCGCTTCTACAGGAATATCATATTTAAGAATATCATCTAGATCCTCGAGTAAACCGTTTCGGTCTCTCACCTTTACATCATATTCTTCAGAATAAAGCGCATCATTGGTCATTACATCATTTAAGAATGAATCGTCAACATATTCCCAGGATCCAGACTTATCTACATCAATTCGTACTCTGTCCATATCGAATTCGACTGTTACATCTTCATCGACTTCCTCCGGATCATCATATTCAGGAGGATCTAATGAAGGTTCAGGAAGGTCAGAAGCTGAATTAACTTTCATGTGCTTTCTCAATGATTCGTATGGAATGAATGCGATAAGCAATCCAGCATCTTCTGCATCGAAATAGGCAGCTTTATCATATGATTGAATGATAGGATCAAGATCTTGAGCAATCTGCATTAGACCGTCGTAGTCAACCTCTGCGCCAACTTCAACTTCAATTCTGTTTTCATCGTCGTCAAATCTAATATCTACTCTTGAATAATCAATAGCTTCATTTCTACTGAACCCAAAATTCGGACTTGACATCACGTCAACAAGCTTCTGAGTTAGGTCATCTCTGAGTTGATCTGTTACATCATCTAGTTCATCGATAGGTCGAATTTTTTTATCGGCTGATGACGTGATACTTGATTTGTTTCTAGCTGCAACTGATGTAGAGTTGTAAACCATCCGAGGTTCAATATCTTTATTTATTTTTGCAATTAAATCAATCGCTTCATCAATTATGATATCACACCATTCGGTATTTTCCACGTCCATGTCATCGGCATTGAAATAGTAGGAACGCTTCACAACTTTACCGTTCCGTATCACATCGATATGACCATTTCGGATATCTGCCCAAGCGTAATCCGCATCATCATACGGAGAAATTTTAGATACCTGAGCACGAAAATCAGAATAGATTGTCCATGCGTCTTGCTCTGTGTTTACTTCTGTATAGTGCACTGCATACTTCTTGCGGTCTTTAGTTACATTCATGTACTTGTCTAGTTTACTGGACGAAGCTGCAGTAACTACCGTACTAGAAGATGCCGATCTGATATTATGAGCAATGATTAACTTACCCTTTCGAGTTGCATCTGGGAATACTTCTTGAATTTCTTCCATGTAGTCTTTGGTTTTTCTGTTCAGCTGATAGCCTGACTTAGTTTGACCAGCTTTTGAATCTCCTCTGCCTTCATAGACAGTGATGTAGATAGGTGCGCCTGGCTTTGTTATCTTTGAGATATTCTCAAGAACTGCTTTTCTTGCACTCGGCTCTTTGATAACATTCAAAACATTAGAAGTTACTGCCCAGTCAGCTCCTCCGTTGGCTCGTAACGTTTTCAGCGTCTCTTTATTATAAGCCTTTGATCGGTTGTACGGATCATATACACACAGAGTAGCTCCTAAATCTCTTATATGCTCGATTGCATTGTCCCATTTTCCGCCACCAAAATCAATTCCCACAGACCCTTCAGGAATAGTTATCATCTTATAGATGGCAGGAAGCTTGGTAGAGTTGATTGAAGTATCTGCTGAATCAAATTCTTGATCAGGATGGTCTAGATCATCTTCGTCTTCATCCAGTTCTTCTGCAGCATCAATAACATCGTGATATACATCGTAGTCTTCGTCTTCGTCGTCGTCTTCATCTCCAGGTCCGGTGTAATCTTCAAACCACTCGAGAGCTTCCTCTTCTGAGTCAAATTCAGCATCCGCATACATTTCATCTGGCGGATATGCATCAACATCACCAAACATGCAAATATACTTATCTTCGTCTTCAGTAGTATAAAGCGCATAGTCTGTAAGCATCCCGTCGCTATCTCTTACATGCTTGATATCGAGACATATCCATTTAGGATCTTCTGTTTCTTCATAGATTCCAGATTGAATATAGTTTGACCAGCCTAATCGACTGCCTACACCGGTGTCTAGTTCAGAATATTCGTCGTCATTATCATAATTAGATTCAAAGTATGCTACAGCTTCATCATAAGCTTGAGGAATATTGCAGCCATCCAGCCAATTATCTTTGTCAGGAGTAGCCCCATTTCGAATAAGTATAGGTTCCATTTCTTCTGGGTATACTTCATAGAAATAATCTAGATCGTCAATCATCTGTGCGTATTCGGAAGCTGTAGCAGAAGTTATCTTGCGCTTATTCCAAATCTTCACACGCTCAGATGTAGGTAAATCTCTAAGATAATAGTAATCTACATAATCTTTGATTTTATCTTTGCTCAATGTAGGTAATATTTCACGAGCCTCTTTCATCGTAATCCCTAAGTTGTACATTATAGCTGCAATTTCAACGTCTTCGTCAGTACCTGATCTGTCAATACGTTGAAATTCGCGTTCAATGTCATCTACATTATCGTCATACATATCACCTATATCATCAGCAGAATATATGTCATCTTCTGCTTTTAACTCATCAAGGCCATCTAGCACATCATCTGCGAGAGCTTCATTGTGATATTGATTAACAATTTCATCCCAAATGTCCTCATAGCTCATTGTATCTTGCGAAGAATAATAGTTAATCAACTCATCCAGCATATCCGGAGTATATGAAGAACTATGGATAGCATGCTTGTTAGCCGAGTCAACAGATTCTGGTGCTACCTTATTCATCTCAGCCTTTGCAATGCGCATCTTCTCTTCTCTGGAAAGTACATCGTTGTTGTCATCTTCACCTAGAGTTTCAAATTCATGCTTTCTCTTTAAATAAATATTTTTACGATACTCATATTCACTTTGAGGATTAGTGCTCTTTGTGCTCATTACAGAATTTTTTATGATTCGCTTCATTATACAACCTCTCTTCTAATGTTACTTAGATTCATCTAATATTTCCATAGATGTGCTTAGAATAATTTTGTATTATGCAAATTTACGATTGGCCAATCTATGATTACTTTTTATAGATTCTTGTACCTTTTGAGCTTCTCTGAAACATGTATAACTACAAAAATGACATTTCCTGCCTTGAAACGTAGTTTCATAGATGCTGTTATATACTTTCAAGAATTGCTTACCGCATATATCACAAGTCAAAAATTCAGAATTTTTTGTTCTCATTGTTCCACCGCTTCTACAATCCATTTGAGATATTGATCAGATTCTTTATCACAAAGCGGACACACGCCATGAATTGATTCAACCCGCTGATCGGAAGCTATCAAAGAAGAAATAAAAATTCCATGGCATTTTTCGCATTCTGCGATGTAATGATTATCAATGTTGTTGTTTATATCAATGTTGATATCGTCTTCATTAGAAGGATCAGTTATGTCATCCTGTAAATCATCTAGCTGTTCTGACATATCATTCAAAGTGTCTGTTATGCTATCATCGTCAGCTACCGTGTCATCTTCAACCGGTTCATGCGGAATTTCGTCAAAATCATCGTCATCAAAGTTATCAGAATCAAAATCATCCGCGGCTGTAATGATATGTAAGTCGGCCGTATTCTGACCAGACATTATTCTGCTATCGACACTCTGAATCACATTATCTAAATCATCAGATAATTCTACATTTCCATCTGGCTGAAGATAATACTGGAAATTTACAGCTTGCTGATTGCCGTCTATATCTAAAACAATTTGTACATCGTATTCAACTTCTTCAGCATCTACAGCCGCATCTGATACTTTATTAGTTGTGATATCTTTGACATCCACAGCTGTATGCTTTTGCATAAGGCGATCTGCAATATACTTTGCATCCTCTTGAGCCATAGACATAACCGATATTTCATTCATATACATTTTTAGTACACCTCACTATCTTCATACAACAATAAAAGGTGATCATTATGTATTTAGCCAATGTTTTATTAGCTCTTTTTTAACTCTTGATATATTTGATTGAGTACAATTAAATTTTTTGGCAACTACGCCTTGAGGGCTTTGAGGGTTATCTATCAGATACTGAGCAATATGACGTCTGCTTATTGGCACTTTGCTTATGGCAGACATCAGATCCATATAGGATTCTGCTTCGGATATTCTGTCATATGAGTCTTCTATTGTATCTAAAAGTGTAAAATCTTCTGTATTTGGACAAGGCGCATCTAAACTTAATAGTTCGTTTTGTGCTATGCGTTTCTTTGTGCGCCTAGTTTTCATGTATATTTCATTTCGCATACATTGGTATGCGACAGAAGATAGTGCACCTTTAGATTCGTCAAATATCAATGCAGCCTTACACAGCCCTAATAAGCAATATTGAACTACATCTTCATATTCTAATGTTGTGTGCGGGGCAATTTCAGATGCACACTTGTAAGCTAAGTTCATGTTATCTTCGACTAACTTTCGTTGATCTTCGGATAATCTAGGTAGATTATTCAATGTAGGCATATTAGTAACTGGTGATAGCTAACGAATCTGCGAACTGTAACATCAATACAAGCGGATATCTTTCATTAGCTGTCTGAAGGCTGTTCTCTTCTGCAGGATGTGTGTACCAATGTCCCATATGGTGCGTGATTGCAAGTTTCTCAGCTGTATCAAATTTAAAGAAACATCTTGCAAGCTCCAATGACTGCTGTCCATGTGGAAATTCTGTATTCCCTCGATTATATGCAATTACCGATTCCCATTTACCAGTTTCATTGTTCTTGACATTTCTTTGATATGGTGTGTATAGATTGATTTTGCACCAGTCATGCACTAATGCAACAAGGCACGCGCTATCATATGAGACGTTGTTGAATTTAGTTAAGTTATGCAAATCTACGATCTGGTTGTAGACACTCAATGTATGATAAAGTAATCCGCTTGCAAAAGATTCGTGGAATCGTGTAGAAGCTGGCGCAATGAAAAAATCTGTGCTATCTAACCAAGTGATCGCCTTCTTACCAATAGATATTGCATCTTCCGGATCTTTACCAGCTCGCTGTGCTCGGATCATGAAACAGCCAAGAATCAGCTGCTTATACTTATCGGATAAATCAATAGCATCTATTGTAGTCTTGCTTAGCATGATTTTCTTTCCGACAGCATACTCCATCCTATCTCGATAGAGTTCAAATTCAGTTTCTACATCTGCAGCTACAACATCATTATGTATATCGTCAGAAGTGAAATCAGCGTGGGTGTGGTTATCAATAACCCACCCTACAACCTCCATGTTGTTAGCTTTGCTCAGAACATCAAATTCATTTTCAGACCTTCGAATGAACCAATAATTAAACTCCCTATATTTCATCGACTATACTTCCTTTCTTATGTTGTGGTACGTGTTATTTAATTTAACGAATCAAAGTATCAATACTTCTAAAAGGGATCGCAAAGCTACATCTTCTTTTCTATACTAACGAATCTGAATACACAAGAAAAGGCAGATATATTTCAATCTGCCCATTCTCGGAAAGGAGGTATCCACAATACCATGAAGTCCTGTTTGATTAGATTACCCGCATCTCTAACCAAACAATCCTCGAAATCAATTTTACTTCTTTATGCTTGTGCGTTTGATAGCTTGATTGATGCCGGTAGCAGCAAATCCGGAAACAACTCCGACAGCTGCGGCAGTCATCGGATCCGTAGCAGGGAAGTCTGGCACCTTTAGATAAAAGGCTAGAACGCCAAGAAGCAATCCAGATGCACCGCAGATAACCGGGATCCAATCACTGTTTAAATTAGATACCTTTACAGCAGAGCCTACCAAATATACAAGAACTACAATAGCAGCAAAGCTGACAATACCAAAATCCATTTGTATCGTCTCCTTATTTTCTATTTATGAAATAATTTAAGGTTCATGCTATACTCCTTCAAATTCATCTAGAGCAGCATTTCCAGTCTTCTTGTATACGTAATAGTGATTCGGAATAACTTCAACATCTGTTCTATTCATTGGAATTTCAAAAGCATCGCAGATGTTTCGTTTAAACTCTACATTTGACTTGAATTCACTCCCGCATGTAATGATGTAGGACTGTGTAAGTAAGTCAAAAATAACTCTACCTCTGGGCAGTGATTTATAGCTGTCATAGCGAATCTGCTCTCTTAGAGTAATGTCTGGTACGTTGTCGTTGACAACTTTGTTCCATTCGGTAAGATGATTCTTATCAGAACTAAATTGAATATATCTACTATCGGCTTGTCCTTCATCTGTTGGGCACATTTCAGCCCAAACTTCCTGATTGTTATAGTACCACCAAATTCCTACATTTCCGGATGTTCTTGAAGCTTTCACATATCTTTTCAATGTCGTCATCCTTTCAGCAATAAAATAAGACAACCAATTTAACGATTGTCTTATCTATTTGATTATTTACTTGTAACTAGCTCGACTAAATCTCCTGTATAGTCTAACAGCGTCTTTCGACTACTTGCTGTAGGAATCTCGATATAAGAGATACTCCATGAATCAATTTTATTGATATTGATAGACTTAACATCCATAGACTTTAACTTTGCAATATCACGAATATCTAGAATAAAAGCTCGTTTATCTGTAGCAAACAGTACTATAACTAGCCCAAATACATTTGTTATCTTGGATTTTTCTAACAACGAATTATATTGAAATTCGGATATCATAGATAAATCAAATCTATGTTCCCACGTTGCTTTTGACTCAATGTAGAACATGTAAGGAGATTTAAAGCATGTGAAATCGCATATGTTTTTACTGCCATAGAATCCAGATAGCTGGTCGGGAATTCTATCGAAGCAATAGCCATCTTCTGGTTTATCTAGCCATTGCTTTATTTTTTGTTCTGCTTTCTTGCCTAATCCATCGTTCATCTTCGCGTTATTTCACTATGAATCAAACAGAAAGATGCGGCAGATCATTGATTTCTTGACGCCAGTCATCGTTTGACATAACTTCGTTCCACCAATAATCTACATCATGATCATCATCATTCTGAATCATTTCCGCAGCTCTATCAATGTAATCTTCAGCTTCGGGTGTAGATACATCTACATCTTCAGATTCTAGCTTCTTTATGATTGCGGGTTTCCAGTCTTCTGGAGTGTAACCGTCATAGTCGTTATCTCCTGAAATGTTTAAGTCTCTGTCAATGAAATTGACGATGTAGTCAACGTCAGGTCCATGATCTTCTGGATCCATCGTAAGATCATCGAATGGTACCGTATATTCTCGAATACCTTTATCAGATACTACAACAATCGTGACATCTTTGCCATGGATCTGATAGTTAATAGAGTCTGTATATGGATATAGATTGGATTCAACATCAATCATCAATGACTCAACATAGTCTTTCTCGTAGTGGCTATCATCTTCTGCGATATTGCCAGATACTGCGTCCCGGACAAAATCGGTGATGTAAGTTACGTCCATATCAATTGTCTCAAACTGGAAGCTGAGTCGATTGAATGCAAATTTGAACTTTCTGTTCTTACCACCTACTTGTAGCAAAACTATGAACTCCTTATCGTTGTAATCTGCTGCTACAATATTTGAAATATCAGATAGCTCATCCTCAACTTCTCCGATAAGATCATGAAGATATCGGCTACGATAAATATCATCAGGCTGTGCAGTATCTCTATAGTTTTCAACATCTGCAGTTTTAATAGCTGTTGTGATATCTGATCCTTCAGATAGTTCGTTTATCCTATTTTTAAGCGCATTCAGAAATTGCTCTGGAGTGCCGTGCGTGGTCTTTGCCGTATATATCACCTCTGTTATTTGCTGAAATCGATATTAGTTAACAATATTTACCATTACTAGATCCTTAACGTCAGCGTGTAATATCATCAGATAAAAATTTCCGACTTATCTAAATAAAGACGAAGTTTTTAGATTTCTTGCCTAAGATGTCATTTCTTATCTGTTAGTAAGATTCGAAAATATATCCATTTCTGATTGGCTCTCTTAACTATTCATCAAATGGCATATCATGATGATATGCCATTTTCATCTGTTTTAACTCTGACAATACGTACTCTTCTACGTCTTGATCTAGATACTTCATAGTAGCGGATTAAACCTTGTTGAATCTAGATGACGCAGTTATCGGTCCAAACAGCTGCTTAACTCGATTAACATCAAAATCATCAGCTAATTCTATTATCGTATCATCAACATCATCTTGATCTAAGGTCATAAAGTATTCATAAATTTCATCTACTGTAACTTCCGGATCATCATATCTGTCGTCATATCCGGATAATTTTTCATGACCGTCACGTATATCTACTGTTTCATACAGCTTTTCAGAGTCGAGAGTAAAATCAATTCGACGAGATTCTACATCTACTATAGCTAAGATTTCAAACGTATGATCATCGTCATAACTTGGATCGCTAAATGTTCCTATGGTCAGTTTAACCTTTCCTTGACGAGTTGAAGGCAAATACAATGTTTTTGAATATTTAGGATGATCATAGTAATCTGCAGACCCTAGAACTTTATTGAATCTAGATGACGCAGAATCTACGTTAGATTCAATGATAGTATCATCAATATATTCTCTGTTGAACTCTTCATCAATTTCATTAGAAATGTATTGAGTATCTTCATCAATATTGTTCCAATCAAATTTAAGATCCGAATAAGGAACTGAAAATTCTCTCACTTTATTTCCAAGTACAACTGTGATGATGAGGGAGTCATCCATAGTATCAAACTTCATAGAATCTACTGTACCTATGAATTCTGATTGAATGTCTCCAATCAATGTATGAATGTATCTTTCCTTATCATCCTCAGTTTCTACTGCGGAAGTAACATCATCTTGAACATTTCCACCGAGTTCTTGAATTTTATTCTCTAGAGCATTCAGAAATTGCTCCGGAGTTCCGTGTGTTATTTTGGCCATATTACTTAACCACCTTACTAACAATATCGTTTATATGAGTTATCTCAACTAAAATCTACAATCGTAACATTCTGTTCAATTGTTTCAAAGAATGTGTTCTTTCTTATAGTGTAAGTATAACTATCACGCTTAGCATAATATGTTTCATACAAATCAGATAGAGATCCGTCATGATTTTCTACATAGTATGCCGGAATGTCCCATACTGTATAACTAGCTGGAGTTTCTCTCTGAATGAAATGATAAACATCTCCACGATATATTTTGCTGTAAGTCCCTAGAATGCCTTTTCGGGTGCCAATACAATCTTCAACATCAGCCTCCATGAGTTCCTTATCAAAATCAGGAGCTGTTTCATACTTAGGACTAGGTCCGGTAATATAGTCTTCAGGATTCGGAGGAGTAACACGATTGAGCATCGTCTTAAAATCAATATTGTTCAAAATCTCTAATACTCTTACAATTTCTTTCAGATTGTTTATGTTATTGGCTGTAACTGCTTTCATACCAGACCAAGATGACGATTCTTTCTTGACGTCTCCGTTATTGTCCAAAGAAACCTCCCATGTCCACGAGAGAGCTTTATCTTCATCAAACTTGTTGTCTTCATCAGAAACACGAATTCTATAACCGGTTCCAAAGCGCATACCTACATCTATTGTAAGATCTAGAGAGGTGCTGCCAATAGCACGAATAACTGCTTTCTCTAGAAACTGTCCGCGACCGCGTTCTTCGTCTCTCCAAGCTTTATACTCTTCATCATACTTAGCCTGACGCTTTGCTCGATCTGATTCGTATTCCTGTTTGCGTTTCAGAATATCGTCTCGTCTGTTACATGTAATTTTCATATGTTATAGTGCCTCCACAATATATTTTGCAATTTCTGCAGTAATTTCGGACAAACTGGATTCTAGACTGTCTAAAATAGCAAGTGTGTCTTTAGTTTCTTGACCCTGTCTAGATAGCTTGTCTACGCCGTCAACAATGTAGTCAAAATCATCTTTAATACTTTTGAGTTTGTCTTGTACAAGTTCAGAAGCTTCTGTCGATTCTGCGGTTGTTATGTATCTATAACGTTTCTTCAATTTACTCTCACCTCAATCTATACTTAGATCATCCGGAAGTGTATACAGCTTAGCTCGTTCATTCTTTAAATAGATAGTTTCAATGAACTCGTTTATACCTAAGGTTGATACTCTAATATTTTCAAGTATAGATTGAATAGTTTTGAGCTCAGATTGAGTATGTATATTCAAGATGTTTTTGATCATCTGAATAGGGACAAATTTGTAGCAAACATCCTTTGAGTTCCTATACAGAATAAACGCATATCCAGCTAGTTTGCTAGAATTCTTACTGACAAATACTCCAATACCCGTGTGACGATCAACTGTGTAGCTAACTCGATCAAATTCAGACTTTCGAGCATCGTCCAGGTACGATTTATTAAGTCGGTCAATGTTGTTCAGCGCATCTAAATATTCTGGATCATTCACACATTGTTTGTAAGCCAAAATAACCTCAGAAATATCAGAATTGCTCACAAGCTCTATCAAGATATTGCAATTTGTCAGATCTTCAGCAATCGGCAGAGCTAGGCACTGATTGACAGAGTACAGAAGTTCACATCTGACGTTGTCATCTAGCCAAACATTCGGTATGATTTTGAGTGTGATCAACCCCATATAAAAATAGATCCAATTCATATCTGGGCTGACCTCATAAGTACAATTAACCGTACCAAAACTAAGATCACTGTTATTCACGATATCACGCAGAGTTGTGTCTAATGCCGATTTAAGTTCTGATTGTTTCAAATTATGTTTGTTAATAATGTCTGTAGCTAATCTTAATTCGTCAGACGCAAGTTCTAGATTAGTAAGTTTAGTATTGCTCATGTTGTCCTCCTCAGATGTCTTTACCTAGTAGTGTAGCAACTAGATTTGGATTGTTTTTGAAGTCAAGCTTGTTGTCAACTAAATAATCCGATGTGTCTTTCTTGCTATACACTATATCATGTACTCGTTCGTCAATTGTATCTTTAGAAATAAGTGTATATACATTAACGGACTTTTTTGCCGAAATTCGATGGCATCTATCTTCTGCTTGTAATTTATCTGCGTATGTCCAGGGCTCGTCATAAAATATGATATTGTTTGCGGCAGTTAATGTATGAGTAGTTCCAAGTGCACCAATAGTGCCTATCATAACAGTGTATTCAGGATTGTTCATAAACACACGCTTATGCTTTTGTCTTTCTGATTCAGACATTGTACCTGTAAAGCAGCATACTTTATATTTTGAAGATAAGAATTTGAATAGTGTACGAAGTGGCTCGACCCAGTTGGAGAAGATAACTGTCTTCTCTCCTCTTTCGTGAATCTCCTCAAGTAATTCTAACAACTTGACTAACTTTGCGTTGTATTTCAAATAAGTGTTATCTACTCGAAGATCATGATCAACTAATTCTGGAGATCCATTAACCTGACGAAGTCGTAAGAATCTGACCATAGGGTTCAAATCATTTGCAATTTCTTCTGCGTGTGCAATCAAGTCCATTGTAACTTCTTCAGCAAGTCTGGACTGGTATTTAGTGTTTTCTACGTATACATCCATATGAATCTTATCAGGTAGATTCAAAACATCTTCTTTTCTCCGACGAATCATATTTTGCTGTAACATAAATTTAAGCCTAGGAATATTTCGATACGCAATTACTTCATGCCCACCGTATCCTCCATATACGCAGAAATACTGACACCATTTGTAGTAACTAGTAAAATTGTGTGCATCTATCAATCGCATAGGTAAGAAAACATCTGTAGGTTTATTGACGATAGGAGTACCTGTTAACGATATCCATGTACATCTACTATGAGTTTTGTCTTTTATCCTAAGTATCTGCTTGCCTTGTAAGGATGTGGGTGACATATTTTTATGTACCTCATCAATGATAATCATATTAAGTTCGCCATCATTTATCATGTCGATGATTTTATCTGCGATAGGGTATCGTTTTCCTACTTTCATTCTGATAGCTTCTACATTTAAGATGATAAAATAGGGTAATTCGGGTTCAGTATCATCTCCATACATATGTCCGCACAATAGATCATCTAATTTGTTTTGGCTACTTCCTACGATATAAATAGCTTGCCCAGGCTTCGGATGTTTCCGTTTTCTAGATCCTAAAATATATCCACTCATTTTTCCATTGGTATGCTTCCTGATATCATCTTGCCAGTTATACTTCGAAGTATTGACGTTACAGATGACTAAACAATGTTTGTATCTGTTATATAGCTTATTGTACATTGCATAGTTAATACTCTCTAAAGTCTTACCGCAGTTATGTACAACTACATTGTTTGCAATAAAATTATGGATATCTTCGCTATCTATTACTATGTCATATACATGTTTTGTTCCAAAAGGCTCCACAGATAAGACGGCTTCAGAATGAGGAACACACCAAGTCTTTACTCCATGGCAGTAATAAAAGTCTCGATCTTGAAACTGTGGCAAATGATTTGTAGACATGTCAGCATGGAGTTTAGCATGCTCGGAAATAGACAATAACTTCAAATTCTCAAATCGATTATCAGTCTTGATATGATTGATGTGATGAATCGCTTCAGTTTTAGTGTCTATAATATGCCCAGTGTGTTCATACCAAACCTGATGATGCTCATATATTCCCATTCCATTTGATTTGTCATGCAAAGGCCATAGTCTTGTAGGTCTACCCTTCAATCTAACATATCCATCTTCATCAACGGTCTTTACAACTACATCATCGTCAAGCACGCCGCACTTTCTAAATTTATACATGCATCTTCTGCAGTATCCTTTGTAGGTTGCGTCAGATGACTGAATGATGTTTTCTGTACTTCCACAGTTTATACATCTTTCAGGATCACCATTTGTAAATATTGTATCTCCAGTAGACAAGCTTTCTGCAGGAACCCATCCATTTTCTGTATATATTTCATGATCAGGTGTACAGATAATGTATCCGGATTCAAACGTAACCTTAACAACAGATCTATTTCCTCTATCTAATACATATTTGATTGGCATATATTGAAATCTGTCATTAACCATACATTTGACTTTGAATACATGCCCATCTGAGAACAACTTGTACACGTTAGACAATTTGGTCTCACGCGTCCACGGCTTTCCAGATTCTTTGATACGAATTGTTGCATCTCCGTCGATGCAACCGGGATCGTCTGCGCAAAGAAACCCGCTTCTGTATCCTTTGCGCTGACGATCAATCGCATATTTCATAAAATCTAACTGATGTGGATACAGCTTACTGCCATCTTCGACAAATAACTTGATTCCAGTTAAATCAACATTCGGGATAGTCGTAGTAGGTTCAATTTCTGCATTTTCACCTATCTGCTCATTACTCTGTAATTCATAAGCATCTGCGTACTTAGAACCCTTGAGCATATTCAGCAGCATTCCTAACTTATCTTTATGAATTCTCCAAAGCTTTTCACCCGGATTCCATTCCTTTCCAGGAATCTGCTTTATCATAGCAACTAAAGTTGGATCATATTTAAATTTTATCTCGTAGTAGTTTCCATTCTGATTTATCTGTATTCTGTTCATCTGTTAATCTCCTACCCACTCGAATGTATATCCAGCTCGTTTTCTACCTGTTTTTAAACTATCCGAGACTGCTGCAGGGTCAATTCCGTATTTTTTAGCTGCTTCTGACTGTTTATTGAATATTTCCCCGGTATCAATACATCTTACTTTCATCTTAAATTTATGAGTTATTGAAGATGATATGATCTTAGAAGTACTATCGGAGGTATGAAAAAATGAAGATTTCAAGTTATTCTTCGTTTCAATGGACTTATCTGATTCCTGCTTACTATCTAAATCATCAGTTCTAGAAGTATCACTGATTGAATTCCCTGATAAGTATTCTTTAAATTTAGAAACGGGAACAAGTTTACCATCTATGCGAAATTTGTATCCTGCAGAATTCATATCGGATATTGTCTCTTTGTCATATAAACATTCGAAATGTTCTGTAACCATAACGTATGCGCCTGCTGGATTAACAATCTGAAATTTCATCTTTACCTCCGACATATGTAAATAAAATAATATTTTATATTGATATATCTACGTAAATATTAACGATTCAAATCAATTGATAATAAAAGTAGGAGAGCCTCTATTGAGACTCTCCTTGGTACAGATATAAAGAATGGAATGACTTGTACTCTAGATTAGTTGTGGTAGATATCAGACTGCTTTACTACACCGGTGATTCCAGACAGATTGGAGTTGATAGTTACACACGGGTTATTATCACTCCAGTTGCAAATATAAAGCTGACTATTCTTCACCCAAGAAGGAATTGTCTCGCCCGTCACCCATCTTGTAGTAGATGATTTGAGCTTAACCTTGTCTCCCTTTTTGAATGTTTCAGGCTTACTAGGCTGAGACGGCGTAGCAGCGCCTTCGATCTGGTTTGCGTTTACCCAACCATATACTGAGGTGGCGGAGTTTGTATGGACCAGATGATAGGGATGCGCGCCAGAAGCTTTAACGGTGATTTTTGCCGGACCTGCAGGTAGACCCGTAGAAGCAGGTGAAGTTGCGTTAGCACTGGAATAATGATTGCCGCCCTTAAACTTGACCACATCACCGACTTTATATTCCTTAGTTGCTGGTTTAGAGGACTGTGCTTCTTTGATCTGAGAAGCGTCTACCCAACCGTATACAGAAGTAGAACCATCTGTATGAATCAGATGATATGGATGTTTACCGCTTGCGATAACAGTTACCTTTGCCTTACCTGCTCTAAGACCTGTAGATGCTGGAGAAGATGCATCGGTGCTGTAGTAATGATTACCGCCTAGGAAATTGACTACATCACCAACTTTGATCTTTCCAGAGTGTGAGGGTGTAGGTGCTGGAGTCGGATCAGACTGGCCGAGCAGTGCGTTCACTCGATTTGCAATGTCCTTGAATCTAGCTTTCAGATAAGGACCCGGGCAACCTGTTGCCTGGAACCAGCAGTGCATTGTTAGATTTCCTGAAGTATCGCCCGTATAGTTGAGCTTCTTGATACCGTTTCGTTTGCAAATATCTGCGCAGAGAAGAATGAGCTTTTCATAAGCTGCGTTTGATACTGGCCACGGATCAGAATTCTGACAGTTAGCAACCTCAATTGTTACAGCTCTGTAGTCGTTTTCAGGACTACCAGATGCCCAAGATCTTCCAGATTCTTCAACATATAGACCTACTCTGCCATCAGAACCGATGCCGTAGTTTGATGAAGCTTCACGAGACTGGAAAACATTTCCGCATGTTTCTACAGAAAGGTTACCAGCCATATGGTGAATAGTGATTCTATCAATCTTACCTGTTGGATTGTAGTAGCTGTTTACTCTTGGGTTCTGCATGGGGCTGATATGCGTATGATTAACAAGACTGCTGTTAGTGTACTTAGGCATGATTATTCAGCCTCCTTCTCTTCACCTTTACCACCAGTAAATTCCTGAATTGTTTCTTCAGAAATCTGAGATGCATCTTCGATAACAGGTGCAGTTTCTTCAGGATGAATCTGGTCAATTACGTTTGTTTCTGGCATGATTAACTACTCCTTTACTTCATGTATTTGTTTAATTTATCTTCGTGAATATAACCCATACATGGGCCAAATCCGCTTACCATATATCTAACCCAGCATACGCCATTGTTATTCTCAACAACTCGAACAACGCCAGAGTGCCGAATGCCGATATCAGACAAATTAGCATACTTATGTATGACGATAGCCCTACCATGTGTTGCAATGATAGATCCTACGGGTAGATGTTCATTAGGCTCGTCTGCCTGATTATCAGCAACTTCACCTTCGTTTGTTTCAGGTTCATTGACAACTTCTACAGAGGATTCTACAACGGGTTCAGCTGTATCTACATTAAGATCGGCTTTCTCTACTGTCTCAATCTCTGGCTTTTCTGTTGTCTCAACCTTTGTTGTCTCGACCGCTGCGTCATCAAGTTTACGTTTCGGCTTAGGTCCAGGTTTCTTTCGTTCTTTCACTTCTGTCTTTTCTGCGGATTCGTTCAAATTTACTTCAGGTTCCATCATCTATGCCTCCTTGTGTTCTTTTAGGTACTGGATATAATGCGTACCAAATCATTCGGGTTAGTATTCTCACTCTACTTCTTCTATAGTCATCTGACACAAAAGCATAAATAAACTTCAATTTACGGCTTCTGTAGCTAGAATAAATAGAGAGTTTTACACTTGCTGTAACTTGAGCGTCGTCAACTAATTCGGTATATATAGATATATACGTATCTATCAGATGTTGTTTAGACTGCGGATAAGATAAAAGATCTTCAAATTTCGGATATTTTCTATTCATTATCCATTCTATTGCATCTGATTCATCAACCTTATGAAAGGTAGATTTAGATATATAATCAGCACAACTTGAAATTAGTTTTACAGCCTCAAATACGTTGTTCCCACATTCTTTACATATTACATCGAATTTCTGATTGTCTCGAATACTCACGATCTCACGTCCTGGATGTCAGCTAACTTTTGCTTGTTACGCTTACATCTAGGTCCGATACCTTCTAGTATTGATCTGGGGGAGGTCAATTTTCGTCCGCATACACAGCACATACCACAATGATATATTTTCATCTTTGTGTTTCTGCGACGATTGTTTGCTACGTCTACTATGTATTTTGCCCCAAGGTACACCGGATTATCAGAATAGAAATTAGACGCTTTAGTTACTCGTATATTTCCATATCTGAGCATTCCTACATATAGCCAATATCCAGAAGATGAATGATAATATATAAAGATTGTACCGTCTGTGAATCTATCCTTGTGTCTAGGGTCATTGAAGGCGTAAGTTTTATGAACACCCGTTTCTGGATTCTCTAAAGTAATTACGCCTTGACCGCTAGTTATATATGTTTGAAGTCTATCTACATCGGATATTTCGTGCGAAGATTCAGGATACGTGATAAAACCGATTGTATCTTTCATTATACATCCTCCATGTTTATATTGATGTATTTACAGATACAATTAACGATCCTTAAAATATTACATCACGCACAAATAAGAGCATTTGATTTGTGCTACAAGCTCATCAAATACGGTTTGAATGTCCGGTGAAAACTCTGGGCGATACAAAGACAATGTACAAACAATGTTCTCTAAACATGATTTGACATCTGCCTGAATAGAATCGGCGTCTGTGCTTAAGATGGAAACACATTCGCCTAGCTGAACTAAAGAGATTGGGCTCTTTGGCTTCCATCCAGATGCTACAAATATTGAAATCATTCTTCTGACGCTATACATTACATCATAAGCTATGTTGAATCCATCGTAGAAATTAGACATGTTAGGGGTACAATATACCATACCTAAATATTGTAGATTCAGAATGCTTACATACAGCTGCTGAACAACACAATCCATTGGATCATGCGGTTCTACACTGTCTACTTCCTCTGTAGTCAATTCTTCTGGACAAGATTCTACACAGAATGACTGAGGTTCCTCTGTGAGTGAATTCACAAAATCTGTATCGTTCAGCAAGCACGTCATGTCAGCCATTGCCGGAACAGCGCCGTAGTTAGCATATACTCTGTGCACCTTAGCGGAAATCTTAGAGCCTGCAGTTACCTTAGACAGAGTAACATATAACTTCTTACTAGAATTCATATCTTGTTCTTCTGGAGGTGCTTCAGGACTTTCTTTCTTGGATTCGTCTTCTTTTGAAAACTCATCCATATTGAAGTCATCTTTGTTATCTTCTGCGTCTTCAAAGCTTTCGTCGTAGAATTTATCAAAAAATTCAGTGATCTTGTCGTCCATTTGATCTTCCTTGATAGACGGCCAGCTAGCTTGATGACCATCTTTGGACTTGATGTAAAAATTGAATCTACCGTTTAGTTCGGGTACAGGCACAACTTTGCACTTGATGATATGACCCTTGCCGCCGGTTGCAACGAAAATAACACCATTTTCATAGTTGCCATCGACAGGTTTTGATTCAGTTACGTTTACGCCCATCTTAGAGACTTGTTCAATCCCTTTGCCAATGAATTTAGGCAGAGATTTGAGCAGATTTGTAATCAACCCGCTCTGCACATATTCTTTCTCCAATGTACTTACCTCCATATAAATATATTGGCAGGTAGAATCGTATTTAACAACGCTACCTGCCAGTGAGGGTGAATATGAAACTTATATTACTTTCTTCTGATCTGTCTAACAGGCTTCTTGATATTTTTGCTCATCTGTCTGGAAGACTTGATTGCTTTCTTACGCTTGAAGGGTTTTCTGACAGACTCAAGAACTTCTTCGTTGCCCTCAGATTCCACCGTGTAAACATCTTTTCCAACAGTGAATTCTACAGACTCACCGTCGTCAGCAGTATCAACATCTACTGGCTGCTGAGTTACTTCTGCGAGTAGCTGAGCAACATCTTCGGTTTCAAAAAGAAGCTCGGTAGCTTCAGGAGAAACCTCGACATCGGTATCTTCGACTTCTGGAAGTTCGTCTTCTACATCAAGTTCATCGTCTGCCTTGATTGCCTTAGTAGAACGCTTGCTGTAAATAACCATATTTGGCCTCCTTAATTTAATACTATAAGTTTATTTTTCTTATCATTCAATTCAGTTCGTATTGTTTCTAGCTCAGCATTAGCTTCTGACAGAAGTGTGTCTCCGTCAAGCGTTACATTTGAGCCTTCAATTGTATATTTGGATCGGGATCTACCTAATGATATCTTAGCAAAAGCTATGCTCATTCTGACAAGATAATCTATCCAAGTATTTCCTTGGATTTCTGATACATCCTGCAGGTCCGGCACATATCTTATTGTAATCATTGCAGGTATTGGATCTCGATGTGTTACATATACAACTTGATTGTATGGATCAAATTTCCATTGAAAATCCGTAGAGATTGTATTTCGAACTTGTGCCATTGCCATCTCAGTTAGAATTGGATCAATATTGATGTTTCGATTATTTCCGATTCCGCTGTATGTCTTCACAGCCATTGCAGCTTGGAATACATTTGCGCTATCAATATTACTTAGCGTCAACCCTATTCTTGGGCTAGCTGATTGGACATTCAATACTGTTTTTGTATGAATGCCATTCTTTACTAGATCAATTCTAGTTTGAAACGGAATAGTTTTTTCAACTGATTGACGTATATAGCGCTTGAGCTCTCGAAATGCAATCAATACAGCTTTTCTCAGATCTACTTCTTCTACGTTTTCGTTAGTAGGGAGGCCTAGCATAAATCCTACCTGTTCTGTTATTTCATCCATCGTCATGTACTAGGCCTCCTATCTTACTGAGCCTTAACTAGCTCTTTTTGTGTACCATCTGCTGTAAGCTTGAATTCAAATCCAGCAGGAGCAGTGAGTGTATAATCTGAAGGAATGTAGATGTGCGTTTTTGCGAAGAAGTTTTCTTCAGAACATCTATCTGATTTAGTGTACTCTACTTCGCCAACAATCTTAACTGTGTTATCGGCAATAGTGACAGTACATCCATCGTCGTATTCTTCAGACAGTCCGTAATGCGCATCAAATGCGACATGTCCTCCAGAAGCTTTAACAACTGTGTTGTTCTTCAGAGTTACATGTCCGTAATTATTAGAAAGAATGTACTGCGTAGCAAGTTTACCTTGTAGCGTGACATTGTCCAAAACTAAACTATCCGAAAAGTTTTGAATAAGTATAGCCAACATGGGTGAGATTGCTTTGATCGTACCGTTCTTTATAACTACGTTTGATCCTTTCATGAATCTCATACCATTTGTATATTCCTCAGAAGAACCTACAAATGGAGCGACACATGTAATGGTGTGTCCATCTAGATCAAGCGTTACATTGGATCCTGCTTCCGTTTGAATTCCGCTCTGCGCTACGTTTTGGGTCAAGTGAATATATGCGTTACTCGGGTTATTTGAAATAGCTCGTTGAATTGCATCTTCACTATCAGCCGATGTAATATCTACTTGACCCTTTACATAGGGGAAACGGTGATTTCAAAACCCTGATCCTTTAGAGCACGAGCAGCGTCTTCGTAAAGCATCTTGTCTTTATAATCTGCAGCCTCAAACTCGTAGCCCTTGTCTTCAGTAGCGGCAGCAGCTGCAGCTTGAGCAGACATAATAGCAGACTTGCAAGCAAAGACAACGCCAGGATGTACAGAAACTTCACCGAGGAACTGCTCGATAGAGTCTGCCATGCCTACATTGTTCATGCCCCAGATGTTCCTCGGGTATGCTGCATCATCGATGCCCTTCCGGAAAGCTTCCTGATCCACATAAGATGTACCTAGAATGAATTCAGGTGCAATTGGATAAGTCGGAATAGAAGCTTCAGCCTGAACCGGCTTTACATACTTAACAGTAATCTTGTAGCTCATTGATAAAACCTCCAAAACGATTTTTAATTCATTGCCTAGTATCTAATAGGCGATTTAATCTAGGCCACAACATTACTGCTTGAGTGACCTTCACGTAAAATATAAGGTTCACCAGTATGCTTACAATATTGTACTACAGTATATGTGTGTCGATGAATTCTTCTGCTTCCTCGCTAGTAGCAAAGTTCACACGTTGCTTCATCGGATAGACCATGTTTCTATCTATGTAGTAAATGAACCAACCATAGGCATAGCAGTTTATTGTTACGTTTTTGTATTCGTAAGATTTTTCAGCTAATTTGATTCGTTCTTGCACGCTCATTGTTTTCTTAACCTCTCACGAATGATTTCTACAGATTGACGCTTTCTTAGATATCTACGCTCATCTGGCGGATATAAACTAGTTATATCGAATGAATTATCTTCCAGGAAATTCATCAATTCTGCTAAGCACGTAGATCCAAATCCTCGTATTGCCTCAGTATCCATGAAAGATAACCTTGCAACTTTTCCTAGTGTACTGTATCCGGATCGAAGCAGCGCATACTTAGTTCGTTTAGACAGATTGCAATTTTCGATTAGTTCATTGTCATCAGAAATGTTGGTTAAAGCTTCTCCTAACTTGAATTTACGTTTTGTTATGGTCAAATAATAGCTGGCCAAACAATTTACGCTACAGAACACCATATTATCTGATTTACCTGCTGTGTATATCCAATCACCTGTATATATTGGTCTATCGCATCGACAGCAAGGTATGTAAGGAGAAGGAAGCTGCTCTACATGCTTTTTTATCCAATTTACAGTCTTGCTATCTTGTCCTGTTGTTTTGCCAGCAACAATATCTAGCAACAGATTTGATGTCATATATGACAGATTCAGCGTAGATTTTATATATGCTGCGCAAGCTGCTGCATCATCAAATAAGCGTGATCCACATCTATATATGTATTTCATGATTACTGAAGTTCTTCCGGAATATTCATAGGGTTTGTATCTGCCAGAGTTACAGTCTCATACTTGATCTGCTTGTGGTTATACATTGCACCGCAATGCGTAGAACAAAATCTATGAATACCATGATCTACATCATTAAATGTTACATAAGATTCTCCTACATAGATAGGTTTCCTGCAGAAGCTGCATTCAATGTATGGAACTAACTCTCGCTTGACATGGTCTCGTATCCACGGCCAGACTTTAATAGGCTTGGTCGGGTGCTCCAGATAATTGAGCATAATACGGAGATGAGAGTCTGTGATACGTTTATCGCAGAATCCATTCGAGTTGATATATGCTACAGCTTCTGAAGCAGAGTTAAACCGAGTGTTATTCACGTAGTAATAGTATCTTGGAGATGCGACCATAATTGTTTACATCCTTTCTATTTTGTTTATCTGAATCACATTCGTTTGAGGTGTTTGTTAGTATTATGTCTCTGTACTGCAGCAATAAACGCTGCTCGGTTTGCATCACGTCTTGTCTGTTCAGCAATTTCGTTATTTCGCTCAGCGATGTCATTTGCAGCTTCCTGTGCATTCGCCATTCTATCTTTGATATCATTCTCTCTAATCTGCTCAGAAAGCTTCTGATTATCAAGATCCAGCTGAAGATTTCTGTCATAGCTAAGAATTGCATCTTCAAGTGAGGCATCAGACGTATCCATGTAGTTCGTGATAAATTCAATAGCTTTGATACTTCTGTACGGACTAGGCAGAATCTTAGTTGAATCGTAAAGGGAATTTAGCTCTGCATTGTCTTCAGACAGCTTGTGCTTCAATTCTCGTACAGCCGAATTTCTGACTTCTTCAAATTTACGTTTCTCTTCTTCATACTTCGGAATAGTAACTGTTTTATATTCATGTACAGCATTATTATATGTATTAGTTGCTTTTTCCACAGCTGCTTTGTATTCTAAATCAATCTGTGCGCATTTGGCTTTGTACTCTGCAGAGTTTAAAATGTTGTTTACATCTTGCTTACGTTTTTCATACCACCAAACTGTAAATCCGATAGGCCAAATGATAGCAGCGCATGCGAAAAAGATGTTTGCAAGAGACGACAGATACCAGAAAAATCCGATAGGAATGATCGACGAAATTGTAATGAACATAATGCTCAAAAGTAGACCTGCTCCCATTACACCAAAACTTGTTTTCCAGTCATATTTCCTATTAGATTTCACAACAGGATATGACTTTCTGATTTCTGGCATTGTAGGTGCTGCCGGAGGAGACTGAAAACATCGATTCTGCTCACGTCTAAGTTCATCATAATTCCACGCGATGCTGAAGTTGAGATCACGGATCTTATGAAGTGTTTCTAACTGTTTTTCTCTTGTCATGTTGTACCTCCTGGTATGTTGATATTATTGAGTTAAATTGATTTTACTGAACTGAGTTTTACTGAGGATGATAGGTAGATTCGACTAAATCTGTGTATTCTAGTGCAAAACATCTAATAGAGCAGAATAGTTTGTCTTTGAATTCTGCTCCAGATCTGTGGAAGACGTTTGAGCCTTGATATATGCGCTTTCCACATCTATTACAATATGTATGCGGCACTTCCTCTCTGTATACGTTGTCGATAACCCAGGACTTATCAAAATCGAATTTGAATACTTGATCTGGATGATTCAGCAACTTCAATAGCTCTGTTTCGTATATAGCTACATTTAGGTAAATTTTTAGATACCTACAAACTTCTCGAGATGTAGTAAATTTTTTGTTTACACCTTTGATGTAGTAGTAATACTTGTTGTTTCCTCTAGCTGCCATGTATGATGTTCCTCCGATTTATTTGATCTATTTGATCTATTTGTACAATTATTAACGATTTATAAATTTTTAAATTCTGAAAATATGAGCGACGAAATTACTAAATAACAATCCGTCGCTAGTAAGTATCAACCTTGCCAATCATCAATTCGTCTGATGGAGTTATCATGATACGCGAGGCATCTTGGAGAGCAGAATACATTGCTTCTGTAATCTCTCATAAAATACGGTCTGCCTAAATAAATCTTCTTTCCGCAATATTCACAAATTTTGTAAGGTAACTCTTCTCTGCGAACATTACTACGAATAAAATCTGGAACTTTAGCTGAGTAAGAACCGTCTTCAATATGTTTCAGATACTTCAATAATTTATTAGTATTTATTGGTCTATCTAGTACGTCTAAGGAATTCAAGAACTTACAGCATTCGGATAGCTTATCAAATAAATACATTTTATCCTTGTAGCGAACTTTGTATGTGTATTTGGGAGGTACATAACTGTTGAATTCAAATTCGTATTCTCTGCTCATTTATTTTATTCCTTCCTTGATAGATGAATTTGTTGATAATCAAATTAACGATACAAACTAATCCTCTGCAGACTCTTCTATATCTACTTCATCGGTTTGTTCCACTGCCATGTTATTACACCGCTGTCGTATACTCTCACGAATCCGTGTTCCTCCATTATCTGAGCTTCAGTTTTTGTTAAATCGATGTTATCATCGTTCAAAAATTTCTTTAAGTTATGCTTTTGTGCATTGACACGGTTGTATGCGATATCAGTTAATTCATCTACCCAAACATATCCAGGAGCAGATCTGCTCTTCTCTGTAAATCCTAAAGTTTGGTACAAGTTACCGGTTGTATGCGCTCTGTCTGAGAATGATAGTATAACTTCAGGATGGTATGTATCTACAAAATGTTTGAATAACTTAGAAGCTCCACCTACAACTGAGGTATTCAACGCATTACAGAATCTGACAAGTTCCCAACCGTCAACATCTTTGTTTGCTCCAATAGTTCGTCGAATCTTGCCAAATGTCATAAGTGAAACTAATTCATTCTGATAGTATAGTCCAAGTCTAACAGACGAATTTGCAAAGCCTTGTCTATGATTAGCAATCAGAAACACTTTACTGTCTGTATAAGAAACTTCACGCAACTCACACTTTCTTGCATAAATTCGCCTATCATTTTTACCCAATACATTCCGTAAAATAGATTCCATGATAGCACGTTTATGGTTCCATTCGTATCCAAATAGATGAATAAGTCTGACACCTTGTGATTCACACATATCTGTTTTCATTTGATGATACTTACTATCTTTTGGAGGCTGACCCCAGGGATCTGAAACAGATGAATTATGAGTTACTGTTGGATCACATTCAATTCCTAACTTCAATTCTGGTAGATAAATATCAATTTCATACGGAGATATGATCGATCTACAATTTCTTATCACGTTAGATTCAGGCGAAATAAATTTCAAACAATCAATTATTTCGGATTCTACGTTTGAACTAGTATGCTTAATTAGATTACTGACATCTACACCTTTGATCGCGTTGTACAATGACGCACTACAGCAGCCAAAATACAAACAAAGATCTTGTATCGTAGGAGCGTTATCAAATGTAGTCTCTAGATATTTTTTAGGGTCTGCTTTGAATTGTACCCATTCAGATATATTGCCGATTCGTGTCTGGCTCACGTTCTCTAAACCGAATTTCTTAGCATATGTTTCTTTTATTCGTTCTTGAATCTCAGGAGATTTTGATACATTATCCACTCCATATTTTTCTTTACACGTATCTCTTCGTTTTGACTTTACTTCTTCACTAGAAAGAAAGTGCTTAACTCCGTAGTTAGCCAGTGAAGTCTGTTCTACAGATTGCTTGTATTCATCGGTCTGCGTATACCAATCACTTCTATATCTAGCTCTGTTTGTTTCTTTTATTTTATCTACTACACCAGGAATATCCATAGCATGCTTGACGCCGTATTTCATAAGCATTGTGCTTTCTAGATTTTGCACCATAGTAGGAATATCTCTATTATCTGTTGCAAGCTTATATCTGCATTCTTTAGAACATGTCTTTATTCCTTTGTAGTATAGTATGTCAAACTCAAATTCTTTTCCGCAAACTACACACTTCTTGTAGTGAGGACCTGAGCAGTATCTATCAAACTTTGTTTTAGGTGTAAATAGTTTGCCGCAGTACTCACAAGCTTTTTTAACTGCGGATGACTTAGATTCTCTAACTTGTTCAGCGAATTGATCTGCACACTTTCTGGAACATGTTTTCTTCTTTGATCCTTCCGGAGTACATGTATATGTAAAATCCTTGCCACATATTGGACATGTTTTAGTTCTTGTTTTACCACAATTACGTTGTCTGTATGTGTTAGGGTGGAATTTTTCACCACAAGTTTGACATATTTTAAATAAATCATCTGGAACTTTAGCGATAGCCAATTGTTATCATCTCCAATAATCTTAACGATTCAACTCAAAACAACAAAAAAAATTAGCCTAAGCTCGTTAGAACTTAGGCTAAGATTTATCTACTTATTAAACTATAGATTAGAATGTTCCAAGGATTTTGCCGCTGACGATCGTTTCTGGTACTGTGCATTTGAATGCGTACATCGTAGCATATCCCTGCTGTACAGACATGTTGGCAAGACCGATGGCATCGGTAGTCATGACAGGCATATATTCGCCGAATAGGCAGCTGTTCTTTCTAAGGTCGTTAGACTTAGAACACATAACCCATGTATCCGGATTGTAAGACGGATTGACATAGATTTCGAATGCATCAAGCTTACCAAGATGATACGGACCTACTTCATCGGCGTGATCGCCTGCAGACTGGAAGCCGTTGATCATGGATATGTATTCAGCAGCCGTGGTACCTACAACAAGTCTATTCGGGCGAGTCATTCTTGTCTGCTGATAGACAGAAGCAGCAGCCTGACCGAGCTTCAGCTTGAACATGTTGAGGTAGTCGGACGGAACAACTGAACCAGAAAGTACCGGAGATGCGTCCCAGTTGAACTGCGGCTTGTAAGAAGCAGCCTTTGCAAGCTGATCAAGGCAGTTCGTGTTGATCTCTGCGGTGATTTCACCAATAGCAGCTTCCTTCTGCATATCAGCGATAGATGCGCCATATTCCTGCTGTGCAGCAAATGCAGAGAATACACTGTGGTAGCAAGCAAGCTCATGTGCTTCAGCTACGAGGTTGAGCTCGTCTAGCTGGAGGTAGCCCTTTCCCATCTTTGCGCCATACTGGCTATTCGTGTCAGGACCAACAGTCTCATTGTCGTACTGGTAAGTAGCTACCATATCGCCGTCAATGCCTGTGATTGCACCTGTACCATACTCAATGGTGCCGTTCTCAGTCATGTTCTTGTCGTAGAGTTTACCATCACCCTTATCGACATATACACCAGCCTCAGTCTTGATAGTGACAGTACCCGGAAGGACCGGAGTATACATCAGCTGATCTTCAACCGTTTCGTTCTTTACTACACGACCCGTGAAGTTAGGATCTACGCCCTGACGGTTAGCAAACGGAGAAGCAAGAACAGTACCTGCCTTCGTCTCACCCTTGGTGTTTTCAGCGATAAACTTGAAATATGGAATGAGCTGCTGACGAGACTTCATTGCAACAGAACCAGCAATATCAGTGATGATAAGCTGCTGAACAAACATCGGAAGAAGCTCCGTGAATTCCGGACGAGTCATGATGTTTGACGTATTCGTAGCTGCCATGATAGCAGAAGAACGATTACAGTTTCTCTGAAGCTGAGAAGCAAATGCTCTCTGAGCCGGGGTAAGATTCGTTGCTGCCATGATGGAACGATTATTTCTATTCTGTACGTTAGAGGTGATGCTCCGGCTTGCTCGGATTGGTCTGCGACCGTTGCCCATCTGAGCCGGATTACGTCTTGTAATCATATTATTATGCACTCCTTATTAAGTTTTAATTTACATTGATACGATATCGGAATCGGAATAATCTGAATAGTCGATATCTTGCATATCTTCTATATCTGCTTCAGTAGGTTCATCTCGAACAACTGGATTGTATTTGATGGACTCCCTTACTGCTGCCTTTAAAGAAGATACGTCTGTTGAAGCTGTGATTTTGATATTTTTAGAATCAGCGCCAACTGCCTGTGAATACAATTCAGAATATGCTTTTTGATATTCTGTTAGCATTCTTCTGCATTCAGATATCTTATCTCTGTATGAAGTTAATTCTGCATCAAGGTTTGATTGCCCTCTTTTGAGTTTTTCAGATGCGGTGACAGTTTCATGCAGCTGACTTTTCAATGAGGAGATCAATTCATCTTTAGATTTGATATCAGATTCATTGGCTCTTATTTTCTGAAGATATTTAAGGTTCAATTCTTTAGCGGAAGTTATACGTTTTTTAATATCAGAAATTTCTCTACTAGCTGACTTTCTATAACTTGCAAATTCATCTTTCTCTACAGCTATGGAGGACTTGAGCTTCTCGATAGTTTGTTTATGCGCAGTTATAGCAGATGTTTTATCATACTCTGCTTTGTATCGTGCGCTTACCGCAGATCTTATCTGCTCATTTACAAGTCTATTCATAGTAGATAGCTTTCTAGCGCATTGAACTGTCTGCGCTTTTAGTTGAGATTCTAGTTCTTTTGATCTACGTAGCTGTTCTACATAGAGCTTAGTTAGCGCATCAATCTTTTCTTGAGCTACTGCCTGACAAATAGATTCATCGTTATCCTGTAGAACTTCTTCAGCTGCAGGATTATCTGGAAGTTCACCAGAATCAGTTGATTCTTCTGAAAGTTCAGCGATTCTGTTCTGAATATCTTCGTATACATCGGACATCTGTGCAAACTGATGAGACAGTGTATGCAGTGTAGAGCAGCTTGTAATGTCCTTAAGATTAGATTTAACAGATGCACAGATTGATTTATATTTTTGCTGACCATCCGCAGACGCTGCAATAAATTTTGGAATACTCTCAGGGAATGCGGGGAAAGCTACCAGATCAAACCCTCTGAATACAAAAGTTTCGGGATCTACGGAATTATGTATAATATCTCCAGCGCCTCTTACAGATATGCCGAATGTTACCCCTGCGTCTATGAATGATTTCACGATTCTACCTACAGGAGTATCAATCAGATTGAATTCACCATAAACCTTGCCGTTATCTGCAATATGACCTTCTGTCATCACAATACAGGCATCTTTGAAATCCATGCAATTTACATCGCTTGGGTGACCTAGAAAACCGATGTAATGACCCAGTTCTATGGCTTTTTTATAATCTTCGGATGCAAATACGTGTTCCCAAACTTCTCTCGTAATGTCTAACCCATTTAGATTAGTTATGTTAGAGTCTGCGCATTCACCAGAAAACTTACCAATGATAGCAGAATTGTGATTAGTTATGTCATCGGCTAAAATTTTATTATTTTTACGCAAGATCTCTCACCTCATTTCTTAAGTTTCTTTGCAGCAAGTCGAACCATCCCGCCGATTGCTAATGTCTTGATCAATTCTTTAATGAGTCCGGATTCAATTTCATCTGAATTTTCAATATATCCATTATCTACTAATTCATCATATGTGTCATCAGCCGCATCGTTGACTTCGTCTATGTCATCGACCGAAACCGGAACATTGACTTCGTCTTGAGGACGAATACGATAAGTCGCTTCTCCTATAGACACTTCAATGTATTCATTATCGGAATTCAAAGATATAGATTTTTCAGACAACTCGTCAATCTGGCTCAAGAAATCTACTAAGCTTGCTGGAGTAAGCAACAGTGTAGAATTCTCAAGCTCTGCGGATCTGATATATCGTTTCTTCAATTTGTGTCACCTCGGTTTCTTGTTAATTCCATTTGTTCCAAGTCAATGAAGGAGTATATTGAGGATACAGGCTAGTTAATCCACCAAGCTGATCCATACCTCCTAATTGTATCTTCCACACAACTTGAACAACTTGATTTCTATTTACTCTTATTATATTTTGTTTCAAAATCTTTCTATTTTCTTTGCATTCTGGGCTATCATAGTATACATGCCGATCTGGGTCCCATTCTGCCATTTTCCAGTTATTAGAATTCGGAGGAGCGATTCTATATCCCGCAAGTAATCCGTTATCTCCGCCTTCCTTCCAAGTCCGATCTGACCATAATCCAGCTTCTGTGATGAATATGTAGTCCTTATCTGTTTCTCTGAACTGTGCAAGAGCACCTGTAGATATCATCGCACTAAACACAACATCAATAGTTTGAGGGAACTCGGCTTCCGTTTCTGGAACAATATCACGAAAAGATATGTCTGCTCTGGGAAATGTGCCAGAAATCAATTCGCAGTTTATAGTTGGAGCGGTAGATGGCTGATACACAACAGAACCTAATTCCGAACGAGGTATCTTACCTTCGGCACAATCTTTTACTTTCTGAACCATATCGCATGATACGTTTCCATCTTTATCTGCGTTTGCAACAAATAGCTGCTTATCTGTAAGCTTTATGGCTCCGCAATTATAATCAACAAGTAACATGACATCGGCATAATCTATTTTGCCGTCAAAATTTATGTCACCTACCTGTAGAATCTCTTGTTTGATTGTACTTATTTTTCGATTTGCAAAAACCGGACCTAATCCTAGAAACGGTCTACCGTTGTTCTCATTAGGGTCATATCCGTCCGCTCCATATCCGGGAACTTGTGTTAAGTAATCTACAAATCTGTGCGCTTCTTCTATATCAGGATCATCGGGATATTTATCTTGATATGACACATTACCGATACCTGTAGGTAATCCAAATTCATCACAATCTTGACTTATAAGCCCCATGGTGCCTAAAGATATGTATCTAGGTACATATGAACTTAGCATATGATATCCTTGGTTCAAGACTCCATCACCAGTTAAGTAGTGAGCAACTCCAGTTAGTAGAGAATTGGTGGATGCATTATGTCCTGTATGACTAGATACAACCTTACCGGAGATTGGATCTATCACTCGAATAGAAACATTGTGCTGTATAGGTATTCGTTTTGCAATATTTCTAAGATCGTTCAATGCTGCTCACCTCCTCAAGGAATTTCATTGTACTCATCATCTTCATCGTGCGTGTATATTGTTGTAGTTCGATATGAATCTCTTCCATATATGCCTACTTGATATTCTCTAGGAAGAAGTTCTTTTGGATCTGCAGGTTGTTGAATATCTAACCGTCTATGAAGATTAGGGTGCGTGTATCCTAAATTGTCCTTTGATATGTCTTCGTCTTCGGCGGGTTTCCAAGGACCTTGACCCGCATATTTTATATCAATTGGCATGTTAGCTCACCTTTAGATAAAAATAGATGTCAAATCAGTATCCTGTACCTGACATCTAAATAGAAGGTTCTTATTCTGATTTTAGATCCTTTTTAACAATGTTTCCGTGTTCATCTTTCACGATGTAGCTATGTCCGTCATCTAGTACAATACCCGAGCCTACTTCAGACATTACAGGATTTACTGCGGGTCTTGGATTGAGTATATCTTTAGATCTATCTGTATCTATTGTGTATACGTCAGGTGATACAGATTCTTCTTTATCTTTATCGTAGCGAAGATTGTATTGTTCATATTCAGGTCCGTCATTAGAAACTACATAGTCATCGGAGAATGTATAGTCCAGAGTAATCGGCTCTTTACCTAGTCCAAATATTTTCTCAACATCTGTATCAGGTCCAAACAACGATTTAACAATATGTTCATTATTAGATAGTTGCAAGGAATACAATGCACGATATCCAGGATCAATATCTTTGTTTGTAGTTACTTCCGAAGTTTTATTTCTGTACCATACCCCTCTGCGTGTATCCTCTGTGTTCACTTCATGATCAGGTTCATTATACATGTGCTGCATTCTAGCATAATCATTTCGGCTGTAGTGTCCAACTCTAGTGATCATATTAGAGATGTTGCTCATATCATTTGTATTAGTGAGTCTTGCATCAATAGACAGTTTTGTTCTGCTGTCGTATCGAACTCCTGAATGCTGAAAACAATACATTCCTAAAGGTCTAACATATTCGATACAAGCGTCAATCGGAAGTTCATTACTTGTAAAATAAACAATATCTATATATCCCTTTTCTACATTTTGTGTAACATATACTGCGTTTACTGGAATTGAGGTGTCTTCAAGTCGGTTCTGTAATATGTCGTTTTCTTTGCCGTATTCAATTATATTGAATTGAGCAAGGTTCACCTCTGCCGCAAGTGTCACACCATCTCTGGATCCTTTATTTCGTATCATTGACATGAAGTACAGCATAACTAATCGGTTATATGCTGTGCAGAGCCTGTCGTCATATTTGAACCCTATAGTATCACCGAGCAACCACAATAGATCTTCTTTACATCTAAGAGGATCATAACAGTCAATCAGGTTTTCTGTATCATACTGAATCTGGCTCAATGATTTAGAGAACCAATCTAAAAAGAAACGAAAGTCTGCGCTTTCTTTGTATATTTCTGGTAAGGCTACATCTTGTAGTTTCATGGTCATCTACCTCAGCTTAGGAGTTTAAGTATTCAGGATTGATTCGTATGTTCATAGATGATCCGGCATCTGGTCTATATCTAGCAAAGCTAATTGGATTGAAATATTCAATATCGCAATCACTCCAAACAATGCCTAGTGTTTTTGCGCTACCTGGATCAAAATGACGAATGCGGCTATCTGCGTTTTCTACAACATCAATTATCTCCATCAATGTGGGCTTTACTCCAATCTGTCTGCTAGCAGGAGCAAAGTAGATAGATAGATCCTCTTTAACTTTGTTGATGATGACTGCAGCTGTATCTTTATCCAGAGACTTTTTTGGTGTGATTGTACCTACTATGTAGAAGTCGAATAATCTCAACCATCCGAAATCTATGTCTACCGTCATCGCTTGTAGCGGTTTATAATCTCGTTTGACGTTATCTATGAATTGAATTGGCGGCTTGTATCGAGTAAAGGTAGTTTGCTTACGAATTTGAGCTTTGGTTACCTGACCCGATCCATAATTACTAGAGAGGAAATCATTGTGTACAGCAAAACACATCGCGGTATACTGTTTGAAGTTGGCTGCGAACACGAACTTATTTGGATCGGTAGGATCAAAATCTAAGTTCAACACTTTTCCCCAATCAAACGTAGCATCACCCTCAGGAAAATCATACTTTGTGATATACATCTTAGATTTCTGGCTTGCCGTCAGATTTTGATTGTTGTATATCGCCATGTTGATCTCTAAAGCTTTTTGACAATCTAATACTAGTCCGCAGTCTACTCCAGGTTCTCTGTTCAAAAATCTATTGAAATCTGGAAGTGTAACTAGACTGTCGAATGTATTTATGTAGTTTCGGCTATTCAGATAAGCTTCTCTTGCAGTTTCGGGGCTTCTACCAGTTACTGTATGACTATGCGGTAGCTCTACTGTATTAGATAGATTAGATATGGTGAGTTCACCAGCATCTGTACTAATACCCTGATTAGGTTTAGCGAGAAGCAAATCTTGTAGAACATTCTCGCCTACGCATCCTATCACACCTGAACAGTCAATCCAATATACCGTTATCCAGTTTTTGTCATAATTTTCTAGCTGATTCAAATAGTTAGAGAACTGAATCTGTGCATTTGAGTAGTTATCATATGTTACAGAGAATCTAGGCTCAGGCTGGATAAATTCAGCAGGGCTGTTGCACTGTATCCACTGTGTTGATAAGAAGTCATCTGCAGTTTGACTTGTTTTAGCTTTGACCCAAATTGCGGTAGTATCAATATGTTGAGAAGGTAATTTGATTATGTAGTTGCTAGATTTTATCTTATCTACCGAAACACTGTAACTCCTAAGCTCGCCTTCAATTGCAACTCGTGTACAGCTATCACCAGGAGCTAATTGAACTGAATCAGAGTTAACAAAGACATTCACGTTCTCCGTGAGCACGCTGCGTTGGCTTCTAGACTCTTTTGTTCCATACTTGTTAGTTAACGGCAAAATATTGTACGTTATGACTCTGGATTGATTAGTAATATCTGTATATGCGTTCAGTGTAGAGAAATTACTTCCGTTGAATCCAAAATCAATTGACATTGATTTTGTAGATGAATTTGTAAATGTGACTTCAGTTCGTGCGGCTGTGTAGAACCCTAAGTCATATCCAATAAGCGAGAATAGCTTCTCTGCATTCTTTCGCAAAGAGACTGAGGGTGCGTATACCTCATTTGCCATGAAATCTAGATTTATCGACAGCATATTTCCGATACCAGCGAGATACTTTCCTAGCACGACGCCTGGATCTGCATCCGCTTCAGGTTTCCAAAGTTCTGTCAACGCGGGGACAATCTTGAAGAATTCGGATACCAACGATTCGTAGTCTCTACTAGTATAATTTATCAATCCATTATCTGCCATTTATGTTACGCCTCCTATGATAACTAATTTCCAGATGCATTGATGTAATCTATTCTAGCTTGTAGATCAGATGTATTTATGTTTGCTACTGTGCTAAAAGTTGTTTTGATGGCAACCGTCATCTTCAACGATTGCTGCTCGTCCTTCACAGTTTGCACATCGCTTGTACCCGTGTATAGCAAACCATCAGCAAATTGAGTATCCTCTGGAATACAGCATGGTTCATGTAACCTAAGCTGAGAAATGATATCGTCTTTTATTCTAGCTTTTTGATTATCGTTATTGTATTGCCATAAGTATTTTTTCAATCCTACACCAAAATTTGGTTCCATATAAAGCTCTGTAGGATCGGACAGCATCAAAAGCTTTGTTCGATTTACTACAGATCTGTTATCTTCATATACAGCCAATTTGTTTCTAGAAATGTCAAACATCTTAGGCCATGCTATAGACGAAGTTTTCATGTATTACATCTCCTACCTATATTTGAGAAAATCCTCTAGTAGAATATTGACCGCCAGTCAAGCCTAAAACCAGAAAGCTGTTAGAAGTTTCATTTAGAGACGATAATGCAACTACTTGACCCTTAGCGGGGGTAACTGATAGTAGCAATGAAGGATACCAAGGTAGGTTTTCGTCGCTTGTATAGTTTCTAACGGATTTTCCTTTGTATTCAGACTTATTCATCGGGCCATGAATAGACGGGATTCTGACCTGAATCAACAAAGTACCTTCGCTTGTGTATTGGTACTGCATTGCATATCCATATACAATCATTGATACTATCCTTTCTTCAATATCGGGCTCAGCTTCTTCCAGAATTGAGAAGCATATTTACCGCGTCTTCGACTTTCACCGGCAGGGTCAGCAGGATTCTCGTAGCAATAAACAAATATTTCAGTTGCTTTGATTGCTCCTGCTTCCGTATTAGGAACTTGACACAAATATTCAAGTAAGCTGCAGTTTGTGCCGTAGTATCTATGGACTTGATAATTCAGGAAACCGTTTTCAATATGTTCCATAAAATAAAATAGGAACTCACACTGTTTTGTTAAGTTAGTCTTCCAATCCGGTCCGCAATATTCGAGGAACCGCCTCCAGTTAGCTCCGTTCCACATACACATTCCGCCAGAAGTAAGGCCATTGCTGTCTGTTCCGCTCAAGCTGATGTCTAGTCCACATTCGCCGTTTACATTAGCTACAATACCAATTCCTCCAGCAGCATTCATGCCTTTACTCATACAGAATTTCACGATTTCTCTCGCTACAGCATCTGTATCTTTTAGATCGACGTCAGAAGCTTGATATTCATATCCGCCTAATGTTGATTTACCTGCCTCAAACAAAGCAGAGAACAAAGCGGTGTAATTTACAGCAGATAGTCTAATATTCGATGAGTTGATAGAAGGTTCCCAGGCAGAATTTACATATCCAATCTCTCGAATTATAGCATCTTGTTTAGTATTTTCAGAATCATACAACGCGCCCATGTAGTATCCAGATCCGGCTCCCGCAGCAGATCCTCCGCATTTTGCCCAGTCTGGACGATAATATCCATTTATGCAAGTTGATGTATACTTATACTCAACTCTATTTACTCTTCTAGCATAGTTACTATCACCAGAACCTGAATTTCCTTCAATTGTTGTTACGAGGTTGCCCTTTACTTTTTCTACAATGCCTACATGGTCTGACAGGTATTTATCATATCCAGCGTAAGCTGATCTATCATCCCATCGGAACAATATTATATCTCCGCATTGAGGTTTGAAATTTGTTCCCCAATACGGACCTGAATACCAGGTTCCCCAATTCTTCTTAACACCTTGTCGAGGAATTTCGCCTGCTCCGTAAGTTACCGGAATTATTTTTCCAAGTATTCCAGCCGTTTTTGCACAAGCTACGACGAAAGCAGCACACCAGGGCTGACCTACAGCTAATCCTGAAGTTTTCCAAGACCATGTTCCATCCTTACCTATCTGTGATTGTGCAGCAGCGATAAAATCAGATGTAACATTAGAAGCGTTAGCAGCAGCAGGATTGTAGATGAATCCCTGGAACACCAAACCGCTATCATCATTATTATATCTAGGAGGTGTACGAGTCATTCTCCACCACCAATTTGAGCTTCCCCATCCGCTATCTGATGTAACTATAGATCCATCTGCGTTTATCTTTTCTACGATTGCAACGTGCCCTGCGTCTCCAGGTCGGCTAAAACATATTACAGCACCTAAAGCAGGCTCTTTACCTCGCTTGTATCCGTCTTCTGTATGAGCGTACCAAGTACCTGCGTTACCTGTATATAGTTTAGGCTTCTGCCCTAGTATTTCATAAAATCTGCCCCAGGCATAGGCAGTGCAGTTTGGCATACCATACGCAGGATAAAATGGATTATCTGTATGCCAATACTTTGTACCGCTTCTAGCTGGGCCAGTTGTTCTTTCTGTGAAGCTCATAATCACGTATCTCTGCTTAGATCACAAGTACAGTTACCTGTTATTACTCCGTCACTTAACGTAAAAGAATGAGAATGAGGCTGAACAAGACAATACGTATCAGCTGTCTTATTGAGATTTTCAATACTCTTAACATAAACAAACTCCTTATCTATAGTAGGAAGTATCATGAATGGCCATATATCAGATGTGCGAATTCGTTTGTATTCATCTGAATGTGTCTTCACAATCCAATCATGCGTATCTGTGCACAGATGCTCACTGCCATTGGACAATTTAACACTCCAGATATTACCCTTACCAAAGTACATGACTACTGCAGAACGCCATTCACCCTCTAGCGAATATACCTCATGAATTTCTCCGACATGATCTTTCATGTTTATGATGCCGTGTTTTGTTATGAATTCTGTATCTCCAATAAAGCAGTTACCTGATGGTATTCGATTATTGATAATATTCATCATTATCAACTCCTATTCAATTTTTATCAAGAGCAAAGAATGACGGAACTAATAACTCAGTTACATTGTCAAACTTGTTTATATGCTCATCAATCCACAAGTACCAGTCTTCGCTAAATGTTTTCCAGTCAAACTTTTTTATCTCAGATCGTTTTGTATATATGCCTATTTGGCCTTTTAGTCCCATCTGAACAAAACATTTCTGATAGTACTTATATATTTCGTTGTTTTTAGTTTTATTTAAACTAAATGTAGGGATGACCCATAACCCTAAGTTTGGATGAAGCGACTTGATAGCAAGATATAGTTCTTGCATTTCATCCTTTGCTTCAGATATATCTTGCGCCCGAGCGTTGAAATACAAGCCACACATGAGTTCAGCGTCATTCACCCAGTTTACCTGTTTAATCAAATTAGGATTTCTAAAAGCTTTACGATTATGACCTACATCAAATAAACTTCCAATTTCAACAACTACACCGATTACACCTAGCTCCTTTAGCTTATCGAAATTTATAGCTGTTGCATGTTGATTTATCGTGACTATGTATGGTGTTATATCTGTCTTCGGAGGAAGTATACCTCCGCTAACAGCTGCATCGTAAGCAGTCGCAGTATCTACAGCATCAGCAGAATTACCGCCGTCAGAAAAGGAGCTAGGCGCTGACTTAACTTGATATGTTGGATTAGCTAATAGTCGATTTACTTGTGTAGCAATATCTGCGAATCTCGCAGAAAGATAAGGACCAGGGCAAGCAGTCTCTGCGAACCACTTGTGCATGGTCAAGTTCCCAGATTTATTACCAGTATAATTGAGACGTTTTATGTTGTTCCGCTTACAAATATCTGCGCACAGCTTTATCAAAACATTATAAGCTGTTTTGCTAACTGGCCATTCTCCTCCAGCTACGCTATTAGCAACTTCGATAGTAACTGCTCTTGAATCATTTGCAGGACTACATGAAGCCCAAGATCGCATTGACTCATCTACGTAGAGTCCAACGCGCCCATCAGATCCAATTCCATAATTAGACGAAGCTTCTCTGTTTTGAAAAACCTCTCCACAAGCCTCGATAGACAGATTTCCAGCCATATGATGAATTGTAATCGTGTCAATCTTACCGGTTGGATTAGAATCTATTATCCTGGAACTACACATAGGAGAGAGCTTCTTGTAAGTGACTAATGAACTGTTACTGTACTTTGGCATAGTTACTCTCCTCTGTTCTGACCCATGCTGATAAATTCTTGTAGCGCAGAGTTTGTAATGTCTTCTAGCTTTGTAATCACTTTAGTTTCATATAATCCGTCAATTGCTGGTTCTGATTTTGATCTATCAATAGCATAATCACGAAACGTCACTGAACCATCAAATAAATGAATAGGGTCGTTAGGATGTAACGCGATGTCCCTATAAATTACAACAGTTCCAATGTCTCCACCATCTGTTCGTAAATACTCTAAGTGCATAAATTTATCTGTTTTTGCTATGTGCTGTCCAGACTGTACAACATCTCCACAGCTTACTTCTGGTTTACTCTGAACGATATATTTCAAAAATATTTCGCTGTTATATTGAATAACGATCATGTATCCTACATTGTAGTAACTGCATTCTATCACAGTACCTGCGCAAATGGAGTAGACGTCGGTGCAAGCAATGTCTACTCCTGTATGTATAAGTTTATTGGACTCTCCGTAACTTTGTTCAGAACCGCGCTCAGGCCAAGTTACATCGGTATTAGTTAGTTTACAGTTCTTTATTATCAAGTTATCACAACCAGTATATAAAATATTTACATTGCATAAGTTGAAAGATGTGTGAAATCTGGATACAAATCTCCGAACTCTACTTTGCCAGTCGATACAATATTTTTAGTTGTTGCATATGATAATGTAGGATAGGATGAGCTTCCTCTTATCAATATGTTTTGTCCTGCTGCGACCTGATTAGCTGTGCTCATGACTAATCTTTGTAGCTTCAAAGTAGTGATGAATGTTGCTCCAATATCGTGAGATACAGATATTATGTTATATATTCCTGTAATTGGAGATATTGTATTACCTGACATTACTAGAAGAGATATCGGCTGAGCAATTTCATATTTATTTGTACTTCCAGCAACAGTTACTGTAAAATCTCCGCTGAACTGAGAAGCGATAGCGTTTACGTCATTTACAATGTTAGCAGATTGGAACACATCTGCTAATGTACTGCTCCAGCTGTTTATGACCTGCTCATCTTGTAGTACTGTGTTGCCGCTACCGTCTACGATGAATCCAACTTGAGTGTAATTCATATCAGTCATGTTGTAAGCGACGCCATTATACGAACCACTAAGTGTCAATACATTTGTATTTGCTGTGCCGTATTCTAATGTATCTTTTAGATGTGTTCCAACTAACCCTGCATTGCTCTTATAATGTATACAGCCTCGTTGGGTCATTGTGGGTTCATCTACCCAGTAAGAAAATGTACTACTCTGCGGCTTAGTATCCGTAAAGCTTGTTTTCAAAAAATCGTCAAGCTTAGAAACGCTTCGATTATTTATTGCTTGACTTAGTTTATTTACTTTGTATGTATTCAGTCCTGCGCTGTCTCTAGATGAATTATAAGATTTAGATAGTTTGAGGAGTCCTGGAAAATTTACATAGTCGTCTTTTCCGTTGTATGAACCTCTGACGTATCTGTTGAACGAAGTTGTTAACGCACCATGAGTCACAAGTGTAGGTGAATCATTGTGGTCAATATCCAAATCATAGTAATTTGTTGCCTTCACTGCGATAGCAAGTCCCTCAACAATAGCAGAAGGCTGAACCACTCCAGACACTTCTGGAATTCTAAGTACAGGTAAACTCGTTTGTATTGCAAGTGATGCATATCCCGTTATAGAATATTTCATGTATCTGCCAGAAGTAGACACTTTAAATGTAAGCGTGTATCCCTGATACGACAAAGATTCAGCAATACTGCCATCTGGATTGAGCCATCCAAATATGAATGAACAAGGAATACCAGATGAATTTGAATAATTACTTGCATTCTGCGCTGATTGATAAAGTAGAGCTTCAAATGCAGCGACATTTATTCTATTTGTATCATCTCCGCCTACTATACATTCTAGCGTCCATTGAGTCATAGACGATATTTCACTATTACTTAGCGATAATGATGTAAATGGAGACGGGATTTTGAGCCCGAAGTCTGTAAGCGATACACCTGCCAGGGCTACATTTGCAAAACATTGTTTAAACATCTAATCACCTTATTATAGTTTAGGTGCTAAAGCAAGAAGTCGTTCAACTTCCTTTCTAGTTTTATCAGATAGAATCATTTTATTTTTGTTAGCAGCATACCAGCTATTTGCAGTTGAATTTGGATCCACAGCAAATTGAAACGAGCTCCAGTCACATAGCATTTCACAAATATACTCAAACGGCATATCCATTGCTTCTACTTCGCCTTCATCTCTAATGAGACACCAATACTGCCAATGATGAGGATTCCGCTTTTGATGTAGTAGCCAAGCCATATCAAATGCTTTCGAATCTTTCTTGTTATTCTTATCAGGATAGAAATAATTTAGATATGCATCGTATTCATCTTCTTGATATTTTGACTTATCGTGATTATCTATTAACGTCAGTACCTTTGTAATCTGCTCAACATCTTCATCGCTTTCGGTAAGGATGGCAGGATATAGAATATCATGCCACGCTGTCTTTACTCCGTTTATGTGCTTCATAAGATACTCGTTGTATTCGGACTGACGAAGATTATATGATGCTCTGATATATCTTTTCATAGAGTTGATTTCTCCAGTCATAGATTATAGTTTAGGTGAAATCCTAAGTAACCTTTCAATTTCGACACAAGTAGTAGGGTGAATCCTATCTGTAGGATCAAAAGAACTCCACCAAAGATGCGCAGTCATTGATTTATCTTGTGTAAATTGCGAAGATGAATAGTAACATAACATGTGACAAATAGCAGAGAATGTCATTTCAACTGGACCAATTCCGTCAATGGATCTAAAAGTTAACCAGTGTTGCCAATGGTGATTGTTTCTTAAATAATGTAGATTTCTTGCACATTCATACATATGTGCTGTAACTGAGTTATCTTTGCTTGAATCTGAAGGAAACAGCGAATTCATTGTACCGTTCATTTCATCAGGCATGAACGAAGTAGCATCGTGATGCTTAATATTGTTTGTTATATTGTTCAATACACCATCTGAAATGTATTCATCGGATAGTTCACCCACAGTTTTTCTGTACTTGATGAGATCAGGCTTCAGTATATCGTTCCATGCTGTATTGACTGCTTCAATATGCTTATTGAGATACTCAATGTATCGTTGTCGATTATCTGTGTCTGGAACAGATCTGTATACCATTTCGGAAACACGATACGGATGATTTTCACATGTGCGATTACTCATATAACTTCCTCCAAATACTGATAATATTATTTATGCTGATACTATTCTTGCCCTAAATTCAACGATGTTGCGGAGACTGATTGTAGAACCTCTCCTGGATTGAATAAATCATAGAAGGATTTCGGTATAACTAGTCGTTGCCCTTCCTTAGCAGAATATCCATCAGCAATCTTATTGAAGTATGCGATTACCCAGCTATATTGCGCTGATCCTAATGTATCTCTAGCGATAAGATCTAACCGATCTTCATATCGATTAGGTACTTCGTAATATATTACATCAACATTTGTAGTAAACGGATTTGGTGTTTCTAGTGTTGTTACTCTGTCAGTATCTGTTGGCAGATGTATAACTTGACGAAGATTGCGATATCGAGACACATGACTGTAATCCTTGCATACACTGTATTGAATTCCTCGTTTTTCTATTACCTTGTAAGGCGTCAAAGTGTTGTAAAAAGTCATTGTATTTACCTCATTTAGATCGTATATTTATACGATCATCTACATAATATTATCTTCGCTTTTTGTGTTTCTCTTGTGATAGAAAACACGTTCCTTTAGCTGACTAAAGTTTCTAGTAAAATGAAATTATAAATATACGAAATTTTAGTATTTTATACGGTCTATATAAGATGTTAATCCGATTTGATCAGCCGATTATCGATTTTGATCGTGTTGTATCGTAGTTCAACGCAGTTTGAGATATCTCTGTAATCGACAATGAAAGTTTAAAAGCCAGATACCATCCGTCTAGTCCTATAGGTCCGTTCCAGTTTACACTACAGTCTGTCATTACACCGGAAATCAAACATCTACCCTTTACATATAAACTAACGATAGGTACATTCACTGCGGATCCATGGTATCGAGGATAGCAGTTTGCTTGACAGAATCGTATTAAGTTATTCGCGTTTGCGTCTCTATGATCACCTGTCCACATATCTCTGTGTAGCTGAAAATCAAAATTATTCGATCTAGGTCCAGAACTTTCATATAGCTGCCAAGGTTCATATTGATACAGCATATCAGGCATTGTCGTGTAATTCGCTTTTCTCGAATCTTCGTATTCTTCTGGATAAGCAGGAATATCTACACCTGATGACTCTAAAGATGAGTATAAGGTAATATCACCCCAAGGCAAGTGGAAGAATTGAGTAAAATTAGAGTTGTCTCTATATCTACTTAAAATCTGAGCAGGTCGAATTGTACTTACTTCATTAAATATTGATGGATCAATGTAATGAGGAGGATCAGCTAACATCTTCATTGCATTCTTATATATCGTGTTATCTACAGGTGTTTCGTCCCCAAGTAACCCGTAAGAAGTAGGTACGTTTAAATCATCTGGAATCTTTAACATACCATAGAATGTGCCGAGTGTACTTAAAACTTTCCAGTCTTCATCACTTTGCAGGGACGCCTTTTCAAATACATCTGAGTCTGAAGTCAGCGTATTAAGCACTGTTGATTTCCGTTGCCAAGACACATCAGGTGATTCTGCAATTATCGTCTTGCATTTAGATAGAAACGACTTTCCTATCATCGGAGTTCTCTCTAAATTGTTTGCAGCTAATACATGTTGAACATTATATGAGCTTACAATATCGGCAATATCTGTAAGTTTAGTATCATTAGTTACTTGTAGATATTTCAATGTAGCTCACCTCTATATTCCCTCTACGTCTAATCTAAGGCTCTTTATTATGTGAGGTTCTCCAAACATTGTAGGAGGTCTTATGTCAACTGTACTGTAGGACCCGTCAGGCTGCAATATCTTCAAATATTTTGTATCTGAAGAGAGTTTATGTATCCAATTCTTGCTGATTCTTAGGCATAAGCTTTTTTCCCTATCAGTTATCGCATCATCTACGTTATCTCTATCTAGTAACACAAGTAAATCGTGTCGATCTATGTCTGGAGATGTATCCGAAATAACTGCGCCGAGCATGTAAGAGTATATCCAGTTAGGTAGCTGCTTTTCGTCAGATGCATCTGAAATATATCGATTCAGCAGGAATCTAATTGTGGATACTAATTTCTCGTATGCCTCAGTCAATGAATCCGATGTGACGTAGTAGTTGTCGAAGAAATAACCTGAATCTTTATCAGAATTCATGAATGCTTCGATCATTTCTTCGTCAGATACTAGATGATATGGTGTATCTGGTAAATATCCTTCATTAGAGTATTTGATTTTTATCATATCATGGATAAGTGAGTTCATTATACAATCACTCCTTCAAATGGATGATATGAATCCGTTGACCAGCCGTCTAGTATCTCTCCTGCGTTCACGCCTACTACATTTGTGATGTTTTCTGCATTCATGAATATTGACAGCTGCCCATCTACTTCCGTTTCCGTTGTTGCATCGTAGTATTGAGACAGCGCAGTGAAATTAGTTGTCATCATCAAATATCCTTGAGGACTGTCAGTCGCATAAGCACTTTCAAATGTACCAGATATTTTGACCTGTTTATTTACTCTACTTATAGGATAAGATAAACCGCTTGATTGTGGAACTTTGAACTTAGATACAATGATTGATTTTCCTAGCGATACATTAGCAGTTGTTTCGTTTCTAACAAGTATGCCGAAGCCTAAAATGTAACCGTCCAAACCAAATGTAACGCTCTTTAGTCCCCAGTTGTAGTGAATATCATTGTCCACAGATTCATTCCACAGATCTATATCCTTTACAGTTGTTACTTCGTCTAAGGAAATAACTTTCATACCTGATACAGTGATATTAGGGTCTGTACTGTCGTACTTCTTGTACCATAATGTCATGCCCTCAATTTTAGTAGCACAAGATAGCACGTATGCATCATAGTATAGATTGCAATTTTTGATATTCAGCGTAGGACGATTTCCGTTTTCTGCTGTAAACGTATAATCTACTCGTATTTTCTCACAATTTTCAATATTTATTGTTGTATGACTATCTGCAGTACCGGATAGATGAAGGTGAACAGCTGTGCCAAACCGACTGTCGATGTTTCGGATTGTTATTGTTGTCGCATCTTCTTCTTTAGGAAGCTCTAGTGCTATGAATATGCGTCCATCGTATTTTGAATCCTCAAGCTTATCTGCTGAAGGGAATGCAACACGATCATTTACATATTCATCTAGTTGCTCTTGTATAGATTCGGATGTGAGTCCATCTCCATAAGATTGATCAGTTGCAAGCTGATATGCGAGTGTACCAGATCTCAATAGAGCATAGTCTAATAATCTGAGATGTCCAGTGTCATCTCTATATATGTATCCCGCATCTAAAGCAGTATCTGGAACATTCAAAAATCCACCTATTGTATCTTCTGTTGCAAGCTGTACTTCACCGGTCAAGAAGATCGGATCAGAATATCGTTTACCTGTATTCGTCTTTACTACATAATAGTAATACGTGGTATGAATGCTACCATCGCTGTCTGCTTGCGCATATGTTACTAATACATAATCTTTTCCTACAGTGCCGATATAGTTTCCAGTAGCTACCTCAAGCTGATTGTTCCAAGTATCAGAATCGTCTACAGAAGGGATTGGGTCGTTTTTGGAATCATACCAGTCAAATCGTTTCATCTGCATTCCTAAACCATTCGGAACACTTGAGTCATCTACTTTGGAAGTTTTGTAATCAAGAGAAGTTACGACACCATCAACTACAGCATAAAGTGTAGACGGAGACTTAATCAAATTAGTTGTCGCAGAGTCTACTACTGAATTGTCTGTACCTACAAGTATGTAATCTCCCAAGTCCCAAGCTGTATTTACCGGTGGAAGTTCTTGCCTATCTACACTATCAATTACAGGTACATATCCGCGTTGTTTACCTTGTAGCATCTTAGTGTGGATAGCTTCAAATTGATCTTTAATAGCCTTAGTGTAGTTATAGTCAATGGTTCCAGCCTCGCCGCCAGAATATGTAGCTCTAGGAAGCTCTAGCACTTTAGTAGGATAGTATAGACGATTATTGTTTGCGTCTACCATTCCATCAACTTGTTTGTGAGGCAGATGTAATACTACACGTCCATTGTACGTGCCAAACTGTGCAGAATCTACTGAAGGTTTATTCGTAGTAGGACGTGCATACGCTCTGTCCCAGACGATCAAGCTGTCAAGTAGATCGCACCAAGTGTCTTTATCGGCATCTCCCTTACCCGAAAATCCGTATATTTTTCCAGGATTCAACCCAGTTCTGCTGATGTATGTATCTGAAGTGATATCTGCGATGTTTTTTATTCTGTTCGCATCAATGTATCTACATTTATCTGCGTTTTGAATAATATTATCATTTATCTGCCCGTTGCCATCGCTATAATAAATTTGTCCTAGTTTAATATGAGCAGTTACTTTGCTCTCATCGTCTGGAGAATCTTCTGGTAATACGAAATCACGCGGGCTGCACACTACAACTTGTACACCTTCAAAGTACTCAGTCTTATTCTCTTTCAGCATAGCGCCTGCCATAGTTTTTTCGGTACTATACATAGCTCTCAGGCCAACTACTAGATCGCCTTTTAGCCCGGGTTGTGCATTCTTTCTCAATGTGGTGTTAGCTTCAGCAAGGTTAATAGATACAGGAACCAGTGATTCAAAGAAATGACCGTTTATTACAGCTCGTCCGGAAGATATTTCAAATATCTGGTTGTCTCCAGAAGAGCTTTTGCTAAGTTTGAAGTCATCTTCAGAATTAACAAAAGACTCTCCTACCATATACTGTATTCTGTTATCATGATCAATTGGGCCAACTTTTACGCTTTCTCGGGATCTGAGATTATATTCAGTCATCAGCTGTCCACCCGTAGTAGAATTAGCTAATGGGAATATATTAGTAGTTCCGGTTGAGAATTTAATAAAATTCATCTACTATTTACCTCCAAACAAGTTTTAATCTGCTTCTACAGTCATCTGACCTGTAGCCATCGCGGCGATAGCATCAGGAATTGTAAGCTTACCTTTAGTATTATTTTGTTGCATGATACTTTGTACAACAATCAATATCTGGCCTAACAATGCGTTTGTTTGTACTGTTGGATTATCTAGATTGTTTGAAGCAGTTATTGCTTCAGCTAGTTTGTATATAGCGTCAGAAGCTTGATACTTCTCATCTTTTTGTATCTTTGCTACAGCGGCGCTATCATAGGTGTTTGCATACCACTTGGGCTCAACAAAATAGTCGTTGAACATCTGCTTAAATGCAGAAGTTGTTTCTAGTATTTTAGTTAGAATATCATTACCTGCAGTCTTCAAACTGATCAGCTGATTCATCTGGCTGTCATCATTAGTAGACATCATAGCCCAGAAATCTTCTTCTTTCTGCTGTCGATCATGTGCAGCTTGCGCACCTTTCTGACCTTGTAGAGCTTCGAAGTAGCCTTGTAGATCAGCTTCTGCGTATCCTAGCTTATTTATTGCTTTGTCGAAATCAGATATTCCGTAATTTCTAGCAGTTGCCTTCCATTCGTCGTATGATTTATTGTCATCTACAAATGTTTGGATTGTATCCTTCATCCTGTTGAAGTTAGACTGAAGGATTTCTGTGCTTCGTCTGTCAGCTGCCTGTTGTTGTGATTCAGCTAACGCAGAATTTGAAGCTGCGCTAGATATCAATGAAGTTGATCTAGAAGACGCAGACAATGATTTGCTTAATGATTTGCTTATAGTTCCCCAGGTATACTTACTAGATACAGATGTTGGTTTAGACTTTCCCGTTATTGTGTTGTATGCTTCTTGCCAAGCATAATTGTTCCATGCGTCTCTATTCAACAGCCATTCTGCTGCGCTATCTGCCAAGCGAAATGTACCAGACGTAATCGGGCTGAATATATCTGAAGCGTCTCGTACTGCAGAGTAAAAATCACCAGCTAATTGATAACTAGATCTACCACCTAGTAGCTCTACAAGATTGTTTGTTACATTTAATTCTTTTCCTCTTGTAGTAAGCTGATAAAACGATTTAGCGTTTCCTTGTCCAACCGCACCTAGCTGAAGTATCTTAGCTACATCGTCCTTTAGCGCTTCACCTTCAGTCACAGATTGTGACACGTTGGATACAGTTTTTACCAACCAACCTATCGGGTTCAGCATGTTCATCAAATTACGTATTGTTTGACGAATTCCTGATAATAACTCTAGTGCAGCACCCTGAATTTCTACTCCGTATGTAGTCTCTTGAATTTGCTGCATCATCTGCTCGTCCCACATATGCTCTTGAATTGTTCTGGCAGCTTCGTTATCTAGGACAAGCGATAACCCGTTTTCAATTATATACTGGTTTATTTGCTGATTCTTGAGTATGTCAGCATTTGTTGTAGATTGCCCAGATTTAAGATTAGTTATATTTTCGTTTAACGATGCGTCAGATGTATTCATATTTTTGATTGCGTTTGCAAGATAATTAAAATCGATTCTTGCAAACGCATCCATTGATACTCCGAATACATCGGAAAGTCCTTCGGCAACCTCCATGAAGTTGTCGTTAGACATATTTTGCATCTTAGCGAGGTTCTCAAACAAAGTTGAGAATATTCTTTGCGGATCTGATACTAATTGGTTTAAAAATTCTGTATTGCCTGCGTTTACACCAGCCAGAGATCTAAGTGCAACAATTTGACTTGAGTTTCCGCCAGTTGCTGCTTTTACTATTGCATCTGTCATAGAAGATGCAAGATCTGGCGCAATTGCACCAGTTGCTGCAGATACCGCAGTCATTACAGCAGACAGCTGACTTGCATTTCCTGTTTTTGCTGCTTGTGTTATCTTTACAGATTCTTCAAACAATGATGATGCATTCTTCAATCCCGAACTAAATCCACCGGCAAGCTGACGGCTAGAATATAGCAAACTACTTGCAAATGACTCCAGCTGTTTTGTAGCGTATTGAATTGCATCTGCTTGAGACATTCCAGCTTTTATCTGATTCGCGGCGATAGATGCATATGTAGAAGAATACTGGAAGAAGTCTTCCGTCGGTATTGCTGCGTTGAGCTTTGTTGCTACATATGCAAACTCTTCTGCGACTTGTCCAGATAAACCAGATTCAAGTACTTTTGTTAGATTTGCTGTTATATCAGAGCCACTGACATATTTAGATAGATTTTCGTCTCGTAATCGTTGAGCATATATAGCCATCAGATCCTGCAGGTCCGATTTTGTGTATCCTTGAGTTTGATTTATGAGACGAAGATTACTGTCCCAAGCTTGATATACAGCTTGTGCAGCTTCTTTTAATATGTCGAAGGGTTCCGTTATTATTGTTTTTATGTCTGCTTCAAGCCTATCTTTTGCTAGTTCAGCTCGCCTATCGTCTGTTTCATTCTGTCGATTAGCAGACTTCTTCAAAGCAGCGCCAAATTTTTTGAACCCTTCAATCGCAGGACCGACTGCGTCTGTTAATAGTTCTATTCCTATCAATACAGCTAAAAGTATTGGGCCAGCTGCAGCTGCTACGCTTGATAATCCAGCTATTGCGGTTCCAGCGGTTCCAGCAGTTCCTCCGGCTGCAGATAAACCTGCTGCTGCTTCTGTAGACGCAGTTGTCAAAGAAGCTGTAGCTGCTGCGTTTCCCGCTGCTGCTGTTGCCATATCTGCTGCAGCGTCTGTAGCTACGTTTGCAACAGCTTTGGTTGCAATTTCTGCTCCTGGTACAGATCCGCCGATTGCGTCTCCTACAACGCTTGCTACGGTAGATCCTAGATTTCCAGACTCTGTAGCAGCTGTAGATAATCCTTTATCTCTTAGTATAGATCTGACCTTTGATACAGTTTCAGGAGCTGCGTTCTTTATTGTTTCAGCAGCAGGCGAAGCTTCTTTGCCCTTCATCTGGTTAGCTACACTACGTAGTGCATCTCCGCCGTAAGACTTACCACCTTCAGCGCCTTTATCAAATGTCTGCGAAAGCTTTGAAAACGCACTTGCTTTTACATCATCTATTTTCTGCTGAACAGCTTGTCCGAACTTAGTGTTCTTAAGAGCTTGCATGCCCTGATGCATGAGCTGATTTCCAAGCTCACCTTGTACGTCTTTTAAGTTAACACCAAAATCTTTTGCAAAGCCAGAAACAATACTGCTCATCTGGTCTTTGAAGTTCTTACCTAGAATTTCTTCCCAGAATGCATCTTCAGCACCTTCGGAGAATGTACTGTATCTTTTCTTTTCAGTAGATTTCTTACTATCACTATCTCGCGTAGCAGATCTTCTATTTTCTGCTTCCTTGGCAGCGTTCTGAAACTTGCTTTTTTCGTCTTTTATTCTATCTTTTGCACTTGACTGCGAAACACCTTTGCGAAGTATCTCCTTTGTAGTCAAATCAATAGATTTTAAATAATCTCGGATTGCACCATTTTCGATTACCTGTGACTTGATAGATTGTTCTGCAGTTGCGTTTGTTTGCTTTGTAGTGTTATCTGTCAGTCCTTGAGACTCAGAAACAAATCTAGCTGATTTGCTAGCGTAATTATTGTTACTAGGATTATCTGACATTGTTTCTTCACCTCAACATATTGGTTGTTATACTATTATAAAAGATTAGCACATACATAGAAACAGATCAGCAAAACTGGCAAAATTTTACTGATCTGCTTCTCATGGCAATTTATTCAAAGGAGGAGTTGTTTACTTTTTCTGCTTCAATCGCTTTTCGCGTTCTTTCAGCTCTTTTTCAAAAGACTCTACATATTTCTTTCTTACAAATATTGGTTGAGTCATGAGCCATTCTGCAGAAACTGCGCCTTCTGACGCTCTAGAAATAAATAAGGTTTCATCAATTATGTTTTCGTACATCCTTTGCCGAAGTTCCATGTACGTCTTCATCTCTCCGTTTATTTCTACTTCGTTTCCATTCCCGTAAATCGTCCAAGGTTGGGCGAAAAAATCGTTCGTCAATCAGAGCCATGAATGCTGCATCATTGCTTCCGCATCTAGGGCATTTACACTCTCCGCCTGCTCTCAAACCATAGTCAGTCAATTCAGCTACTCTATTCTTGAGAACAATGTAATCTGCAGAAGACAATTTAGACTTAATCAGCATATTTACATCAACAGGTGTTAAGTTCTTATCCTCACCCATAGATGTAATCATATAACAGATTCTAGACAGCTCTCTCATTGACTTACCAGAAGACGGGATGATAAACTGCTTATCTTTGTATGAATTTAGAGCTTGCTGCATAGTAAGAAGATGTAGTTCTACATCACCATCAAAATCGATGAATTCATCTGCTTTGATGACAAGCTTGTTTAAGAATGAATCTGGAAGCGCTTTACACTGAACAGAATTGAGATTAACTCGATACTCTCCATCAACTCTACCGCAGTGATCGCAGAAGATGGAATGAACCGTCACATACGGACCGTAGTTGAGCAATCTAAGGCATCTACAGATCCACTGATAGTCGATTTCAAGAAGCTCTTTCGTGTCTATTGATTCTTCAATGGCTTGAGGAAGAATTGTATCGATCATGGTCTGATCAAAATCTTCGCTACCTACATAATCCAATTCGGACGCTGTCGGAATGTTCTTAAGCGTAAGTTCATCGGGAATATTTTTATACAGCCCTGCGCCCAGAAGCTGTATCTTTTCAGATAACGCCATAAAGTAAAACCTCCAAAAGTTTTGTTTGGTTATGGTGAATTTTATACCTCACCTTCGTTTGTATACAAGGTCCAAACCAGATAGCAGCTAAGTTACATCCACTTTTGATTGTTATCTCCAAGAAATTGAAACCACAACAGAATCATCTAAGAAACAATTCTCAGTTTGAACCGATATATCGTAACCAAGATCTTTGAATTGATTTACGCATTCTATAATCTTGTCGTAATCATAACAATCGGTTGCTAACACAAGATTTGTTTCGTATCTTCCATAGCGTACAGCTTCTTTTATCGATCGGTTGATTCGATTCGTCAGTGAGTGATATTCGTCACAAAGTTTCTTAGCAAATTCAGCTGAATAGATGGTGTTGTCCATTTCAGTTATTTCTCCTAATCTTGACAAATGATCGGTTTGTAGCAACTAAATATGTTACTTCCAAATGAGTGCTATCACTGTTGTAAAATACGAATGTGGATCATGCTCTGTGTTATCATCAGAATATTTATGTTCTTCTTTAGCTACGTTACATTGATAACCAGCGTTTTCAAGCATACTACGATATTCATAAGCTGCTCTGTCAGTGTAGATATCATCTAGATGCACGACACACATATATTCTCCTCGATCGGCAGCAGCTTTGATTTCGTTGTTTATCTGTACCAAGAACCTATCGTCTGCACATGCCGAACGTCTTCTAGCTTCTGTAGCTGAAATAATTTGCATACACTAACCTTCCTAAATTGATTCAATCTCTGATGCGTTCGTCTTCTGATCTACCGTCGTTTACATGCCTTTACCTCGCTTAGAATCTTTGTTGCTTTATCCGAGCATAGCAAAAGCTGCTTTATCCGAGCATAGCAAAATCTGAATTGCGTCTGTGATAACGATTTCTGGCACAACTGCAGTAAATTTACAGATGCTTGGATTCGTCACACCTTCTACAGCCAACTCCTCTACAGCCAACTCCTTTACTGAAAACGCACCATCGCAACACCAAAGTTTCCGCGCATTTCGCAACTCAACCTCCGGCCCGTTCCGACTGGCAATCTGACCGAAGAAAACACCACTACGATCTCCACAGACAATGTAATATTTGTTTTCCATGCTAATCTCCTCCTAGACTTTCATTCACTCCAATTGAATTGATCAAAACAAGTATGCTTCTTAATGTATTCCAACTTCTCTTTGTCATTCCACCTCTTCAAAAGATTCATATTGACAGTTGAAGCATCGATGTCCCACTTTCGAAGGAACTCCTCGTAAGTTTCATCTGTACGCTTTCTATAAAAATCAGGTCTAGTGCCATCTCTAAAAATTCCGGAGTAATATTCGGTTGCGTATCCGCCAGTCCTCATTGGAACACAAATACCAGGCTCTGAAATGATTCTCAGAATAGGTTTACATTCGCTAGAATAGTCAGAAGATAGATCGATGTTTACTACATGATTGTTTAAGGTCATATCATATGAGTATAGAGAGAATCCGTCCTCAAACTCATCCCCACCAATCCTCATCATCCTTCCGCATCTCTGACAAATATGAATGATGTCCATGTTCTTTTCACAAGCTTCCTCTACAAGGTCCAAACTAATCATATGAATACGACCGCATCTGCAAGGATAAACAGAAAATCCGTTAGACATAATACTACCTCCAAATTTGAATTCTATTGATGTGTTGATTACTTTAGATCTTCCAATCCCTTAATACTTCTTAATGATTCACATATGTGATCCCAAGCCTCTTGATAAGTCTGCGCGCCGTTTGCAAAAGGAAGATAAAGAACATATGAATTACACTTAACATAGGAAGTACAGTAATGGTGGTTTATACAAGTAGGGAGCATCAGCAACCGGTACTGGAGATACATGAGCTTCTTAATGTAATGATAACGAGTCATGTTTTACCTTCCTTTCTGACCTGTCTTATCAATACGCGTATGCCCGTTTCGGCTTATTCAAACAAGAAACCTTTTCTGATTTGATTGTTAAGACGGTAAACTTGATGTCGTCTTTCTTCACGCCAATAGTCGATGAATTTTTCTTTATATTGTTCTCTAGTGTACCTCAAGAGCCGTTCATCTGTGACAGACTCCCAGTTGTTATATACTTCGGTGTTTTTTCGGATTTGCTCGTTGCACTTTTTAATATTTGCTTTAGCCTGTTGTTCAAGCATCACCATAGCCTGTGGTGTAAGTTCCCTTTTCATTTTGTTTTCCTCCTGTTAGTAACTAACTCTGCATCTAGTAAGGCAAGTTTCCTTTACTCCGTTGTATTCGCCGTTAGACTTAACTGTGCCTTTGATGGACTTTACTTTCTCTTCATCACACCCAGAAGAAGCGAACCAAGAGTAGACGTTACCTTCTTTGTCTTCAAACTTGTAAAGATGAGTGGTTCCGTACATGTTATCGAAAGAAGTAATGTATCGGAAGTTGACAACTTCAAATTGTACCTTGTCGCCTTCGTTGTACTTATGAGAAGACTTCTGAGCTACCTTTGCTCTTTCAGCAGCTTCTTTGCGCTTCTTGTCTTCAATGTCTTTATGACGCATGTAGGCTTTGACAGCAGACGTAACATATCCTAACTCGCTTCTTGCGAAATAATCGTTGAAAAAGATGACCTCCAAGTTGTGCATGTAAGCGTCTGTTTCGTTGGAGAGACTCTTGCACCAATTGATAGTTTCATCAGCAAGCTTTTTGCTTTCTTCTGTAATTTCAAACCCACAATCAAGCATCTCGTTCTCGATAGATTTGCTACCTATGTACTCTCTACCTAATGCGTCAACCTCGAAATAGCTGAAAGCTCTCATAGAAGTCGGATATTCGCTATAGCTATTGAAGTATCCAAATCGCTTAACGCATTCTGCTACATAAGGAAGATACTGAGAAATGTACCAATAAGGCTTGATCCAAGTTCCAGAATAAGGCGCTTCGGCTTCGATCAGCTTATCAAAGAAACTGATATATTTTGCTACATCTTCTGCGCTGAGTCCGCAAGTAAAATCCTTCAGACAAGAGAGACCTACCTGCTTCCACTCACCTGTGACGGTGTTACGAACGAGACAAGTCTTGCTACGACGACGTTTGCTATTGCAATGTTCGCAGATTGGATCCGAATTGAAATAACGAGTAGGAATGTCTACGTCTTTTTTGAAAGTACGAATGACGTTTCCGCCTTCATTATGTTCAATAGAAGCAATGAACTCCCAATCATTGAGCTTAGCAGTTCCTTCTGCTTCTACAAGAATGAATCTGCAGTTTCTCTGGTTTCCTTCGTCATCAGTTACCTGTCGGAGTTCGCTTCCAACTACTTCAAACTTGAACTCACATCCGAACTTCTTGCACTTGTTTGCGATTGTCGTGATTTTCTTCTGCAGACGATCGAAATTCTCTTCGTAAATTGCATACTGAGCCATTTTAGTACCTCCAGGTTTGAACCTTCTTGATGTGTTGAGGATATTTGTTTATGTTTATAGTTTCTATCTACGTCCTGATACTGACTACATATCTTATTGTTTATATTATATAACGATTTGAGCAGAAATTCAACTATCGTTAATAATTCGTTAATAATTTGATCAAAGCTAAAGGCACAGCGGTTAGCTGTGCCAGTAGCTCGAAAGGAAAAATAAAAAAAATCAAGCTGTACACAAAATCACGATTATACCTGCTTCGGGATAGTATTCGGTGGACTTTACGGACAAGATTGGATTGAGTGCTGATGCTATTGGTCTACTATCCGAAATCTTACCCTCATGCACAAGCGTTCGACCTCCGTAGTTCATCATTTTGACGATTCTGACTCCGGCATCCGGAAAAGCGTTTGCTAACATATCTACAATTACTTCAATACTCATTGTTTTGTTCCTCCTAAATATCTAAAACAGCATTATCGCTACGTCAATCTATTTCCTCACTCCAGAATTCCTGCATGCAATCATCACATGTTTTGCCTACAGTCTTGCAAATTCTGTTGGAATTCTCATGAGTTTTGATAAGTTTAAGCGGGCAGATAGATATCACACCAAGCGCATTCAGATCTGCCTCTGGATATTGCTCCAAGAACTTGCTCTGCCGAGTCTTGCGTGGGTGCTCTTTAGCCCACTCCTCGACTATAGCGATTTGATCTACAGCGTCCATTGGCGACTCTACGTCAACTGCACAAGAACATAATTCATCTTCGCAGGCATTAAAAGCCGGACACTCTTCACATTCATCACCAAAACTCTTGCGCATTCTGGTTCGTTCTTTAATGAAGTTTACTGTATCCATTATTCTACCTCCTCCAACCAGAAATCACGTCGGCAAAATCCACAACTCTTATCTAGACTTTTACAATGGTCACTAACATATTCATAAGCAGCAGAAGTAATCGGTCATGAATCTAACACCTCCTGTGCATTGAGCTTTTCCTCGGGATGTTGCTCCAAGAAAACATCTAGACGCGTTTTGCGTTGCATTACTCATTATGCTTTTCCTTTCTTAACTTCTTTAAGTATTTACGATATCTCCTGCTGTATTTCCTTAGTAATATTTCTAGCATAATTGAGTTAGTTTGCTCTGCGTTTTCTGACATAGTGGTAAGATAAGGATAATTTTCTTTATCATCTACCAAGGTTTTAAATATCAGATCAAGTGCATACTGAGCAGAAATTGGAGGATCACCAAGAAAATGATCCGGATCGTTGAACCACTCGTCTTTCTTTTTGCTGTACCCTTCAAATGAAATATCTTTAGGCCATATCATTGAGATACCTCTTCATATGTTTGCTCAAAAATATCAGGTTTGCAAGGATAAAATTCTCCTTTAACACCACAGATAATCCAATCACCTACTTCAGCATGATGGATGCCTTCTAAGGTGTAGATATTTAGATCTAAGTCTCCACATCTTCCGATACAGACTAAATTCTCTGCTCCGACAAAATCTGCAATCTCACTGAAATTGTCACCAGTCCATTGAACTGCGTGAATTTCAACCGGTTTCTTAACAAAAGTTTTAATCATTATTCCCCTCCTTCAGAATATCGACTGCTTCTAAAATTCGACTCTTGATGGAAATCAGATGAGTGCGCAGTTGTTCTAATTCCGGAGCAAGCTCAATGTAACTAGCAAGAATATCAAGACTATTGCAATCGTCTAATAGCTCTTCTATTAGTTTCTTATGTTGCATGTAACCTCCATTCTATAATGATCCAAGCGAAAAAGTATGGATACCGTGCTTCGCACATAAGATCTGCCAACCGTCTCGCGCTATTTCTCTGTATTCTACAAGACATCAGCAACTTGATAAATCGTTTACGAGTCATCTTTCATTCTCCTGTTCCAGTTTCTTGCCGCTGTACCTTTACATTTGTATGCCGCAGTCATTGGTTGACACGAACAATTTGCATTTGAGCAAATGATATATTCTTTTCCGTCTGGCAAATATTCCCGAACAGGATGTGCACCGCAGAACGGACATGGTTTCAATCCATCATTGCGCTTCCTCTTGTTCCAAGCTTCAGCTGCTTCTTCTACTGTTGCTTTTTCTTTAGTACAATAACTACATCTTGGACAAGAAATACGATATGTAGTTTGATTGCTCTGAAAATGACCGTATGGTATTATTCTGCCATGATTGTAACCGCATCTTTTACAGGGCATTAGAACGATTTCTGTCAATTTTTTTACCTCAATTTCCTCAATGTGGCGACATAGTCCGTCAGTTACGTCATTACCATACAGTAGTTTCTCGAAAGATGTACCATCGCCATCGGATATAGACTCTACATCAACACTAGGATTCTCAAGCCAATTAGCAATCTCAAAATCATATTTTGTCACCTGATGGGCATGGCTGGCGCATAAGTGCATCTTTGAGCGTATCACATCAGATTTGAAAATAAGCATCTCTTCCAACAGGCATATTTGTCAAAATCGAATACGGAATTAACTGACGCTCTTATTGAGAAGTTTCATCATAGCTAACATTGTAGTGTCAATGATAACATTACCATTCAACAAATTTGAGAACCGGTTTTCTGCGTACTTCGCCGTCTTACGAACTGGAGCTGCATGTGTTGCAAAATCAGAAGCCGCATTTACAACTCCCCACGCAGTACCCTGAAACTTCGCAATATCTGGTGCAAAGTAACAATACATGAAAGCTTGCTTAGAGGCTTCTACATTGTTCTTTACTCGATCTGTTGCGTCATCAGGTGCTTTAAACAACTCAGAAACGAACTCCTCAACCTTGCTCTGTGTGAATGTTGTATTTGCAAGCTTATCAGCAGTTTCGGCTAAGTTACTCATATAGTCATTGGCAAGAAGCAATGTGCGCCTGGCTTCTGCAAGCTTAGTCGAAATATCACCAACATGTTTAGTAGACCATGATCTCGAGGCGTTCTCAAGGGCGAGCGACAAGGTGTTGTTGCAAACGACGCGAACCGGAGTCATACAGCATCTGATAGAACCTAAGCCGTCATGGCTGTTTGTAAAACAGATATATGGATCTACCGCATCTCCTACAATTTTTGTCTGAGGCATCTTTGCGAGGAGCCAGATCTGCTTTCCATTTCTAAGTGATCCAGCTGTTTCGTATCTTACGTCTTCAGAAATAAGCGCATCAGTGAACTCAAAGGCTTCAGCGTTCTGAACAATCTTGTACTTATTAGATACAATACCGAGTACTGTATTATCAGAATCTCGAATATTAGATTTATATCCTTCGATTTCTTGTCCGTCTTCTGTGAAGATCGGACGAGAGACAACATTCCAATCCAGGCCAGCAAGATGAAGTGCGTCTTTAGAAGTAGGTGCTTCCTGCACAATAGTTCCAAGACCGTGCCACGGAACTTCTCTCACACTAAACATTGTTTCTACATTAGCAGACATATTGTTTACCTCCAGGTAATATTGATTACATTCAAATATAACGATGCTTGTTTAATTAGATGCGGATTTAATTGCGTAGTGTAGCTTGCACCAGAGTATAGCTGTTTTTGTTATCTCAGGATCCGTTGACCACCATTGGTTGCTGGACATAACAGCAGAAATCTTTCTATCTATCATGCAAAGATTATCGATGTTAAAATTCGTCCGGTCGTTGTCGAGAAAACATATCATGTTTCCTTCAGGTACAGGTCCAAATTTATCGGAATATATTTTTTCTTGCAAAGGTATCCAATAAGGTCTCATGTATCCTTTGATGCTAGAATGCTCTTGCTCTGGAACCTCTTTAACTTTAATGAATGTAGCAGTCTGGGAAACACGTATAGTTCCGATAGGCAGCTGTTCCTTTCTTTTACATCCATATCTTGTTGTACTTGGTTTACCCTTTAGATGAAGTACCTTGTTGCAATGTTCTCGAACGCGTTCCATGGAGTTAGTTTCTTGGAATACTCCGTTGAATTTTTCTGTCATATCTCTATAACTAGAAAAACATGTGTAGTTTCTCCTTAGCCAAGTATCTTGCTCTTGCGTGAAGTGTCGCTTAGTTTTCATAATCAATCAGCTTGTTAATTGTAGCGTGTTTGAGCTTGCCCTCAGATACCATCTTATCTCTACGAAGAACAATGTTCGCATTGTTGATCATCTGTTTTGCTAAACTCGAAATAACAGATGAAATTTCGGCAACTTGCTTCTTGTATTCAAAAGAAGTGTCGGGATCTGTCAATGCGTCTATCTGCTCTCCAAGTTTATTCTGCAGTTCAATAAGTGTCATATGATTTCCTCCTATCAATTTTCCTATAACTGTTCATCATCTTCCACTGCGCTTAGGTTCAGCAATTCATCTTCTTTTCCTCCATTTTCTTGTTTAGATCCGACAGTTTCTCATAGTATACTTTCTCTGCAGCTAGAAAAGATTTAGTTCTGATGTAATTGATTCTGTTTGGATCGCTGTCATCAGCTTCTCCAGTATGAAACCAAACATCTACGAAATAGTAATCAAACATGCTGTAGCAAACTACAATTTCACTCAAGTTCTTATCAAACTTAAAAGTAGATTGATAAACAATTTGCATCCCAATTTCGTCGTCGTCATAAGAGCGATACCAAGATTTAATATCTCTATAGTTGATAGGCTTTCCCGTATCCTCTTCATAAAAAGTATCATCGGGTCGATTGTATCTTGCAACGACAACTTCTTTATCGATGCCGTATGTGTGCCCATAGAGTTGACTGTATTCCAAACAAAGATTGAACCGATTGTTATATCTGTCGTCATTTACTGGAACTCCCTGTTCATTGATTAAATCTCCTAAAAATAAACATATTCTATAAATTTCTTAACCTTATATCATTTTTGAGGTGATACATATGAAGGCTAAGGAAGTTTTAGAACTATTAGATATTACACAACCTACACTCGGTACATATTGTAAAAAAGGCCTCATTCGTTATGAATTATCTCCTACAGGGAAACGCATATACAACGATGATGATGTATATGCGATGTTGAATAAAGGAAATATGCGTCTCAACTATATTTATGCTAGAGTTTCTACTCCTGAACAGAAAAATGATCTTAGTCGACAAGTTGAAATTTTGAATAACTTCTGCATAAACAATGGTATTCAAGTAGATGATGTTTTCAAAGACATCGCATCTGGAATATCATTCGATAAGCGAAAAGAATTTTTCAAATTGTTAGATGATGTGCTTAATTATAAAGTCGCTAAAGTTGTCATCACTTACAAAGATCGACTTTCGCGTGTTGGTTTTGAATTATTTTATCATCTTTTTAAGAAATTTGGCACAGAGATAGTTGTTGCTTCTCAAGTAGGATCAGAAAAATTAGATTCTGAAGAAATTTTTGAGGAAATCGTAAGTTTGCTACATTGTTACTCAATGAAAATGTATTCAAAGCGTCGAGTAGCAAAAATAAGAGAGGCACTTGAAGATGACCAAAATGATTCTGAAAGCTTATAAAATAAGAATATACCCGAATAAACAGCAGATTGCGCAAATTGGAAAAACCTTTGGATGCTGCAGATTTGTTTACAACTATTATCTGGCTAAATCTATCAAAGATTATGAAGAGACTGGAAAGTCGAACACTTATAATCAAAATTCTTCACTTCTTACTCAGATGAAGAAATTAGATGAGTATGCTTTCTTGAAGGAAGTAGAAGCAATGAGTTTGCAATCTTCTCTTAGAGATCTTGATACTGCATACCAAAATTTCTTCCGTAACATAAAACAAGGAAAGAATCTAGGATTTCCAAAATTCAAGAAAAAGTCAGCAAGCCGTCAATCCTATAAATCTACATATTCAACACCGGCTCAATTTCATGTTGAAAACAACAAATTGTTCGTACCTAAACTCAAATGGGTAAAATTTAGAGGAAATTTAGATATCATAGGTGTCCCGCTTTCGGCAACCATCTCAAAAACAGCTTCCGGAAAATATTTCGCAAGTATCTGTTGTAAAGATGTTAAAATTGAAGAGTTTGACAAGACCGGATCTGTTGTAGGAATTGATCTAGGCATCAAAGATTTCGCAATAACTTCTGATCGTGATAAGATCAAAAATCCAAAGTATCTTTCAAAATCAGCTGAGAAGTTAAAGAGACTTCAAAGGCAATTTTTGAAGAAACAGAAAGGATCTAAAAACAGAAATAAATTAAGAATTAGCCTTGCTAAACAATTTGAAAAAGTAACAAATCAACGAAACGATTTCTTGCACAAGCTGTCAGCAGAATTTGTCAAAAACCACGACATCATTTGTGTTGAAAACTTGAAAGTCAAAAATATGATCAAGAATCATAAGCTAGCTCGAGCAATTTCTGACGCAAGCTGGTCAAAATTCGTTGAATTCTTGACTTACAAGTGCAGCTGGTATGGAAAACAACTTGTCAAAATAGACGCTTTCTTTCCGTCCTCTCAAACTTGTAGCTGTTG